ATGCCAAAGGAAACTGATGAAAAGTTTCTCACTCCATCGAAATTTTCCCTGGAGATTGAGAAACTTGTAAAGACGAGTGGTGGATTGATCTCTTACATTGAGGCAGTTGTAACTTACTGTCAAGAAAATGAGATTGAAATTGAAACGGTACCTAAACTGTTATCAAAACCACTGAAAGAAAGACTTCGGCACGAAGCACAAAGACTAAACTACATTAAACAAACATCGAAGGGAGTGCTTCCACTGTGACAGGATTTGAAGTGTATAAGATGTATCTCGCATTGAAAAATCACTTCACTAAACCAGATTATGATTATGTGAAATACAGAGGAAAGACTCGCGCAAGTGAAAAGTCTTTTGAAGGTAGAAATGATAGATATTTTTTCAAAAAATTAGCAACGAAGTTTTCTGAGACAGAGATGCTCGACTACTTCGTTGCTAATTTTATTTTTGACGGTAAAGGGTATCTTAGAAACTTCAGTTTAGATGTCTATCTGAAGTGGAAGACGCTTCAAGAATCTTTTACTTATAAATTTAAACAGGATGTAAATATTCTCTTAGATGATATTGGTTATCCTTACACAGAAAACTTTGACAAATTATTCTTAGCAGAAAAAGGTAAACATCCCTTCTTACTTAAAAGATTTTATGCTAATGAAATTAACTTAGAGACTCTAGTAGTGTTTAATTACTGTCTCGGTTATGTTGATCGTATTGATAAGGTATTGAGCGATCCTATCTGGCAAGATACTAAATTGAAAATTGAAAAGTATCAACCATTTTTAGATATTGATTGTAAGAAGTATAAGAAGATTATTTTGCAGACAATAGAGGAGAAACTATGAGCCCATTTTTTAAGTCTGATCAGGTAAGAGAGTCTCTGCAGACTATTTTTGATACATATCAAGAAGTTGCAAGTAAGACTAGTCAACTAGCAACGATGGACAAAGAAGAAAAACTTGACCACATTCAAGACTGTAAGAATTTAATTGAAAAGCAAAAAACTTTTTATGTTAGATTATCCCTTGCTGCTAAAGATGATCCTGAAGCAGCAGACATGAAGACACGCATCAACGCCCTCTGCAATGCCTTTGGTTACACAACCATGTTGGAGTGCATGGAAGCAATGGTGGAGACACTAGAGAAAGCGGCACAACAGGAGGTTGACGGTGACTAAATATTATGCTACGATAACCCAGTAGCAAACAATCCAACTACACACATCTAATACGGAGAATACGATCATGTCTTTTGCATCTCTCAAAAAAGCATCTGCCGCTGGCGGCACGTTTGCTAAACTTACCAAAGAGATCGAAAAAATCAATCAACCCTCAGGTGGCGCTGGTCCTGATGAGCGTCTGTGGAAACCTGAGATGGACAAGTCGGGTAACGGTTATGCCGTGATCCGCTTCCTCCCTGCTCCTGATGGCGAGGAAATGCCTTGGGCAAAGATCTGGTCCCATGCTTTCAAGGGTCCTGGTGGTCAGTGGTATATTGAAAACTCTCTGACTACTGTCGGCAAGGATGATCCTGTTGCTGAATTGAATCGCAGTCTTTGGAATAGTGGTAGGGACTCTGACAAGGAAGTTGCTCGTGCTCAGAAGCGTAAGCTGTCTTACTACAGCAACATCTATGTGGTCAGTGATCCTGCTCACCCCGAAAACGAAGGTAAAGTCTTCCTATATAAATTTGGTAAGAAGATCTTTGACAAGATCGTTGAAGCAATGCAACCTGCATTTGCAGACGAGACTCCTCTGGATCCCTTCAACTTCTGGACTGGTGCTGATTTCAAACTGAAGATCCGCAAGGTCGATGGTTACTGGAATTATGATAAGTCTGAGTTTGCATCTCCTGGCACTCTCGGTGATTATTCTGATGATCGCCTTGAATCTATCTGGAAGCAGGCATACTCTCTTGCAGAGTTTGAAGATGCTAAAAACTTCAAGACCTATGAGCAACTTCAGCAACGTCTGAATCTGGTGCTTGGTAAAACTGCTCCTGCTCGTAGGGTTGATCCAGAAACCTTTGAGGATGAGTCTGAAGGTTTTAATGCACCTGACATCACTCCCTCTAACAAACCCTCCTGGGGTGAAGAGGTGTCTAACTTCCGAGAGAAAGCAGTTGCTTCTTCTCCTGTAGATGATGAAGATGATGCAATGTCCTATTTCGCCAAACTTGCTGAGGAAGAATGATGAAACTACCCAACTGGCAACACCATTCTAAAAAAGAAGTAAAGCGCACCCTGAAACCTCAGGCACTGCGCCAAGCGAAGAAGCGTCGTGCTGCTCTCAAGGCAAAACTACTTGCTGCTTCGGTGGTGCTAGTTGGGTTTGCTTCTCCTGCCGTAGCACACCCACGGCACAAACATCATCATGATCATGTCGAGAAGAGGTATTACACATGCCACTCTCACCCACGCAAACACATTACTTGGCATTGCCATGATCACGACCGCTGGCGGCATGGTAAGAAAGGACGGGACTATTACTACCCCCGTCCCATCTTTGAGTTTCATGTACACTAATGGAATTGTGGAGAAGTAACATTTTAATCGATGAAGAGCAGTTGGAAGAAGTTTCATCTGCTCTTCTTTCTATTAGAGATGCCTATGATTATTCTCGTGGGCATTTCTCTTCATATTATTTGGACTGGGACAGGAGACCTGAGCAAGTATTTAATGAATGCTATGGAAACATATTAGATCGGGTAGCATATGATCTACACATGCAGAAGGATTATAGATTTTCTTTCTGGATGCAGATATATCCAATGGGATCCCTTCACCCAACGCATGATCATTTATCTCAAAATGCATTGTATTCTTGGGTCCACTTTACTAACCCTATTGATCTAAGATTATTTTATTGGTTAGACTGTGAAGGTAAAGAGCATTTCCCAGCACAAGACAAGGGAGACTTCATTGTTTTTCCCTCTTGGTTGAAGCATGGTGTATTAAAGAATACTTCACACAATCTTCGCTCTGTAATTGCTGGTAATGTAATGCTTGAAACCAAAAACGACCTTTAGTTACCAGAAAGTCGGAAAAAAAATCCCGCCAAAAATTAGGTCTCTAAGGTTTTTTCAAGAAGTATCCGAAACAAATTATCTTTTAGTTGCTGTAGTGCAACTTGCTCGTCTGGATGACCACCAGGCCATTTTTCCAAATGAAAACAGACGGATTTGTATATTAGTGCAAACCCGTCTTTTGTTATGTCTAGATTGTAAAACTCAGGATCAGTATCCACCAGATCCGCCGCTTGATCCACTGCTGCTAGAGGAAGATGAAGTAGAAGAGGAAGCTCCAACTGGAGTTGTAGTGGTGCCAGCAGAGGTAGATGACACCTGTGCGATGGTGCTGATGCCAGCTGCCGTTGCGAGATTACTTACAATTGATGAAGCAATCTGAGATTCATTGAGGATATCTGCTGTGACTGCTTCCTCAGCACCTGCAAATGCTTGACCATCTCTTCTATACCTAGTCCTTTCAATATACTTTGCAGTAGAATTGATGGGTGTAGTTTTATCTCCATCTCTATCAACCTCATCAGAGGATTGATATTCCATGAGACGCTCAATTTCTGATGTGAAGAAACCAACAAATGTGCTATCAGGAATACCAATTACTCGTTTTCTTTCATTCCTCATGGTTTCATACTCCATGTTTGTCACTGTATATACCGAGTCGTTTCTAGACAATGATGTGTTGTCTGATAGTGTTGCTCTAAAGGTTTCGTTAACTTCTATTCCTTCTTTATACAATACTGATCCGTCACTATCTAAAATTTCATTTGTTTCATAGTGATGGACAGCATCGGGGTTATCATAAATGTCATTGACATAAGACATCAAAGTATTATGATCCATAGGCCATTCAGTATATGGATCGGTAATATTATTAGCAGTTAAAACAATCCAATCTAATTCTGGATCACCATAAAAGTCTTGAGCAACAGTTTCTGGTCTCTCACCGTCTTCAATATAATATGCTTCGTAAGAGTTGACATACCTTTCGATTTTACCTGAAAGAATTACTCTTCTAAAGATATTCTTTACTAATTTTTTATCGATACCACCGATCGAATTTGTTTCCCAAACATAATGGTTGGGTAAGTAATCGAAATATGCCATTAGAAACCTGCTTCAGCGTCTTGTTGTGTAAGAATTCTAGTTTCCGCAAACTGTAGAGAAATCTCTACAGCAGGGACCATCATTTGTTTTAGACCACCATCTCCATCTTCCCGAAGGTCTGCGATGGCATCTTTGAATGACACATATTGACCATCAGGTGTGTAATTAACATTAACTCCTGTGCATACACATGGTTGGAATTTGTAGTGAGGAATTGGAGCAATTGTGTCTGTCTCAGGATTTACCCTTACAAACTCCAGCAAGAAATAGTCAGGTATCTTTAAGAATCTACCAGCCACCGTTTTCTTACTAGTAAATATATTATTTCCACCACTAGAGTTATTACCACGCTTTTTCTTTTTATATTTACCACCTTCTAAGATAGGAAGTGCTCCTGTCTTAAAGTATTCAATTAGTTTTACAATCTCTCTTGCTTCCTTTTTATTACGAGCAAGCATTTTCTGACTAAAGGAGTGATTTCTAAAAGAAATTCCCTGGAAAATCTGCTCAGTGTAAGGATTCATAATTTTACCTGTGCCTAATGCCATCAGGTTATTTCCACTGACAGATCCACCGAGGGATCCCATGTTGTTGAGATTCTGTAAGACACCTGCACCTTTGTTATAAAGCAGCTCTGGTATTGCAGCACCAGCAGTTGACTGTAAAGTTTCAGTCAATAGATCGTTTAATTGATCGCCACTCAATCCTGCTTCAACTGCACCTGCAACTTTTGCACCTGCAATACCTAAGATACCTTGTCCAACTTGAGCATAGTTGGGCATGTATGCTGCAGTTAGATTCTGCGGCATAGAAACGTATGCAATAGTTTTGTTTAACTGCACTTGTGTGGCATTGTCAGGGAGATTCAATCCACCATATTGACCATCCTTATATTGCAGGCGAAACCTTTGAAATCTAAGGTAGTCTACTCTTCCAGTCGGACCCTCTGTCGATTCCAGATATTGATTACCAGGCATCGGCGCTTTCAGAGGATACCTTAGGACGGAGCTCATAGCCTTCTAAATAGATATGTGATCATACAATCTATTTATGAGGTATCAGGGAAAGTACAGACCTTCCTTTCCTGGGAAGTATAAAGGTGACCCCAGCAACATCGTTTATAGATCTTCTTGGGAATATAAATTTATGAAATGGTGTGATGTCACACCGTCAATCGAAGAGTGGGGCAGTGAAGAAATTATTATTCCTTACATATCTCCTGTAGATGGTAAGAGACATCGATATTTTCCTGACTTTTATGTGAAAATTGGAAAGAAAAAGTTTTTGGTTGAGGTAAAACCTTTAAGACAAACCAAAGAACCTCCTACTCAAAAAAGAGTGACTAAGAAATACATTAATGAGGTGGTTACTTGGAGTGTCAATCAGGCAAAGTGGAAAGCAGCAACCGAATTTTGTGTTGATAATGGATGGGAATTCAAAATCATTACCGAAAAGGAATTAAAGGTATAAAATGGCATCTAAGAATCAATTAAGAAGGAAGGGAAGAAATTCAGTCCCATTTAGGATTTCTGAATTCCAATCTTTCTTTAAGGATAATGATAATGCACCAGCAACACAGAATTTATATTCAGTTGCTTTCTCTACTCCCAGAGTTTTAAGATCTGGTAGGTATCTTCTTTATGGTAAGTATGATCTTGAAGTTAGAGATGAAAGAGATCTTTTAAATTACTATGCAGACAGTGTTAATCTTCCCAGTAAGCAGGTAACTACTGGCACGATTAACAATGTTGGATCTGCATATAATTATGCAACCACATCAACATTCAGTCAGATCAATATCACATTCCAAATGCCTAGATCTCATAAGACTAGGATGATTTTTGAGAAATGGATTCAAATCATGTCTAGTGATGCAAATCAAATGACAGATTATTATGATGATTATACTTGCCCACACCTATACATCTTTAAGTATGAGAGAGGTGGTGGTAAAATTTTTGATCTCAGTGATGAAACTAAAAGATTCTATAAGAAGCAGGGTATTCCCCTTCCCAAAAAAGCAGATTATTTTAAGGACCATCAGTTAGTTGGTTGTTATGATATAATGAATGCATTTCCATACAACATTGGATCAATGAATCTCAATAGTGGATCCGCTCAGTTGTTAAAATTTGATGTTGGATTCTATTACGAAAGATATAGATTCTATGGTCAGAAACTACTGGATGATGATGGTAGAGCATTCTACTTTAATAATGGTGCCTCTGATGACTCTGCTCTTCCCTTCCCAGAGTTTCCAACTACAGGAGGAAGTAGTATTCCGCCGTCTTCTCCCTCTGGTAATACTGCTCCATGACCTCATAAATAAAATTACTGAATTGAATTTCTATGGCATTACCTAAGTTAAGTGTACCTTATTATAACGTCAAACTTCCTTCGGATGGTAGGAGTGTCAAATATAGACCCTTTCTAGTCAAAGAAGAGAAGCTGCTATTCCTGGCTATGGAATCAGGAGAGCAGGAAGATATGATTGATGCAGTGAAAAATATTCTGACAGAATGCACCAACATTAAAAATGTTGATCAACTTGCAACTTTTGATATTGAATATCTTTTCCTCAGAATTCGTGCATCTTCTGTCGGTGAAACGGTAGAAGTTAACATTACTGCACCTGATGATGAAGAAACTGATGTTAAGATTGAAATTCCTCTGGATGAAATTCAAGTCCAGAAGGATAAAGATCACAATCCTGAAATTAAGTTGACGGATGAGATCATTGTGACCATGGGTTATCCTAGTCTCGATACCTTTATTAAGACCAACTTCAATGTTGAAGGTGCTGATGCTTCCAGTGCATTAGATCAAGTGTTTGATCTTGCTGCTACTTGTATCAAAACTATTGCAGATAAGGATCAAGTTTATGATTGTGCTGACATTCCTAAAGCAGAAATGCGTGAATGGTTTGAGCAATTCAACAGCAAACAGTTTGGTTTAATTCAAAAGTTTTTTGAGACAATGCCCAAACTGTCACATACAATTGAGATCGAGAATCCCAACACTGGTGTGAAGAGTGATGTTGTCCTTGAAGGTCTTGCTTCTTTTTTCGGGTAGCCCTTCTACACAATAATTTGGAAACATATTATGAATCTAATTTTGCTTTGATGCATCATCATAAGTGGGATATACAATACATTGAAAACTTGATGCCTTGGGAAAAGGAAATTTATATTACTATGTTAGTCCAATTCCTCAAAGAAGAGGAAAGAAGAGCCAAAGAAAGAGCCGCCAGCAGTTCTAGATGACCTCAAAAATAAAACCATATAAGTTTGTCAATCCTGGGGGTGTATCTACCAAAGATGCATCCGCAGCTAAAATGGTGCGTGGTATTACTCTTTCTTTTAATAGAATTGGCACCAGTGTAGAAGGGATTGGTAATATAGTTGAGGATATCAGTAAGAATAATAAATTATCACAAGCAGTTTTAAAGAAACAACAAGAGGTTGAGAGAAAGAATAGAAGGTTAGAGAAGGATAGATTAGCAGAGCAAAGATTAGAGCAGCAAAGTGAGTCTCAAGCAAAGAGAAAAACAAAAGAAGAAGAGAGTAGAAGTCCTCAGTTAAAGAAGCAAAGAAAAGGATTTCTCAATTTTCTCGATGGATTTTTGAATCCTGTTGTAGGATTTTTAGGTAATATTATCGGTATTGGTATTGCCACATCTGCTCTTGACTGGATGTCAGATGAAAATAATAGACTGGCATTTTCAGAATTTATTCGTAAACTTACTTTTGTAGTAAAGAAAGTTTGGTCATTTATTGGAGCATCTGTCAATAACATTGGAGAAGGTTTCTCCAAGATAATCGATCCTGATAGTGGATTCCTTGACAGGGTTGGTGGATTGGGGCAGATGATGCTCGGTATCATCGGATTAAAATATCTGATGAATCCGATGAGTATCATCACAGATATTTTAAGTGTCTTAGATCTGTTTGGTAATCAGGTAGAAAAACTTACAGACGCTGCAGGTGATGCAGACGAAAAAAATAAGAAAAAGAAGAGAAGAGCAAAAGGCACTGGTGGGGACCCTGATGCTGGTTTAGATAAGGATGGTAAACCCAAACCTAGAAGTGGACCTGTAGATAATCCACGTCAGAGTGGCATCAATAAATTTTCCAAAGCACATGGTAATGAAGCTGCTCGTGCTTGGGCAGGTGCTTATGATAATGCTATTAAAGAAGGTCTGACACCATCACAGGCAACACAAAAAGCAAACACAGCAACAACCAGACTTTTTAAGAATGGTAAGTTAACTTCCGTTCCCAAAACAGGCACTTTAGGACCCACTACTGGTGTAAAGGGTAGTAGTGTAACAAAGGGTGTTGGAAATACTTTTGGTAGGTTTAGAGTCGATAAACTATCCAGAAGATTCATGCTTGGATTCCTGGGTAGGGGTGGATATAAAGGCGTGATGGGACTGATTAAGAAGATCAGGATTCCATTCTTTAGCACCTTTATCACTGCAATATTCAACTGGATTGCTGGTGACTCTGTGCTGGAAGCAGCATCCAAGGGTCTCGGTGCTGGTCTGGGTGAGATCTTAGGTGGATGGGCAGGTGGTGCCATCGGTGCCTTTGGTGGTCCTGCAGCACCTATCACAGTGCCATTAGGTGCATTTATCGGATCGATGCTTGGTAGCATTGCTGGTGAAGCAATCGGTGGATGGATCTACCGCACCATGACAGGGAAGACGAATGAAGGTGAAGGTCTGGGTGCCCTAGGTAAGGCAGCAGTAGAAGGTGCGAAGAAACTCTGGACAGAATTTATTGCTAACGGAGAATTCTGGGCAGGACTTTGGGAGTCTATAAAGAATCTCGGTGGTCAGATCATGGAGGGTGCATGGAATGCAATCACTTCCATGTGGAATTTTGCTAAAGGTCAAGTGCTTGACTTTGGTAAGATGCTGATGGAGGCATCTAAACCATGGCGGCAAGCAGTCTGGGCAGCATTCCAAAAGTATGTGCTGAATGGACCACAAGAGTTAATTAGTCTAATCTTTGATACCATTCTGGCAGGTGCTAAAGGTATAGGAAAAGTATTCAAAGAGGGTGCTCCTATCCTGCTTCAGATGATTCAGGAAGCAGGTAAAGCTGCAATTCAATGGGTTTTTGATAAGATTAGAGGTATATTTACAGGATGGAATCTCGGTAATATAGCAGGTAAAATCGGAGAATTATTCCAACTTATTGGAATGCCAGTAACTCTGATACCAGAGATGCTAACTGCCGTAGGCAACAAAGTTTCCAAGACTATTGCTAAAGGATTTGAAAAGGCAAAAGAAATTGGTGAGATGATTATTGATCCCATTAAGGGATACATTGATCCAGCAGTTAGAGCAATTCAAGAGACATGGAAGATTGCAACTGGTCTTCCTGGTTTTGTTTATGATAGTACTATCAAACCAATCTTCTCTGCTGTTAGTGGTATCTGGAATTCTGGTGGAAAGATTTGGGAGTGGTTGAATAAGGAGAATACATTCCAAGATCTTACAGGATCAGAACCTATTGATGTTGCTGGGACGATTCAAGCATTGTCTGCTGGTGGTAAAGTTGCTCTGTATGCGGGTCATGCTGATATGACTTATCCCCACCCATCTGGTGCTTATGGCACCAGTGGTGGTGATGTGACAGCAGATGGCAAGTACTCTACCGCACCGACACAATCTTACGCCAAAGATTATCAAAGTAACGAAGCATATTTCAACGATAAGATTGCCCAAAAGGCAGCTCAAATGTCTGGTGGCATTGCAGAATATAGAGCACCAGTAAGAGTTGGTCCTTCATCTCATTCACAATCTAATTACTCTAGAATTGATAGAGATAATGCTAAGGGTATAACCACCTTTGAATTGCACATGGATAGTCCAAGGGGTATGCCTGGACTAATGGCAGTCAATCCTAATGTTGCTGCACGAGCAGGTGCAAATGGATTTATCAAGGCAGTCCAAGGTGCATACGGCACTCACAACGCACAAAGAGGTCTTGGAGCAGTAAACAATAATAATCTCTCAGCTTTGGTTGAAATTGCACCACTGAAGTGGGAGTATTTGAATAACCCACAAGGTTTTATCAATAGAGAAGCAGCGAGACTTGCTAATGCAATCAAAGCAGGCGCTAAAGGAAAAGTGCCTGAGCGTGATGCATCATTGGACGCATCATTAGGTGACAGCACTGGTGCTATTGTCCCTGGACAAGCAGCACCAGCACAACAAGAGATCAAAGATCCTGCAACTTTCTTCTCAAGTATTGTTGAAAGTTTTAAGAATTTTGCTAACACATTAGCAGGTGGTGAGACTGGTGAAGATATCCTAGGAATTGGAGACCTGGGAGTTTCTTTTGATGAGCAAGGTAACTTAACACAAAGTGATACTGGTGATGCAATCAAGATGAGTGACAACGTAAAATTAAAGAGTATTGGTAGTTATGATTTCTCCAAAGAGTATGCGATGGATTTCAATCTTGGATCTGATACTCCTATACCTTTTGTCATTGAAATGCCTGTCCCCATCTCTGTCCCAGTGATAATAAATAAAGATACTACTAATCTCTTTATTCCTGAATCACCTCTGTTGGAGAAGTAATCTGTGGCTGTTGCTGTTAAAAAATCTGCCAAAATTAAACCATATAAGTTTGTAGACACTAAGGTTGCTATAAGCAAAGATTCTCCTGAGACTCAGAAAACATTAGTTAAATCTTTAGAGAAACAACAACAATCTATCAATAATCTTGGTGTAACTCTTAACAGTATTGCATCAGTACTGAAAGATTTTAGAGATAACCAAGCAAAATTAGTCCAACTGCAAGCGGACTCTGGTCCTAAGTTTGAGGCAAGATATACTACTCGATCTGGACCTGCTAAAAAGGGTGGTGAAGCAGCAGAAGGCACACCATCAATGTCTTTACCAAAGATAGGATTCTTAGAATCTTTGATGGGTTTCCTCAAGAATACTGTTGGCGCAGCTATTGGTGTTGCTGCTCTTGATTGGTTGTCTGATACAAACAATCAGAAGGCAGTTAAAAATACCATCACTCTGATGGTTGATATCATGAAAGCAGTCGTCGGATTTGTCGGTGCTCAGACAAAAGATTTCATCGACGATATGTATACATTATTGTCTGATGAATCTACACCCTTAGAAAAATTCGGTGTTGCACTTGAAAGGATAGGTAAGTTTGGAGTTTCTTTCTTAGCAATTCGTTATCTAAAGAATCCTCTGAAAATTGTCAACGATCTTGGTGCTGTCTTAGGATTCTTCAATAAGAATCTTCTCAACTCTAGAAATGTATTGATTCGTAGAGCAAGTAAGATTGCTGCTCTTGCTGCTGGTGCTTTACTTTTAGCAAAAGCATTTGAGAATAAAGATGAAATCAAAGCAGGTGCTAAGAAAGCAACGGAATCAACAAAGGAATTTTTACAGACTAACGAGCAAGTACAACGTAGATCGATAGGTGGCGCTGTCCCTCTTCGTGCAGGTGGCGGTTGGATTGATGGACCACAGACAGGATATCCAGTATCACTTGACGGTGGTAGATCCACTGCATTTATTGGTCATGGTAGGGAATATGTTGCACAGAAAGCAAACGGTGGATTTGTAATTCCTTTTGATACTCCTGCAACTAGAGGCAATCCAAACCTAACAGGTTTGCGGATGAGTCAAGCATCATCTGCAGGATATGATCTTGGTGGCATGTTTGGTGATAAGCAGAGCGAAAAAGATCAAATGATGGCAATGAAGGAGAATAGGACTCCTAAGTTTGCTGCAGGCGGTGAGATGCCTAAGTTTGACTTTGGAAAGGTTGGGAAAAAATACAGACATCCTAGAGGCGACAAGGCAAGGGATGGCACCTGCACGACTGGTGTGCTTAAAACTGCTGAAAAACACAATGTCAACTTTGGAAATGTAAATGACTATGTAACTACTGGTAGTGATCCCAACAATCCTAGAGGATTGATGGCACAGGTTATTAAAAACTATGGTTGGGGTCCTCTTCCTGGTGTTGGAAAGGGTAGATCTATTCGGTCTCCATATGGAAATGTTATGTCAAACTCCCTGACATATTCACAGTGGGGAGAGGCAGTTACAAAGGGACTTGTTCCTACTGGTGCTCTAGTTTTTAGTACAACGAAAGGATGGGATTATAGTGGTGGATCATCTGGCAATGACTCTGCTATTGCACAAGAAGGAGGTAAAAAACTGTGGAGTGGTTACTGGCAATATGATGATCAGTATAAAGGGAAACCTATTGGTAGTGTGTATGGACCCAGCACTAAAGAAGTAAGTGTGCTCACTCATCCCAGAGGAGCAAAGGGATCTGATACCAGCATCACCATTCCTACAACTTCAGCACTAAACTTAACTGGTGCTGCTAAGCAAAGGACAACACCTGAATTCATAGGAAAACTTACCGAGATGTGTAAGAGACTGAACTGTGATCCTGGAGACATGTTGGCTAAGATGGCATCAGAATCTGGTCTCTATCCAAACAAATCTCATTCTGGTGGTGCAACAGGTTTAATTCAATTCAAACCCAACACTTGGTCTGGACTAAACACAGGCAAACCATTCTCTTGGTTGAGAACTGCTAGTGCTGTAGAGCAATTACCTTATATTGAAAAGTTTTTGAAACCATCTTTTGATAAGGCACCAAAAGGTCCAAATGGAAAGGTATCTACTGGTCATGTTTATGTCTCAACATTCTTACCAGCATTTGCAGGAGATCCTGAAGATACGGTCATTGCAACTAAAGATGGTAGTGGTGTCCAAGGATTTTCTGCTTCTAAAGTAAGAGGATGGTATGACGGCAACGCAGGACTAGATGGTTATGATCCAACGACGGGTAAGGTTGTATCTCCTGATGGTAAAATTACTATCAGAGAATTGGCAGGTAGACTTGCAGCAAAGAAAAAAGAATTTGGCATTTCTGGTGGTGTCACAACTGGCATTGCTAGTGATAACACTCAGGTGGCACTAGATTCTAATGGTAATGTAATACCTCCATCTGGTTTACAACCACCATCATCTACACCTGCTATAACAAGTGCAAATGCAATGGAGACTTTTGCTGCTGGACTTGCTAGTTTTGCAAATGCACTTGGAGCAGATGTAGATGTAGATGCATTTAAAAAACAATTTGCTGGTTTAGCACCTGGAGAGGTGTCCAGATCTGCTTCTAGTGGTACTAGTACTGCTCCTGGATTATCTGGTAATGCTAGCAACATTGGTCCCGTTGCTTTTGGTGACTCTTATGCTTCGATGCTTAGTAAAGCACCAAATCCCGAGAAAACTATGGGAGATGGATCGGGCAGTGATTCTGATCACTTCCGCAAATCTTCTGGAGATGGTGGTGGCAATGGTGCTAGCAAAATCAAACCATCTACTGTCAAACCCGAAAACATCAGTGCTCCATCTTCTAGTGGCGGTGGCACTGCTAGTAGTGCCCTTCCAGCAGCAAGCGGTGCTGCAGCATCAGCACAACAGTCAATGGTGCAACAAACTAAGGTAAATATAGGCAGTCGCCCTCAACGTGAAGGATCCTCTGCGGAGATTATACAAAGAATGGCAAAAGTAACCGCTGATGCAAATAAAAGAGTGCAACAACTTAGATCTGAAGGTGCTCAGGCGGTGAGTGATGCAAACAGAGCTGCTCAACCTACACATTCAGTTAGGACACAAAAGTCTGGTGGTGAAAGTATTAGTTTAGTTGATCAATTAAATTCCGTTAATAACATTTTAGGATAATAAAATGCCTATCAGAAGAGAGTCTGCTACAGACGTACAATTTGTTTTAACTGCTATTCGTAGAGACAGTAATGAAGTCTTGAAGAATAGTGAAGGTCTCTCGGATCTTAGTGACTTTGTGGTCACTGCTAATATAACTGAGTCTATCAATTCTGCTGGTATTCAAGGTGAGATTAATATACAAGACAGTGCTAACTTGATTGCAAGCTTGCGTGGTGATGAATTGTGGAGACTACAGTATAGCACAGCGCAAGGAGATATTGTGCATCAATTGCAGTGCTATTCTATTGAAAATAGGACTCGTCAAAATAATACTGATTTATATACAATTAAACTCTGTAGTGCAGAGTTTATGAATAATGAAGTTTCAAATTTATTTGGATCTTCTAAAATTATTTTCAAAAAAGGTGACAGGAGTCATGACATTGTAGAGCAAATTCTTCGTGGTAAGACGCAAGGTTTTATGAATACGGTGAAAAGAGTATTCGTTGAAGAAGGTGACAACGCACATGAATTTGTCGCGTGTAACTGGAGGTGGTTTGACACAATCTATTGGATTGCTCAGCGCACAGTGAGAAAGTCTGGTGGTAAGAATTCTGATCCCCAAAATGGTTTCTTATTCTGGGAAAATTATCTTGGATATCATTTTCAGTCTATTGACAAAATGATTGATGATGTCAATGACCAAGATTATGATGATAAGACTGATAAGAAGAGTGGTAAGGCTAAATTGTATCGATATGTGTATGATATCAAAAAAGCTGGACAAGAGGTAGAAGATTCGTATAAAATCAACACTGTCAAGTATGTTTCAGATAGGAATATCTTACAGGGGCTTAGGAATGGCACCTGGGCAGGGTATTCTTCGGCATTTGATCCGACTATTACACCAAACTCTCAGTTAACTGTTGACACTCCTAATGCTGCTGGTCCATATGCTTATTCTATGAATGATTTGTGGAATAAAATGTCTCACTTGGGATCGCAAGGAAACAAATCAAATCCATACAATAAGTATGCTGATGCCATCAGAGAAATACTGGAAACTCCTAGAAGGATCAAATATTCATTTCTCCCCAACCGTATACATGACGGCAACACTGATGCTGATGGAGAAGCAGATAACAAACTTTATGAGCAACTTCCATACTTAGAAGCATATCAATATATGAGAGTGCAAGCACTGAAAAATATTCAGTTACTTGTGGTTGTCCCAGGCAACGTTGATTTATATGCTGGAAAGGGTGTTGATATTCAGATTCCTTCTCCTAAGACTAAGAATGGTAAAGTTATTATGGACCAAAAGTATAGTGGTAGGTATCTTATATCAGCAGTAAGGCATAAATTTGATGGTAGACAACTCTATACTGAGATGCTATTATACAAAGATGCACTTGTGCAAAAGTAATCTAAATAGTTTAGTAAAGGACCCACACTGAAAGATGGAAAGCATCGAAAAGCACATTCAGGCAGATAAGGAGATTCTACAGAATCCAACCGTTTCTCCTCAGATGCGTCGTCACATCGAATCCGAATTGGATCAACTTGAGCGTTATCACGAATCCCATCCTGAAGATCATCATGACCCAACCGACCTTGAGCTCTACTGCGAGGATGAACCTGGAGCCCCAGAGTGTAAAATCCACGATAACTAAATTTGAAAGTTATCTTTTAGGAAAATATAACAACTGGAAGCAAGCACAGTCCTACCCTACAATCTTTTCCCAAGTTTGTATTCTTTGGGAAAAGATTGACGGTGGGTATCATTCTTGTCAATGGTATAGACGAGATCCTAGAAATCCATATCGAGAAAAATATCACAAGATAGAAGTAATTGACGAAAACACAGTCATCGTTAAAAATTATCATCTAGACTGGACAAGACACGAAGATTGTGATATGATATTTACCTTCTTCAACAATCAATGGGATGGTAAATTATTAGGAGACAAATGTATTGTTAGAGGCAATGCAAGAGTAGTGTCTGAAGTGCATCTAACTAAGGTGGGTCTCGAATCAAGAGACAAAGGTGTTGATGAAGACGGAAACAAGGTTTTCGGAGGTTGGGACCTATATAAATTTGTCCGAGAGGGCGAATAGCTCAGCGGTAGAGCTACTCGTTTACACCGAGTCGGTCGGGGGTTCGATCCCCTCTTCGCCCATATATAATTCAACCTTTAATTACCAAAAAGGCAGGAAAAAAATTCCGCCAAAAAATCGACCTTATAAGTTTTTTCAGATATGGCACTAGAATCAGTTGATAATATTATTAAAGAAAAAACAAATTCCTTTGCAGGAAGGGATGGTTTTAACTGGTGGGTAGGTGAAATTGAAGACAATGCCGATCCTATGAATTTGGGTCGAGTAAAATGTCGTGTCCTTCATTACTATACTGATCCTGGTGGAGGTAGTGCTACTGCATTGCCCACCGAAGAATTACCTTGGGCAACAGTGTTGCAGCATACCTCTCAGCCAGGTAATGATGGTCAGGGTGAATCTTCTGGTCAATTGCAACCTGGCGCAATCGTCATGGGATTCTTCCTTGACGGATCTTCGGCACAAATGCCAATCGTCATGGGTGTCATAAGGACAAACAAGGGCGATCAGACTTCAACTAAAAAATTCATGTTTACTGGTGAGGAGATTCCTAAGGATCTTGCACCAAATCCTGCAGCAGTAGAATTAGGCACGTCAGACACTACAAAACCACACTCTGAACCTACACAAAAGAATACTGTAAAAATTCCTGGTGATGGTCTAACACCTGGATCTTCTGGATCACCAGAAAACTTAGGAAACGTATCTGGTGTTTCTGGTAGTGCTGCAAACTCCCAAAAACCAAGAAATGCACAGGTGCCAGCGGCAAATGGTGTGAAGGGTCCTGGTGGCACTCTTTTGACAGGTTTGACTTATCTGGTAGAAGATATTGCTACAACTGCTGGTCAACTTGTAAAAAACGAAGAAGGTGATTTAATCGATATTATCGATGGCAAGTTAGTAACCTTTGAAACCCTTACAGGTAAGTTAAGAAATTTCCTTAGTGGTGTTTTTGCACAAGTTGTTGCTTTCGTTAGAGAGAAAGTAGAAGAAATAATTCAAACACTTACAGATGTTATTTCATCTGCAGGAGCATTTATTGGTATTCCTGGACCAACTCTCGTAGCAGTGCAGGAGTTGATTGGCGCTATTCTCGATCAACTTTGTGGTATTGATGATAATTTGATTGGATGGATCATGGATCCTATCGGAGAACTTGCTAATATTGTTGATCAAATCATTGATGGTGCAATCAGTGTTGCTGAAGGAGCACTTAGATCATTTGAAGAAGCACTAGATAGCATTCTTTGTGGTGTCCAAGATATTATCAGCTCACTCCAAACAATTATTGATACAGTCCAAGCAGTTAGTGAGCTTGGTGAAGCAATTGGTGCCATTGATTTTAAATCAATCTTTTCTTTCACTGCTGGCGCAGACATGGCCTCGATGGATGTTACTTCCATTCTTGGTTTCTTGACATCACTGCTTAGTCTGATTCCTTTCCCTGCCTGTGATAGACAACCTCAGGGTGGTGAGGGTGATTATGGATGGTATCCTTTCTTTGGTGTTACTGCTTGTGGACCAGAATTGTCTGGTGGTCCAATTGATATTGGTGATGCATTAGGTGCTTGTGGCACTGATAAGATGGGGACATCATTCCTTGACGGTATCATGGAATGTGCTCTGCCTTATATGACACAAGCAACAAATTATCTGAGTGGTGGATATGATCTGAATATCGGCACCCCTGGTAAGCAAGCAACTGTTAAGAAAACTGCTTCTGGATCTACTGAAATTTCAGTCAAAACTAACCAAAAAGTTGCTGCTGAAGCAAGAGCAAGAGCAGAACTTAGAGCAAAGGGAGTGACTGACCCAGACAAAATTGAAAAAGAAGTAGAAAAGTACGTACAGAAAAATACTCCTAAGAGTAAAAAATCTAACAACCCTGGTGAGCAGAATGCTACGGCATCATTTGTTGCTGATCATACAATTAAGGCAGGTAACCATACTCAAGAAGTCCATGGTGATGATTGTAAGACAGTTGACAAAGACTATTGTCGCACAATCAGTGGTGACTACAGATTAAAGGTTTCTGGAGATTGCCACATTGAAGTTGGTGGTGGTTTCTTCCTACATGCTGCTGGTGGACCAAAGACAGAAACAGACGAGAAAGGTAAGAGTCAGGGTGGAGAGAAACCCCAGAAACATACTATCAACTTCGGATCTGACGTTGAATTGAAATCTCAGGGTGCAACCTTCAAGATGCACGCTTCTGAGTTTCAAACTAGTGCAAACAAGCACACCATTGTTGGTGGAGAATTCGCAAACGAGTGTGGAGCACAAACATATGCTGGTGGTGAATTTGTTGTAACTGGCAGTATGATTAACGTTGGATGCACTGGCATTCAGTTTAATGTCAATCCGACAATTATTAACCCCGCCACAGTTGGTTTTAACGTTAATGTTGGTGGTGCTATTACGTTTACACAGTTTGGCACCACTCCAGTATTCACCATTGCCAATCCCCTTGGTGCATGTATTACAAAATCTCTCAGTTGGAGCACCGATACTGAAGCAGCAATCACCTTGACCGCTAAGGGTGCTGTCGTCGCAGCTGCTGGTCTTGCATTGACACTGAAAGCTGAAGGTGCTACGGCAATCACGTCTGGTGTCAGCATTATCTGCACTGCTCCCATCATCAAACTGAATTGACACCCTGGACAGGGTGTGCTATAATATGGAGGTAACCAAGAGCACCTATGGAAACGACCCTAGAGCAAGTTTTTATCAACTTCTCAAAACGCGAGATTAAAATCCTTGACAATGAAGGATATGATCGTGTCGTCAATTGGAAGTGGGATAAAGAAGGATTGGAAGGATTTACTGAAACTGTGTCTACAATTCAGAATACTGTAGATCCAGATATGCTAACCTATTGTTTTTCTGTAAAATAATGAATGAGCCAATTAAAGTAACCCTAGCAGAAGCAGAGAAGTACTTTGAGTTTATGGTGGACATGTGTGAGCGTAACCGTTGTGTTTGGCGTATTGAGCGTCCTGATGGTGCTGCTGTCATACTTGCTCCAGTTATTCAATCTGGTCCTCCTCTGTCAGAAGAAGTTATTGATCAGGTTGAAGAATTTAGAAAGCAATTCCTTGACAACGTTGGGGTCAAGGATATATAATACACAAGCAAGAGCACAACATTGATGAATGATTTTGAAAAACTGGTGAATCCATTTTCGCCACTGTATAATGAATTAAAATCTATGGTGTTGAATGCAGAATTTCCCTGGTTTTATAACCATTCTGCAACTCCTGAAGATAAAGACACTGGTGAATACCAAGATGTGCCTTTCTACAGTCACACGTTTCTTGCACGTCCTAAGTGGTTGGGTATGGGTAGCACCTACTATCCATATGAGCAATCAATCTTTATGCAGAAGTTTTATCCTCTGCTAGAAGAGGTTATTCTTGCTAACAATTTGCAAGTAAATTCTCTTCTAAGATTCAATGCAAATTGTGTCCATCCCACAAAAGATAGGCGTCTGTCTATTCCTCATAATGACCATCCATTCCCACATAAAAATATCCTAATTTATTTGACAAGTGTTGGTGGTGAAACGGTTTTGGTCAATGAGGAAAAACCCTTGACAAATACTCCTCAGTCTGCTAACCTAAACTCACCTAACAAAATCTACTATCCTCAGGAAGATGATATTGTTATGTTTGAAGGTTTACACTGTATGCGTCCACCAAAAGATGGAAGACGTATTGTCTTAGTCGCCACCTACTTCTAGGCATTTTCTGGGAGCGTGGCGGAATCGGTAGACGCACCAGACTTAAAATCTGTTGAGAATTAATCTCGTGGGGGTTCAATTCCCCCCGCTCCTATATTATGCATGAAGAATTTACACATGGTGGACTACCTCGTAAATCTGTTAACCTTCTCCGTCTCATATCTGAATTAGAAGGTTGTTATCAACTTACTAAGTATATGGCATTTGACGAACATAATGCTATAATAGATGAAATGAAAAAAAGGTATTACAAACTCTACTTCAAAACATCTAAAGAAGAACGCCAAACTAGCTCAGCTGGATAGAGCAACGGTTTTGTAAACCGTAGGTCAACGGTTCAAGTCCGTTGTTTGGCTCTCGGGGAATTAGCTCAGTTGGTAGAGCGCCTGCTTTGCAAGCAGGATGTCAGCGGTTCGAGTCCGCTATTCTCCATTCGCTATTTGCGAATAGCGAACATATTGGAGGGAATACAAAAGGTCTGTATTTTAGAAACAGCGCCCTCCTTATTCCTCTTTAGCTCAGCGGTAGAGCGATTGACTGTTAATCAATTGGTCCCTGGTTCGATCCCAGGAAGGGGAGTATAAATATTTTTGGTCAATTTATTTTTTGTTATGACTGTACCTAATAATAAAAATATAAACGCTGAGCAGAGGTTAAAAATTTGCAGACAATGTGAGTTTTTACAACGTTTTAGTCGTTGTGCAAAGTGTGGGTGTATCATGCCTATTAAAGCAAGAATTCCACAAATGCACTGCCCCATTGGAAAATGGTAAACTACAAATATCCACTCTATGCTCCCTGGTGGAAAGTAGAGTTGGGAAAAATGACTCCTGAAGAAATAGAAAATATGAAGAAGCAACATGCAACTAAATCTGGCGACACATATGAATGGGAGGAAACAGACGAAGTAAGAAAAGCAGTCGAAAGACTGCATGACACTATCCGCAAACTTGAAAAAGAGGCACCTGATTATGGAATTGGAAAATAACGATCCTTATGTGGCAACAACATATGACAATCAACGTCGCTGTCGTTTGGCAGATGTGATTTCTGATTATCTCGATGACGATAAAGTCGAACCTCGTAAATTTTATGAGGAATTGCTTGCTGAGACGCAAGAAATGCTAGAATACCATAAGAATAAGGTACAAAAGTATGAGCAATTCAAAGAACTCATCCTCGGACACAGATCTATCGATCCCTTCTGAATTAGAGAAAGAATGGAAGTATTACAACGATTGCTGTGATGCCTTAGGTATTCCACCTAGCATTCGTCGCTTCCTCAAATACAACGAACTCTATCCTCCCGAAGAGTATAAATAGACCTGTAGCAAATAGCGTGATTATTCGTGGGAACTCGTAAAATTTCTCAGTTGGAAACAATTTCAGACGCGAATCTATCGGGAGAAGCAATTCTCCCCGTAGTCGTTTCTGATCCTCTTATTCCTAACCGAAAAGCAAAAATCAATCAACTTTTCAAAGGAGTCGCCCAAGGCACAAAATCTGAGCCTGGACTTTGTTTCGACTTAGACCGAAATACGGGTTTATATCAAGATGCATACGATCAACTTGGTGTAGCATTTGGTGATGGCGGATTCTACTACAGCAGAATTCAAAATAGCAGTGAATTTGTTTCGTTGTATATTACTGCAATTGACACTTCTGCTGATAATGCTGACATTGTGTTGGCACCCAAAGGCACAGGTGCTGTTAAGGTAACTGGTCAATTTGTCATGGGCGATGGAGAATTCATCCTCCAAGATGCTCAGGGACCTAGAGCAAGGTTTGAAGTTAGTAACGTTGGCACGGGCACTAACACTAGAATTATGACGTTACCTCCTATCACAGTTGGTAATGGCACTATTTTGGTTGGTGATGATACTGAGCAAACGCTAAGAAATAAAACTCTTCTTATTGATGAAGATAACTTTGTTATTGTAGATGGTGAAGAAGAAGCAATTTTCCAAATTAACTGGCCAGATTCTCAAGGTCTTCGTAGATCATACTTTCTACCTGATCCTGGTCCTGTAACAACTACAGTAGAACCTACTGCAACATCTTCCACACTAATTGATACTAAGACTGAGCAGACACTTTTGTCTAAATCTCTGGTCAACTTAAAATTGGTCCGTAATGCTGAAACTGATGCATTCTGGGCACAGTTTAACACTGATGCTTTGACTGCAAACAGGACAATTACTATCCCTGACGTAAGTCTTACACTTGTTGGCACTGACACAACACAAACTTTAAGAAACAAAGTTATCGAAACGGATCTTGTTTTTCAAGATAATGTTGATAACACAAAGAAGTTTCAATTTAGTATTGCCAACTCCAATGTCCAAACTAATTCCATCTTCCAATTCCCACCAACTACAAACCTAAATACAAACATTGGTGTTAACAATACCATTGTTACTGAAACTGCTACTCAGAATCTGAGTAACAAAACTTTTTATCAACCTTTGATTAAAGAGAGTGCCATTGCTCTTGGCACACTTGCTATTAAAACTGACAACTTGACAGATGTTAGGGAGATTCGTTTCCCAGATGCAGATGCAACCCTGCTTTCTACTGAAAACGTTTCTCTTGATGATGTTAACTTTGGTGCTGGTATTGGTGCCGCAAACTTAACTGGTAGGACCAGACAACAACAATTCTTCTACGCAGGATTTTAATAACTAACCATGGCAAAAACAGGACTACTTGCACAATCGAAGCCAGCGGCGGCAACTAATACGGTCTTATATAAAGCACCTATTGGTAACTCTGCCAGTGCTGTGCTTACGGTTGCAAACGACGGCACAGGATCTGCATATTCCTTAGCATTAAAGGATTGGGATCAGAAACTAACCCTAGATGCTAACTCATATCTTCTTCACCCTGGTGATGTAATCACGGCATATCGTATTGATGTAGATACAGATATGAATGCTAACTCTGGATTTACATCTGGTCTTGCACTTACATCTGGGGATGAAGAAAAAGTTTTCCAGTTTGAATCATTCTATGTCCCTGCTTTTACTGAGATTTTTGTAAAAGATGTTGCTCTTCGTCAAGTTACTATTGAATCTGTAACTGGTAACTTTGAAGTTGGTCAGACTCTTACAACTGGCACTTCCCCTGATGACACAGAAGCAACTGTATTTGCTGTAGATGACACGGGTGCAAATACAATTCTTTACATCGGTCCCTCTACCATCAATGGCACTGGAGCAGAATTTACTGATGGTGATATTGTAGCAACTGCTTTTGGTGGTAGTGCTACTATTTCAGCAGGTGGTATTGCAGCAGCAGTGAATGCATTTGTATTCTCAACAACTACAGCAGGTGGTGTTTACGATTATGCTCAGAATGGTTTAGAAATCTTTGCTGACCGTGCATATCGTTTTGATGTCTCTGACTCTTCTATGACAGGTAGAGATTTCAAACTGTCTATTACTGCTAATGGTGAATGGGGTCCTGATGGTGTGATTGGTGGAGATCCCTCTGACGATGGCACAGAGTATACTACCAATAAAACTATCAACGGCACTGCTGGTAGTGCTAGTGCATATGTCCAATATGATCTTGCTGGCACTGGCATTACTGGTAGTTTGTATTTCTATGATGGTGGCACAGGCACCGCAGGTAACTCTATCTACGGTGGCACCAGCAGAGTACTTAGCACATCAAACCAGTATACTTACACTGGCATGTATGTTTATAATGTAAATGGTGATCTGAGTGGTGGCACCGTAACCTTTACTCATAACGACGTTACATATACTATTGACTCTGTAACCGTAGGTGCATATGGTTATGTCCGTAGTTATGTTGGCACTGAATTGCGTGTATGTCTTGGTGCAGGATCTACAGACTTTGCAGGCACTAATACATTCAGAGATAACCCAATTTCACAAACTGCAACTAGAAACACTGCAACTGTCAGTAGTGTAGATGCAGGATCTGCTGATGTAGATAATGAGAGTTATCTGATCATTAGTAAAACCAATGCTGCAAATAACATTGATCGCACAACTTCTTTGGTTGTTGGTCCTGGAGAAAAACTAATTGTAAGTTCTACAACACAAAACAATGTGTTTAACCTTGTAGGATTTGAAGATGTTTCCACTTCCTTCACTACTAGAGTTAATGTTGCTGATTATGGCGGCGCAGGTGCTGGCGATGGTGGCGGCGGAGTCGCTCCCTGATCTTGACAACTAATAAATAACTAAAAAGCAGCGTAAGAAATGGCACTAACCCGTCTTAAGAATATTATTACTTCCCGTACGGGAAGAATTATCTACGTTAACCCTGACGATTTTGATGCCTCTGATGCAATTGACAACAGAGGCAACTCGGCATTGCGTCCGTTTAAGACTATTCAGAGAGCATTTCTTGAAGTTGCTAGATTTTCGTATCGAGTAGGTTTGTCAAACGACGAATTTGACGCCTTCTCGATTATGCTGTATCCAGCAGAATATATTATTGATAATAGACCAGGCGATGTGCTTTACACTAACGTTGCTCCCATTGATGAAAACTCTAACCTGGATCTGACATCACCCAATAACGTATTATATAAGTTTAACTCTGTAGAAGGTGGCGTTATCGTCCCCAGAGGTTGCTCTCTGGTTGGCACAGACCTTAGACGTACTAAGATCATTCCTAAGTATGTGCCCTATCCTACCATTCTACCTTCCAAGAATATCAACACAGAAGAGCAATCACCATCCCGCACTGCTATCTTTAAGGTAACGGGTGGTACTTACTTCTGGCAATTCTCCTTCTTTGATGGTGCCGAAGAAGGTGTGTATTTCAAACCTGATAGCACTGAAACGCTTGCACCTAAGTATTCGCACCATAAACTTACCTGCTTTGAGTTTGCTGATGGTCGTAATACTCTTAGTGATCTTATCACTGGTGGCACTGTCCCTAACGCTGATTATTCTGCTGTCCCCAACATTCTAGAGCGGACAGACCTGGAGATTTACTACCAGAAAGTATCGAAAGCATTTGCTACAATTCCTGATACATCTGGTGATCCCACACAAGACCAAATTCAGGCAAGGGTTGAAGAAAACAGAATCGTTGGTCCTATCTCTGATGAATACCGAGTCCTTCAGATCACAAGAAATGGTCAGACAGCAACGGCAGTTACTGTTGACGAGTTTGATAACCCCAGAGACCACGGATTTAGTGTTGGCGTTAACATTAACGTTTCAGGTGTTACTGGATCAACTGGACCGCAGTCCGATATTGATGCAACGCTTTATAACGGATCTTTCACAGTCACGTCCGCATCTGGTAACGTTTTTACTTACCAGATGCAAGGAGAACCCACAGGAAACGCTGTAGGATCTAACATCTCCGTAAAAACTGAAATTGATACTGTTGACTCTGCATCTCCATATGCTTTCAACCTGTCACTGAGAAGTGTCTGGGGTATGAATGGTATGAATGCAGACGGTAGCAAAGCAACTGGTTTCAAATCGATGGTTGTGGCGCAGTTTACTGGTCTGAGTCTTCAGAAAGATGACCGTGCATTTGTAAGATATAATGAATCAACTGGTAACTATGATGTAGCAACTGCTGGTGATGGTGCTCACCTGGATGGTTTTGCTGAATATCGTAGAGGTTGGGGACACAGACACATTGTTTGCTCTAATGATGCATTCATTCAGTCAGTTTCGGTCTTCGCTGTTGGATACGACACACACTTCACTGCTGAAAGTGGTGGTGACATGTCAATTACCAACTCTAACAGTAACTTCGGTAACACAGCTTTAAGATCCGCTGGATTCAAGGCACAGGCATTCTCGAAAGATAAAGCAGGTGAAATTACTCACATTGTCCCACCTAAGGCACTTCAGGTTATTTCTACTACTGCAACTGGCACATCTGGTGAATCTTCAATCACATTAGTTAATGATGGATCGATTGAAGGTGTCATTGAAGGCACAGTAGTAAGTGGTGATGGCATTGGTTCTGGTGCTACAGTTGGATCTGTCAACAGAAGCACCAGAGTCGTTACACTGACTCAACCAAACACAGCAACTGTCAATGGTAATGTAATCTTTGGTGAAGAAGTTTCGATCAACTGGGTAAACATTGACATTCAACGCACCAAAGTAATTAACTCTGCTCTTGCTGGACAGGGTGGCACAGCAGGAACAAGACTTTACCTCTATGGATATACGACTCAAGCTTCACCTCCTACTACAAGGGTCCAAGGTTTCACCGTTGGTGCTCGTCAAGACGGGGAGGGTGCTAATGCTGTCGCAGACACAATCAACTGCCTCTTAGTTGCTGCTGGTGCAAATTCTGCATCAGTCCAACAAGCATCTATTGCACCTTATGGTCCTAGTGTATCTGGTGTTGCTGCTGGACAAGTTGGATCTCCTATTCAATATGACGAAAACACATATACAATCAGTGGTAGCACTCAGGTTGGTGGTTGGTATCTGTCGGTATCTGCTACTGACAATGAAATTTACACAACATTAAACACAAACAACCAATACAATAACGTTAACTTCACTCCTACAACTTTCCTCAAGAGGATTCCTGATAGCAGAGACCTGCAAGACAGAACTTATCGTGTCCGTATGGTAATTGATAAGGATAAGACGAATCCCCTGCCCCGTAATCCTATCAGTGGTTATGTAATGCAACCTCTGAATAGTGATACGACAAATTACAACCTTAATCGTGCATTCTATATCTACGACATTGAGGTTGTCCAAGAATTTGAAAGAGGTGTTAAAGATGGAATCTTCTACCTTACCTTGCTTTGTGCATCTATTGCACCTTCGACTTCTAATTTCAACAACAGAAAATTCTCTCAAAATGTCAACGAAGTCTATCCTACGTTTGACAGAGACAACCCTATTGCTGACCCTAATGCTGCGGTTTCCGTCGCTGACAATCAAACTATCGGACTCGTCAATTCGACAGACGGAGCAACACCCACACCAAATTTAGATCCTAAGAGATCTATCACTAAAGAATCAATTCAATTCTTGTTGACAGATACTGGTTGGACACAACCAGGCACGACACCTAACTATGATTCTATCAACGAAAGATTGTCTTCTATCAATTTAACTGCTCGTGCTGGTGATGAAGAAACTAGAAAGATCAATATCCGCGAAAACAATGATGGGACTGTCGCACCTATCCCAATTGAATTACGGAGGCACTCGATCCTTAGATCTGGTAACCACACGTTTGAATACCTTGGTTTTGGTCCTGGTAACTATTCAACAGCATTCCCTCAGACACAAGTAGAAACACTGACACAGAATCAGGTTAGATTCTCACAGTCTATCAAGGAAGAAGCAGGTGTTGCTTTCTATTCTGGTCTTAACTCTAACGGTGACCTGTTTATTGGTAACCAAGTTATCAACCCTGTTACTGGTCAGATTACTAACGAAGATATTGCACAACTGAATGTCATTGGTGAAGAAAACACTACTATTGAAACATTCTCTGAGTTGGTCCTTACCGACAAATTGACTGTTATTGGTGGTGCATCCAACCAGTTGGAATCTATCTTTGCTGGTCCTGTTACTTTCCAAGGACAAACTACCTTCACTTCCAATCTTTCTGCTAAGAAGATCACATACTTCAACCAGGATGGCACGGTCATCAAACAATCCTTACTGGCACCTGAAGATGCAAATGGACTCCCAGATTTTAGTAATATCACAGGATACGATACGCCTGCTGATGGTGATCTTGTTTACAACATCAATTGGACACCTGGCAAGTCGCTTGGTTGGATTTACTCAGGTCAAACATGGTACGAGTTTGGTCTCACGGATACTGGTTTCATCAATATTGATCCTAACAACGGTAGCCCAATTATCGGTATTGGTACTGCTGCTAACTCTAATTTTAGAGTAAATGTTGATGGTAACGTTAGAATTGATGGTAACGTCTCTGGCACAGGTAGAGGACTAGTTGGATCCGACAAATATATTACTAAATCATATACTGGTGATGGTGCCACGTTGACATTTGCAGTCACAACTTATGTTGCTCCTTATCAACATACCGACGATTCGTTGTTGGTATTCTTGAATGGTGTAGCACAGATTGCAGGCACTAATTATACCGTTGACTCTTTAGGCGCAAACGTGGTATTTACTGATGCACCACAATCGACTGATACGGTGCATATTCTTGAGTTGCCTATCTAAATACTACTGGAGGACTCTAAAGCGTAATGGCATTAACCAAAATTAGTGGGAATCAGATTTCCCCACAAACAGAAGCAATTATAACTAATCTGTCTTTCTTGAATCAGACTAGTATTTTAACCCTTCCTTCTGGCACGACTGCGAATCAACCTACGGGTATTTCTTTCGGCACAATCAGATATAATACTGATGATGATGCTGCTGAGATCTATTTGGCAGACTCTGGTCAAGGTAGTCCTGGTTGGACAGATGTTGGTGGTGGAGGCACTTCCCTTGGTAATAATGGTATTATTAGATGTAATAGTGACACAATTGAAGAAAATATTGATATTGACCCTGCTACATTAGGCGACGAATATACTAATGCCTTTTGTGCTGGTCCTATTGAAGTCTCGCAGGGTTATGAAGTTACTGTTAGAAACGGTGCAAACTTCTATGTCCTTGGTGAGCAACCTGCTGATACATCTTTTACTAACCTGACTGTATTTGGCACATTAAATACACATAATGGTAGGTTAGACACTGCTGCAATTAGAGAAAACCTGAGGTCATATCGAGCATCAGGTGGTGACACTGATGTAACTATTGATTATAACAATGCATCGGCAGTTTATGTGTCTAACATGAGTGCAAACTTTGCTATTAACATTGCAAACCTTCCAACATCTAATATTGGTGAGGGGCAAGAAAATAATAACAAAGCATTTGCTTTCACCATCATGTATTATAATGATAGTCTAGTCCTCCCTACTGGCGTTATTCAAATTGATGGTGGATCTAACTTCAATGCTGTTTGGCAAGGTGGTGGTGCTCCTAATGCATCTTCCTTACAGGCAAATAAGTATGCTGTTGTTGGTGTTGCACTGATTAGGCACACCGAATATGGTGCATCTTCCAACACTACTGGTTGGAAATGTTTCCTCCAATTTAACGAATACGGGTAAACATCAATGTCATTTGTTACTAAACTTACTTCAATGCTCAACCCCTTCAGCGTCGTCGGTGCTGGGGGAGGTGGTGCTGCTTTCGTTGCTACTGAAGCAAGTGGTGGATCTACTTTTGATCAAAACATTAGTGGTATTAACTATAGACATCACGTTTACAGTAGTGTGACTACCGATCAGTTTCAAATCAATCAAATGGGATCTTTCAATTATATTGAGATCTGGGGTTGGGGTGCTGCTGGTGGTAGAGGTGGTCAGTCTGGCAACACTGGTGGCGCAGGTGGCGCAGCATATAGAATTATTCAAGACTTAGAACCTGGCACCTCTTATACTTTCTACACTTCCGTTGGAGGTGGAGGCGGCGGTGGCGGCGGTTGTTACGGTTGCTGGGGATCTGGTGGCGCTGGCGCTGGTCCATGGTCTGGAGCAGGCGGTGCTGGCACTCATGCTTCCTGTAGTGGTTGCTCTGCTGGTGGTGGCGGTGGCGGTGGTATGACTGCTTTCCGTGGCACTAACGATGCTAGATCTAATGGTCCTGGATCATCTGGCGTCTGGTTAGTCGCTGGTGGCGGTGGAGGTGGCGGCGGCGCCGAAGGCGGTGGTGCTGGCCACGGCGGTGCTGGTGGTCAAAATGGTTATGGTGGATCTTGTGGTGCTGGTGGCGGTGGTCATGGCAACAGAAACGGTAACTTTAGTGGCACTCAGTGTGGTCGCCCTGGTAACGATGCCTCTGGTGGCGGCGGTGGCGGTGGTGGATACTGGGCAGGATCCTGTGGTGGTAACCCTGGATGCGACCAACGTGGCGGTGCTGGTGGTGGCGGTGGTGGCAACTATGGCACCACTGGTTATAATGGTAGTGCCAACCAACCTGGAAACTCTGGTCACTATTTGAGATCTGGAGCTGGCGTTGCTAACGGTGGTAGTGGTAGACTTGTTGTTCGTTATAGGTTAGAATAATGAGAGATACTAGCATTCATCCATATAATGAAACTCGGGATGCATCAACAATTCATCCCGATGATGAGATAGTTGCTTCTATTGATTTGTCCCGCAATTCTGTTGCTGTAAATAGTAATGAATTAGATCATGCAGATGTGCGATTAAAGATTGGATTTGCTGGTGACAAACCAACAAATCTTAGTGGTGTAAGGTGGGGATATGATTTACAACAGGTGTTAGATAATGCTAGGACTAAGTTTGCATATGTAAATAGTCAAGAATTTGGTGGATATTCATCTTCTACCGAAGAATATATTACAATTGCCAACTTTAGTATTAAATTCCGCACACTTTACAAATTGACAGTATGGTGTTACAATCAAGGTGTAAGATTCCAGAAAGACTTTGAATTTAAGTCTTATGATTATCAAGAATACACACCTGAAGAATACCCAGATGCGTCTCTACCTGTGGGACACGAAAGAGAAGGCAGGACCACTGCCCCTCACAACTTCTGGGACTGATAAATAAATAAAATAGTCAGCAGATTAACTCATGAGTACTCTAAAAGTTGCTGCAATTAAGGATCTATCGAATGCTGTAGGTTTTACTTTTAGCTCGGGATCTGTTGCTGCAAACCAAACATTAATTGTTAATGATATTACCATCAATGGTACTATCTCTGGCAATTCCAATTCTTACTTACCCTCTCAGAGTGGTAATTCAGGTAAGGTGCTGTATACTGACGGCACGACTGCATATTGGGGCACTTCACCTTCTACAGAAAACATTTCTAGTATGCAGGTGTTTACCTCTAGTAGCACTTGGAATAAACCATCTGGTGTAAAATACATCAAAGTCCAAGTCTGTGGTGGTGGCGGTGGAGGATCTGGTCACGGTGAATCTGGTGGTGCTGGCGGATATTCGGAGAAGATTATCAATGTCCAAAGCATTTCTTCTGTCACAGTTACTGTCGCTGGTGAAGTTAACGGTACTTATTACCGAGGAGGAGCATCCAATGGCAACGGATCTTCTTTTGGATCTTATTGCTCTGCTTCTGGCGGATATGGTGCTAATAGAAACAATCAGCATTCTGGTGGACTTGGAGGGGTTGGATCAGGTGGAGATTTAAATATCTACGGTGGTGGTGGTCAATCACACCACAACTATTCTTCTGTTGGTGGATCTTCCTTCTTTGGTGGTGGTGTTGCTGCTGGACACCCTCAAGGTGGTAACTTCTCGCACAATCACCAGACACATTCCCCGCCAGGATCTGGTGGGTCTGGTGGTTACTTCCATAATCATCGTGGATCTAATGGTCGTCCTGGAATTGTTATTGTTACTCACTTCAAGTAAATCTCATGAGCGCAATTAAAGTACAAAATATTAGAGACTATAGTGGTAACACAGGATTCACACTGAATGCTAATAACACTATTACTCTACAGGGATCACGCCTTTCTGTAGAGAATCTCCAGATTAACGGTACTATTACTGGTACGGGTGAAGGTGCAAATGCATTTTTGCCCTCCCAGAGTGGTCAATCTGGCAGGATTCTTTATACTAATGGTACTGTCCCTTCTTGGGCAGCTGCACCATCCCAGGGTAACATTTCTAGTATGCAGGTGTTTACTTCTGGTGGCACCTGGAATAAACCAACTGGTGTAAGATATATCCACGTCCAAGTTATTGGTGGTGGAGGAGGAGGATCAGGTCACGGTGAATCTGGTGGATCTGGTGGTTATTCTGAGGAAATTATTGATGTTTCTGGTATTTCCAGCGTCTCTGTTTCCGTTTCTGGTGAATCAAATGGCACCTATTATAGAGGTGGTGGCGGCAATGGGGGATCTTCTTCCTTTGGTGGTTACCTTTCTGCTTCTGGTGGTTATGGTGCAAACAGAAACAACCAGCATTCTGGTGGACTTGGAGGCGTTGGATCAGGCGGCAACTTGAATATCTACGGTGGCGGCGGTGAATCTCATCACGCTCGCGCAGGTATGAAGGTGCGCGCAGTGTGCATCATGATAGGAGTCTGTATACTAATGGTGCTGTGCCTTCTTGGGCAGCTGCACCATCCCAGGGTAACATTTCTAGTATGCAGGTGTTTACTTCTGGTGGCACCCTGGAATAAACCAACTGGTGTAAGATATATCCACGTCCAAGTTATTGGTGGTGGAGGAGGAGGATCAGGTCACGGTGAATCTGGTGGATCTGGTGGTTATTCTGAGGAAATTATTGATGTTTCTGGTATTTCCAGCGTCTCTGTTTCCGTTTCTGGTGAATCAAATGGCACCTATTATAGAGGTGGTGGCGGCAATGGGGGATCTTCTTCCTTTGGTGGTTACCTTTCTGCTTCTGGTGGTTATGGTGCAAACAGAAACAACCAGCATTCTGGTGGACTTGGAGGCGTTGGATCAGGCGGCAACTTGAATATCTACGGTGGCGGGTGGCAACAACGGATCTACAGGATTTTTTGGAGGTGGTGTTGCTGGAGGTTGGCCCCAAGGTGGAAACTTCTCGCACAATCACCAGTCTCATAGTGCTCCTGGCACTGGCGGTGGTGGAGCACATTATCACAATTACAGGGGATCTAATGGTCGTCCTGGTTTGGTCGTCATTACACATTACCTTTGATAAATAAACAAGGATAGGAGCAACATTCTAAAATGAAAAAAGCACTAGTAGGAGTTGAGGGATATATCCACCAAGTTGTGGAACCTGGAGAAGACTTTGAAATTTACAATGGTCCTGATGCTACAATGCAGTGGGTTGATGCACCTGACAATTGCAATGATTGGTGGACTCTGGAGTATTCTCCTTCTCAGGCACAAATGGTCTGGGTTGAGAGAGATTCTGCATATACCGATCCTGGCGTTGCAAGAAAAGTTGCCTATGGTGACATTGGTGAGCAACTTGATATGATGTATAAGGATCAGTTAGATGGTGGCACACGCTGGAGAGATCACGTTGCTAATGTAAAAGCAACTCTTCCCGCAGCGCCCGCTCAACCTGAGCCCATGACCGAAGCAGAAATGCGCGATTATGCTGAGAATCAGGAACCTGATGCATCTAAACCTGTTGGTCTTTCTACAAGAGAAGTACCTTGCTGGAAGAGATATCCTGGTTGGTCTGGTTACATTCCTCCCGAAGATAGCGTTTGATTTTTAACTTCTTATTATGAAAGTTGATTCTATTTGTATTGTCGGTGGCGGCACTGCTGGTTGGATGGCAGCCGCCACTTTTACTAGGTTATTTCCACATAAGCATATTACTCTTCTAGAGAGTGATGATATTCCCACAATTGGTGTTGGTGAGTCTACCACCCAATTTTTTCGTGGGTGGTTAGATTTTATTGAATTGTATGATGTGCAGTGGATGGATGACTGCGATGCCACATACAAATATAGTGTAAGGTTTGAAAACTTTAACCGTCCCAATTGTCCATTTCACTACCCATTTATCAGTAATCCTGATAGTGTTAAAGATCCTAAGGATATTCCAACATGGTTTATTCATCAGACATTAACTGGTGAATCTGTAGATGGATTTGCTTCATGGATTGCTCCACATATGAAAGCAATCGAAGAAGGTAGAATTATCACTGAGGACTTTGATCGTTTTGTGCATCAAAGAGACACTGGATTCCACATGGATGCATCTAAGTTTGCACGGTGGTTGAAAGATAACATTTGCTATCCTGCTGGTATCAATCACATGAGTGATGTGCATATCACCAAACATATGAAGAGAATGGATGGCACTCTGGAGTGGATTCAAGATAAGAATGGTAGAAAATTCTATGCTGATCTGTTTGTAGATTGCACAGGATTTAAGTCTCTTCTTATTAATGATTACATGAAGACTGAATGGGAAGATTTTAACGAAATGCTTCCTAATGATCGTGCATGGACAGTAAGATTGCCATACACAAATAAGCGAGAGCAGATGAAAACCTATACCAATTGCACTGCATTGGACAATGGTTGGGTGTGGAATGTGCCCTTGCAAAATCGTATTGGCACAGGTTATAATTACTCTTCTAAGTTTACTAGTGATGCTGCTGCGTTAGAAGAATTTAAGAAACATCTAGGTTATCCAGAGGAAACTTTGTGTGACTATAGAAATATTAAATTCAAAACTGGTTTGTCTAAAAAACCATGGAATAAGAATGTGCTTGCCATTGGATTGTCTGGTGGTTTTATCGAACCTCTTGAGTCAAATGGTCTGTTGAGTGTGCATGAATGGTTGATCTGGGCGTGTCAAATCATTGGTGATGGTGCAGTTAGAGCAATCGACATCAATGCATTTAACTACAAGGCAAGAAAGAATTTCAAATCATTTGCACACTTTGTATTCTATCACTATGCATTCTCCAAGCGTAATGATACTCCTTACTGGAAATACATGACTGAAGACTATGACGCACTGTCTGATCTTCATGAAGAATTTTTGTATGACATTCGCAATACTACTACACCTTTAGATAAGATTGACATTCACAAATTCATTCTGCATAATTACGGTGGTGAATCATATATTGCTGCTGGGCATGATTGGAATCCATTTAATCATGCTACACTTAGACTACTAGAGTCGAGAAAAGAGATCGACCTAGATTCATACATAGAGATAAGTGACTATAGTCATTACAACGAATTAATCGAAACATTCCCATACGCATCTGACTATTATGAAAATTGAAAGTGTTGCCATTGTTGGCGGCGGATCATCTGGTTGGATGACTGCTGCTGCACTGAGTAAATTATGTCCACAACTAGAAATTGCTCTGATTGAAGATCCTAACATCAAAACAGTTGGTGTTGGTGAGTCTACTCTTGGACACTTCAATAAGTTTCTTCACCTTCTAGATCTGAAGGATGAAGATTGGATGCCTGCATGTAATGCAACGTATAAAAACTCTATTCGCTTCACTAACTTCAGAGAAGGCAAAGGTGAAGTGTTTGAGTATCCTTTTGGTCCTAGTCTGGATGTTTCTTTCTTCAGTCAGACTGACGGTATCAACACTTGGGGTAAACTTGCAAATAAGTATCCAGAAGATTTTCCTCCTGAAACATTTGCACGCTTTGTAAATTCAAATACTTATCTTGCAGAGCATAATAGACTGACAAGAAATAAAGATAATAAAATTCCAAACTTCAACTTTGATTGGGATACTGCATATCACATCGATGCAGAGTTGTTTGGTCAGTATCTTAAGGAGAAGATTGCACTACCTAATGGTGTCAAACATATTCAGGGTAAGGTAACTGGTTATCAGAAAGAATCTCCAAATAACCATAACTTCAAGTATATTATCTTAGATCAAGAGACAGCAATTTTTGCTGATCTCTATATTGATTGCACAGGATTTAAGTCTTTGTTGCTTGGAGAATTCATGGGTGAAGCATTCTCTCCATTCTCTAAAAAACTTGCTAATGACAAAGCAATGGCAACACGAATTCCTTATGAGAATCGTGAAGAGGAAATGCATAACGTGACTGATTGTCACGCCATGAAGAATGGTTGGGTTTGGAATATCCCTCTGTGGAATCGTATTGGCACAGGTTATTGTTACTCATCCAGATTTGTCAGCAAAGATGATGCTGAAGCAGAATTTAGAGAGCATCTGGGTGAGCGTGGTAAGGATGCAAAGATCTTCCACATTGACATCGGTCACGGCAAACGTACTCGTGCTTGGGTGAATAACTGTGTTGGTATTGGTCTCTCTTATGGTTTCATCGAACCTCTAGAATCTACTGGATTGTTGACAACCCATGAGAATATTGAGAATCTGGTTTATCTTATTAACCAGAGAGATGGTTATGTAACGCAGGCAGAGAGAGATGGTTTCAATTATACTTGCGATCATCAGATTGATTCCTTCTCTGACTTTGTTGCAATGCATTATGCATATTCTATGAGGACAGATACTCCATATTGGAAGTGGTGTACTCAAATGTGTAATTACATGCCAGAGTCTATGGGTCCACATCGTCAGAAACAATCAACCTGGCAAGATCTTTCCACTGATACTATTGGTCTTAATACATGGCACATCAACCATAATGGCATTTCGTTTATTATTGCTGGTCATGGACTTAGACCACAGTCTTATGATAAACTATCCGAAGTATTGTTAAAAAGAAATAATGAATCTGATTATTACTACGAAGATATTCGTAAGGATTGGTTGAAACATTATGAGAGTATGGTAGAATATGTCAAGACACTACCCACACACTATGAATTTTTGAGGGACGAAATCTATGGGTCTGCTGAATAAAAAAAGTTGGATCAGGTTTTACTCGTTAGAACCAGCAGTTGCTGATATCTATCCTGTGATTCCTGCATCCAAACTAAATCGTAGTTGGGTGCAAACAGAAAAGAAGAAGTCTAAGTGTCCATTCAGCGGATTACTGTCTTCTGCCAACTGTCCTGGTATTACTAACATTTTATCTGCTGGTTATATTGTCACTGCACCAGCAGATTTTAAGGTTAGGACTAATGGTGATGGTGTAAATTTCTCTTGGGAGACACCTTATCTGTTTAAGTTTTCTGATGATGGACAGCGAGGATATATCAGTAAGCATGATCAAGCACAGACAGAACCTCTGTTAGATGATCCTACAAAGACATTAAAAGAGGTTGTTAAGATTGAAACACCCTGGAGAGTTAAAGCATCTGATGATATTGTATTGCTTCAACTTCCTGTAAACTATAACAATGAGGAGAGATTTACTGCTGCCACTGGTATTCTTGACCCCAAGTATGGTCATGTGGTAAACTGTCAACTATTCTGGCATGTGTTAGATGGAGAGACGTTTGTTAAAGCAGGCACACCTCTTGTCCAATATATACCTATGAGCAGAAAATACTTGCATCTTAATAATTTTGAGACTATAGTAGACGCTGCTGGTCCTATTGAATGGGAGTTAGAAAACTCGTTTGATTATGCTAATCGCTGCAATATCATCTCTGAGGATTCTGTAAAGTCCCGTCTAAATAGGGTGATGCAAGTATTCAACAAATACAAAAACAAAGGAGCAAGACTATGACTATTGATGAGTTGATCGAGAATCTTCGTGGTCAACAGTATATGGCAAACGAAGAGAAAACAAAACTGGAAGAAGAGTTTGCTGATACCAAATTGAATCCTTATGGTATTACAAGCATCGATTTTAGCAAGCGGCAAGAGTTGCATGAATTGATGGTTAAACTGCAAGGTGGTATCGAAGCACTGGAATTAGCAAAAACGGAGTGTAACTTTGGCTGAGAATTTTGAAGGTGAGGGTCTACATCTGTGGCACCCATTCATTTATAAATTCCATTTCGATTTCTCTCCTTACTTTGATGACATCTATGCTAACTTTCAAAAGTTAAGCAATCACTGGGCAACAGAAACTGATATGACTATCGTCGAAAGTGGCGATGGTTGGTCAACAACTAGAGTGGGTATGCATGATGCAGATATGCAACCACACTTTCAACCACACATGCAAGATTATCATGCATGGTTAGGTAATAGAATTGGTTGGGTTTGGGATCAATTTGGTTATCTTAGTAGGCAAAGTGAGATCAGTAAGTCATGGTTTAATCGCCATGGATTAGGAGCACAAACACTAGAGCACACGCACAATGCTGTTGAATTAGTTGTTGCTTCCTACATCAAAAACGATCCTGGTCAAGGTTTTATCGAGTTTCGTGATCCGTTAGAGTATCACAAAACTGGGTATCCATATAATGCAGAAAAAGAAATTTGGAAACCAGTGTCATGTCAAACTGGTGATGTTTTAATTTTTCCTGGTTGGTTGAATCATCGCACTCAGCAGAATGATGTTGGTGGAGAAAGAATCTGCATGACATATAACATTAACTCTAGATTATTGCTTGCAGATGTACAAAACAAATTTAGGATTTAGACGCACATTCCCAAATCAATCTAACTTTTCTGAGCATATCAGAGTAAAGAAGTTAGAAGACTGGAATGTAGAATATGTGAAACTGTCTGGTGGTATTGGTTATTGGATTGCTGATAATCCTTTCTACGATGATGGTATGAAACTGTATCGTAGATTAGTTAGAAATTTTCCAATCGTAGGTGATACTAACTATGAAGGATGTAATGACGCTAATCCTTTTGCAACTATCCATCTTCCTGGGTGGTGTTGTGTTGATCTGTTTAATCTCTTTCGTGAGTATTTTTCTGATCATTTCCCTACGTTTAGAGATGTAGACTGTAGCGAGTGGGGTAATCTATATTTCCCTGAGGATTACAGACCTTGGGATTACTTTAGACTGCCACATATGGATGGTCCTGATGGAATCGTAGGTAATCTATGGTTTACTGATCACAAACCTGGCACAACTGGCACGATGTTGTATAGGTATCATGGTGAAATCTTGCGTGATTCTGTTGACAACAAGATGTATTATGAGCATCAGGTAAACCCTGATCATCCACGGTTTGAAGACTGTAAAGATCTCTCACAACATAAGAAGAGGTTGCCTAGTCTTATGCCATTAACTGTAGAGGAAGAAACTTATTGGGGATTTGAAAGAGTTGGTCTTGCTCCTGCATTCAAAAATAAGATTACATTCTACAGCACAGAAGTTTCCCACACTCCATTCATTGATAAGACTGTCGGATTTAGATGGTCACATGCATACCAGATGACTAGATTATGAAACACAAAGTATATCAACTAGAAGATCTTGATCAGCAAAAGTTGTGCGAGTATGTAAAACTATCTGTTGCAAAGTTTGAGCACCTGTTTGGTGGTAGAGAACATGCAACAGAGTTTTACTATTTGTATAACTTCTTTTCTATTGCATCATGCAATCAAGCAACATATGATTTGTATACTCAGGTTATAGATTGTGTGAGAGATTATGCTGAATTGAATGGTCTACCTGATGAGCAGGTATGGTTACAATCATGGATCAACTTTCATACGCAAGATGATGTATTGAAGTCACACTCTCATGACTATCCTATTCATGGTTACATCACATTAACTAATCATAAGACCGATACTGTTTTCACTGATGGTGAGAATGGTAAGGAAGTTTGGCGTGTGGAGAATAAACCCTTGCAAATTTACATTGGTCCTGGTAGAATGCATCATCATGTAGAGGTGAAAGAAGATTTTGATGATGAAAGAATCACCCTTGGTTTCGATCTACAATTGAGTGACACTATCTCAGAAAACTTTAGTTTTATTCCCATTCAGTTATGAATCTAGACTTTTACTTTCCCACCCCTATCTGGTGGGTTGACCTTGACATCGACAATGATTACTTGCTGAAGTATATCTACGGCATGAGAGATAAGTCTGAAGGTCGTAAAGTTAGCAACCGTGGTGGATGGCAGTCTGAAGAGTTTCCCTCTGATGATATTGCAGAATTGAGGACTGAAGTGTATAAACACGCTGGTCGTTGTTTGATAGACTATGGTATGAATCCTGCTGTCGTCAATCTTTTCTTTGGCAATTGTTGGGCAAACATCAATAAAAAAGGTGATACCAATCAGATTCATTTACACCATGGATCTTTTGTCTCTGGTGTATACTATCCCTATGCAAGTGATGGTGCTGGTAAGATCTTTTTCTATAAGAATTTTGATCAATACTTCATTACAACTAGCATGGCACCGATTGAAAATCACACTGCACTTAGCGGTGGCACAGTATATTATCCTGCAAGGACTGGTCGTTTGTTGATGTTTCCATCTAGTCTACTTCATGCTGTTGATGAGAATGAGGACGATGAAGATCGTGTGTCTATTGCATTTAACTTAGGGGTGATGAGGAATGAATGATATTGGACAAAGACTTCTTAATGAAGCAAACTTTTTGTATGAGGATAAAGCATACTTCTTTCCTCAATTAGTCCCAGATCCTGGTGACTTTTTTCTAACCTGGAAAGATGTAGAGATTTGTGCAAACAATCCCACACTATTTGAGTTTGAGTTGATTGATCATGACAACAATAAAGTAGAGATCAATCGTTATACTCGTGCATGGATTCATGACAAACAGGTGCAAGATCATAGACAAATTGTTGAGCACATCAATCATGGTCACACTTTCATCATCATGAATTATGCATTTTATAGCAGGTGGACACAAGAACTGATGAAGACTTTTGAGTCTATCTTTGCAGTTGACTGTGCAATTCATGTCTATGGTGGTAAAGAAGGAGCAAAATCATTTAACATTCATGATGACTATCCTTCAAACTTTATTATTCAGGTAGAAGGTGAGACTGAGTGGAAGATCTATAAGAATCGTATCTCTAGCATGTTGCAAACAGGCACAGCACAAGATACAATTAGAGAAGATAACTTAGAAGTGGATTTACATGTTACACTAAAACCTGGAGATGCACTTTACATTCCATCTAGAGCATATCACTGTGCATTTCCCACAGGTAAGCGTTTATCAATGAGCATACCTTGTTGGACTCGAATGCCAAATAGTAATCAAACTTCTGACCGTAATTATTATCCAATCCATGTCTGAATTAGTACTCCATAGGGACAAAATCTGCACTAAGTCCACAGACTTTATTTGGGGAGATTTCATCGACCATGATGTATGTGATGCCCTAGTAGATTTCTACCATAACAATGACTTTCTTTATAAAGTTGATGGTAGATCTTATATTGGCAATCAAATGGTTGTCAACAATAACGTAAAAGAATCTAAGGATGTTGGTATCCCTCCACAGATTCAACACCCTGCTGTTATCAATTACTTTGCTGAATTGCAGGTGATTTTGTTTAAGTATATTGAAAGGTTTCCCTTCTGTGAGTTTTCTTCCTTCAGTGTGAGAGAACCTATTAGTGTGCAGTGGTATCCTAAAGGTGGTGGATTTAAGATATGGCACGCTGAAAGATCGCAGAATGATCATATCCAAAACATTCGACATCTTGTTTATATGACATATCTAAATGATGTGCCGAATGGTGGGACAGAGTGGTTTCATCAGGATAAATATGTTGAAGCACAGAAAGGTTTGACGGTTATTTGGCCCTCAGACTGGACACATGTGCATCGTGGTAGAGTATCTCCCGATCACGAAAAAATTATTGCAACTGGATGGTTTTCATATGATTGAAGTATATGATGACATTATGCCAAGATCGTATGCTAAACTCTTGGAAGAGATTGTCACTCACATGAGTTTTGAATGGCACTATCTGCATGATGTTACATACGAAACTCAAGATAAAAGTGGTCCAAATGTCCCAGGATTCACTCACTTGTTATATCAAGATGGGGAAGGTGGACCACATGTTAATACATTCTATCCACCACTTGCAGAGTATCTTGACATCAAAGGTCAGAAGATTAAGTTACTTCACCGCATGAGATTGGGGTGCTTGATGTCAAACAATACTGGTGTAAATAATAAACACATTGACTTTCCATTTCCACACATGGTTGGTCTATATTACATCAACGATTGTGATGGTCCAACATATGTCTGGACACCAGATGGTTTGGAGGAGATTTCACCGAAGCAGGGTAGATTTGTGGTGTTTGATGGATCATATGAGCACGCAAGTAGTTGCCCTAAAGAGTCACCCTCTCGTTTTGTTTGTACCTATAACTTCTCAGCATTATGATACCAAATATCACCGTTGATAATTTCTTTGAGAATCCAACTCTCGTCCGTAGTTTTGCATTGCAGCAGGAGTTTTTCAAGGGCGATAGAGGAAATTGGCCAGGATTACGCACCAAATTTGTAGACGAGTTGGATAATGTATTCTTCCATCAGTTCTGTGCCAAACTGATGAGTTTCTTGCCTAAGCAATACAATTCATTCAGATATATGGAGGCAGGGTTTCAACTTATTGATGAGACTTATGGATCTGGATGGGTGCATGATGACGATGTTAAGTATAACGTTGCTGGTCTAATCTATCTGAATCCTGATCAGAAACGTCAAGACTGTGGCACAACATTTTATGACCATCAAATGGATATAAATGGTGAAGACTATGCTGAGATGTTTAGATTAGAGGTAAACTCTGACGACCCTGAGGATAGAAACAAATATGAGAAATATCGTAGGGAGCATAGACGCCAATGGACGCCAAGTATTACAGTAGAAAATAGATTTAATCGCTGTAACATCTTCAACTCGAAGACATGGCACTCAGCAGATAATTTCTTTGGCACTGATAGAGAGTCGTCACGATTGACTATGGTATTCTTTGGGGAGGCAGTATGATTGTCGTTGATAATGTAATTGAAAAAGACTATCAAAACTATATTTTTGAATTAACACAGCAAGAAGATTTCCCACTGTATTATAGAAAAAACATTGTAGATCCTCGCTCGTTATTTGGTGGTGATGAAAATGTCAATGGTTTTGCTCATCAACTGTATGAGGATCAGAGACAAATATCACAGTATTTCTCTGCACTGTATCCACTGGTGCTGAGTATTACGGGCAAGACTGGTTTGAAATTTAATGCACTTGATCGAATGAGGTTTAACTTTGTGCAGGGTAATCCTCACAGTAAATTAGACTATCATCTGCCACATGTAGATAACATGTTGCCACACTTAGTTGCTATCTATTATGTCCACGATTGTGATGGTGATACTGTTATCTTCAATCAACGTAATGAGTCACGCACACATAACGAAGATGAAATGATCTTAGCAAGAAATGAATGGACTATTGCTAAGAGAGTAACACCAAAGAAAGGAAGAATTGTTGTGTTTGATGGTAGACACTATCATGCATCTTCATTTACAAAGACACACCCATATCGCTGTGTCATCAATATGAATTTATCAATATGATTAAAGTTATTCGCAATGCTATCCCAGCAGATTTGTGTAGGTCTCATGTTATTAGCATGGACCTACTTCGTGCTGCATTAGGTAATCCACCTGATCCTACGATTAGTAATGCCTTTGGATATTATTCTCCAATCTTTCTTGAATCATTGCTGCTACAGATGCACAAGAAGATTGAGAGGGAGACCCAGAAGACCCTACATCCAACATATTCTTATGGGAGGATCTATGAGTATTGTAGTCAATTAAAACGCCATACAGACCGCCCTAGCAGTGAATGGGCAGTGTCATGTTGCCTGGAAAAAGATACTGAATGGTCTCTATGTTTCAAAGATGGTGGTGAAACTGTCAAGGTAGATTTAAATGTGGGTGATATTTGCATTTACAACGGTATAAAATATGAGCATTGGCGTAATGCATACACTGGCAAGCGACATGTGCAGGCAATGTTAATGTATGTTGATGCAGATGGTGAGCATTCTGAATGGAAACTAGACAAACGTGAGATGCTGTGCCACCCTAATGTCTGTCCACCCGATTGACACAAGGGGTGAAAATGCTGTATAGTATGTGAGTCCCACAAAAAACTTATGGAATTTACGCTCACATGCCGTGATGAAGACGGCACCCGCACAGAGAAGCGTTTCGACGCAGTATTTCTTGACGATGTTGTCTCTAAGACACAAGATTTCCTGCATGGTGTAGGTTTTGTCTTTGAAGAATTGGAAGTAAATATCCATGGCATCAAAGATGACGACGGAGAGATGTCCTCTGAGGCACAGTTTCTTGTCGAAAATGATTACAGGAGCATTTACAAAGAAAACTTGGCGGATCACTGATACATAGTATTGTAGTTACACATTTTATTAACAACTGGACAATGGGTAAAACATTCCGACGCGGCGGTAACGAGCGAGGTTACTATTCCCCTGGTAAATCTCTCCGTGATAAGCGTCAACGTGGCACCAATCGTAACTGGGAGTATGATGAATCTTCCTATTCGATGAAAGATACTTCTAAAAAGAAAAAGTATAAGGATTCGATGGATATTGAGGAGGGTTGGGCATGAATGATCTCGAAGAAGTCCTATCTGAGCAAATCGAAATAGATTATGAAGAATACGACTTTGACGATGCATCTGATGTAGACTACGACTTGGATTACACTGTGCAGGATTAACTAAATGGATTTTGATAGCGAATCTTCCGACGTTAAATTCAATAGAGGTTTAGACCTTTTCATTGAGTCGGTATTAAAACCAGACCCAAAACTTCGCCAGTGTGCTCACAATCAAAAGTGCTATCACGAGTTGATGTATATCCGCTCGTATGTGCTTGACTACTTGCAAACCCTGCGCCGTGATGCGTGATGATTGGTCTCCACTCTCAGATTCTTGATCGTAACGAAAAAATGATCTTAAAAGATGCACTGTTTCTGTATGTTTCCGATTTGCAGAAACGGTATTATCGTGATAAAGTAATCGAAACCTCTGTTTATCTTGATAAGATGAAAGAGGTCGAATCAATTGTAGAAAAACTACATTTAACTGAATTATATTCTAAATGACTATTGAGTATTGGAATCCCAAATGGTATTTTTGGGATTCCTTTTCTGATGAGCAGATACAACAATCAAAAGAGATTATTGATCCTCTGCTAGATGATGAATCATTCTGGGGTGAGCAACCAGAATGGTCAAAGTTTTGCATGATGACAGCATCAACCACACAACGAGGTGAGGATAACTATCTCGTGTCAAGATGGTTGGATGTGCTTAGACCCACCTTTCAAAAGTTTCTAGATGAAATGTCATGGAAATGTGAGGTAGATATTAAACCTGACGGTTTGTGGATCAACAAATATGCTAAGCATGAGCATCAAGAATTTCACAATCATTCGATGCCAACATGTAATCTATCCATGGTATATTTCCACAGTTGTGAGCATGATGATTTCAATTTCTTTGATACTGAATGGCAATTGAATCGTGCAAACGGATTGCATGATGTGGTAGAATTACCAAACTTCGAGGTACTCACACCAGAGAATACGCAGCACAAAGTTATTATATTCCCATCACAATACGGACACTTCGTATCACCAAACAAATCGGATTCTCGTCGGGTTACTGTTAGTGGAAACTTCAAAGTGATGAAGAGAGAGTATAAAATGAGTGACATTTTCTGAACTGTCCACTCTGCCTTGACTCTGCCCCCAGTCTGCCCTATATTGTATTCATACAAAAGAAATCCAATGGCACCCACAACCAACCTCGGCAAGATCTATCGTAAGTTGATTCCAACTGCTTTAGATATGATGACAAACAAACTTAATAAGCATCTGATGCCTATGGTTGGCACAGATCTTGATGGTTTCAATGATACTGTGAGCAAGACTAAGTTTCTTGCTATGGTTGCACCTCTTGCATTTAAAGAGGCAGCAATTTATCATGGTATTAACTATGAGTTTGTGAATGAAACTGGTTATGATACTGTTGTTACTTACAACGATGATGGTGTAGATATTATTGTGAAGATTGAAGATAAGATGTCATTGATGGAGTCTACTGACTCTTTCGCTACTGGTAACAACCACAGCAAAGTGAAGGATCACACTCACTTTGTCATGAAATTGCAGCACGTTGGTAACATCTTCACCTCCTGTTTTGCTGCTCTGATTGATGTCCCTGCTCTGTCTGAGGGTAGTGGTTGGGATGATAGTGTGAGCAAGACTGGTAACAATAACAACGGATTCTCTACGCTTAAGATTCTTAAGGAAGATGCTGACAAAATTGAAGTAATCTATGGTAAAATCCGTAGTGCTCGCAAATACCTCCACACCGAATACGCTATCCTCGATGCTTGATATTAACACCACACATTTGATGAGTTGTGTCGATGGGATGCAACAAATGGATGCAGAGAGTGTAGATCTCTGCATTACATCGCCCCCATACGATGATCTTCGCACCTACAATGACAGCAGCAAATGGGACTTTAATGTCTTCAAAGATGTTGCTGCTGGGTTAGCACGAGTGCTAAAACCTGGCGGGATTATTATGTGGAATGTCAATGATGCAACGGTAAAAGGTAGTGAAACTGGTAGTAGTTTTAGGCAGTGCCTTCACTTTATGGATGCTCATGGTTTCAGGTTACATGATACTATGATCTATGAAAAGACAGGCACAGCGTTTGCATCTGGTCCTAAGAGTGTAAGATATACTCAGATCTTTGAGTATTGCTTCATACTATCCAAGGGCAAACCTAAGACCATCAATCTCATTCAAGACAAGAAGAATAAGTGGGCAGGATATACCTCGTTTGGCAATGCTGTCACCAGGAAGAAGGATGGCACCTTCAATGATCCTGGCAAGAAGAGTAATGCCATCAGAGAATGGGGTGTGAGGACTAACATCTGGAAGATCAAGAATAGTGGTGGTTTCGGTCAATCATCCAAGGCATCTTACAAGCATCCTGCTACTATGCCAGAAGAATTGGCACGAGGACATATCCAAACGTGGAGCAATAAAGGTGATCTAATCATCGATCCTTTCATGGGTGCAGGCACAACTGCACAAATGTGTATTGAGGAAGGTAGAAACTTTATCGGTTTCGAGATTGATCCTACTTACCATGAAATGTGTCTCGATCGTGCTAAAGAATCGACACCGCACCTGCTGACCTCCCTTGTGCCAGTTGAATGAAGTGTCCACTATCGGTTGAAATGGGTCGGTTCTCGTGTATTCTATAAGAGTCAAAGGAAACACACATGCTCTTCAAAGGTCCAAACGGTCGCATCTGCTCCACTCTCAGCGGTCCTGAAATTCTCGCCCTATCTAACACTGACGAGTTTATCGAAAACACTAAAGAATGTGCTAAAATCACTGGCAACCTAGATCTTTGGGAGGAAATGTTTGGTCAGGATTCTGGATTCATGGACGACAACTTCGGAGGTTGATTGATGCAAACAACAACAGCAACTTATTCGATTCAAGTTACACAACCTGGAGGATTTACGTCTTTTCTAAAGACAATGCCTACCCGTCCAAAGACACACAAAGGGATCAAAGCACAAAACAATAAGTTATCAAAATGGGTAGAAGATTGCTATCCTGATTTTACATCTTACGAAGTTATTCTCCTCGAATCATGATTTCACAACGCGCACAAGTGCAATCTATTGATGCACAAATTAGACAACTGAAGAAAGCAATTAAGCACTCTGAAACTATTGAGGGTGCTAACCTTTACAAACTAGAAGAGGTGCATTTTATGAAACGATCTCTTCGCACTGCTCTAGAAACTAGGCAGCAAATTCGTCAAATTCAAAATGGAGGATTCGGTTACAATGTTTGACATGGATGACATTCAGTGGGACAACAACGATATGATTCAGGTGGAAGAAGATGCCTGGATCAGTGATGTGCTCGGCACTGAAGATGAAGTTATCAATGACATCGTTTATGGAAAGTGATCGCTGGCGTATAACATGGAAGCACCAAAAGAAAGTCAATGGATTTACATCAACACAAACAGTTGTTGTATATGGAATTGACAATGTTGAGCACATAGTTAAAACAATGGTGCCAACCGACCAATGGGATGTGACACCTGCCTAAGTGTCCACCAAACCCCCCACTGTGCCCCATAGGGTGCCATACTATAAGAGTCAAAGGGATTCACACCATGCGCCACACTAAAACAGCAGTCCTTCAACAGTTTCGCTACAACTGGAAAGTGTCAACCAAGGGCACACAATGGGCGACTGATGTTGTTGCCAAGCGTGAAGCATGGAATAACTTCACCGACATGCTTTGCAAAGAAGGTGACATTACCATGAATCAATACAACAACTGGAGCAACCCTTTCTGATGGCAACATTCGCTGAATTCTGTGAAACCAAACCAATGAAAGATCAAGTGCTTGCTGACATTGAAAAACATGCAATCACTCTCTGTGGTGCTCTCTATGAAGACCTAAAGAGTAATCATCGTCGTCACCATAGTATGGCAATTAATCATATCGATAGTAATACTTTCAAAGGTGACAAAGAGTATGAGCGTGCTTATCATATTCGCAAAATTCATGAGATTGACACCACTGGTGTTAATGATGAGTTTTACCTAGAATCTGGTCGTAAGTATTATAAACTAATCCATCAATGCACCCCTGGTGGTAGTCGCTCTGTCCATGCATTTATCGACAAAACTAATGGTGATGTCTACAAACCTGCATCATGGAAAGCACCAGCAAAAATTGTGCGTTATAATCTTTTAGACGATTCTTCTCGTGAGGAGTGCCTGAAACGTGCAGATTGGTCAGGAGGTTATCTTTATGTCTGTTGACCTTACTAAAGATCAGATCGAGATTATTCTCGATGCTGTAGAGGATTATGCTATCCTCGTTGATGATGATCTTGCTGACAAATGTGGTGAGATCCTTGACATTCTTGAATCCAAACTTCTTCAAACTAATGGAAACTCCTGAAGTGCAACATTCGATCGACAACATGTCTGAAACTCTCTTCTCTGCCATGCAAGAGTGTATCAAACAGGGCAACAATGAAGACGCTATTTCTATCTGCGAAGAGTGGATGGTTGATGGTAGAGACCCTGAAGATGGTGTTTATGAGTTTTACTTCATGCCAAACTTTACTTTGCAAAATTAATTAATTCTATTTGTATCACACATGACCAAGACTACCTCCACCACAAATGAAAATAAACAAAAAACAGTTGTTATACCAGAGGGTGCAGAATTGGTTGATGATGTATTTTATGTTTGGGAAACTCGGTTTGGATTATACTCAACGATGACAAAAGATGGACGAAATATGTTGACAGGTGGCACAAAAGATGGTGTTATCATCATGACACGTTGGCACCTTAAATGTGAACAAGACGGATCACTAGATGATCACTCTAGGGTGGTAAATTCTGGAGTCGTAGAAGGGAAACTGTGACAGTCAAAGAGGTGGCACACCATCGGTTGTGCTGCCCCCAAAATCGTGTATTCTATAAGAGTCAAAGAAACGAGAGCAATGCAACTCACCAATTCCGCCACCATCGTTGATTTCTTCCCTGAGGCATTTATTGCTGAGGCAGATCCTATCAAGGGCATGAAAGTCACCATCAAACGTTTCACAAAGCGTGTTACTTTTCGTGCTAATGGTATGAAATCCTACAGCGTTGTGGGTATGATTGATGCCAAGAATGAGTGGGCAGAGCGTATTGCTAACGGTGCTGAGGTTACTGATTACAACACCGACAAAATGCCTCGCTCTGAGTATGCTCCCATGGCATGTGTGGGTTGATCATGAGGATCTTTCTTGCTGCTATTGTTGTCATCATCGGCACCACAATCGGTGTCAACGCTATCAATGCTGTCTCAAACATGCAAGACGCTAAGATGACACGTTTTTGCAAATCTATCCCTGTAGGTGCATCCTACGATGAAATGTGTAAAGACTTTAGGTAATGTGACAGTGGGCAAGGTGTCTACCTTGCCCCCAATCTTGCCCACCTTTGCCCTATACTAGTTTCAACAACACAAAAGCAATGCAACTGCGTCCCCATCAACAACGTGCCTTCGATGCAATGCAGGAGAAGGATTGTGGTCAAATTATTGTACCCACTGGTGGTGGCAAAACTTACATCATGATCGCAGATTGTCTTGCTCGTGCTGCACAAGGTAGCACCACAGTTGTTGTTGCTCCCCGTATTCTTCTCGCTAATCAATTGTGTGAAGAATTCATGCAGTTTGTGTCTGCTACTTGGACACATGTTTGTCATGCTCATAGTGGTGAAACACATCACTTCAGTAGCACCAAACCCGAAAAGATTGCTCTCTTCGCTAACACTGCGCGTGCAGCAGGTGAGTCGTGCATTATATTCACCACCTATCATTCTTTGCACCGCGTTGTAGAGAGTGGCATCGATATTGATACCATTTATTATGATGAGGCACACAATGCTACAGGCAAACATTTCTTTAAGAGTGTATTTGCTGTCTCTGAGTATGCCAAACGTCGCTACTATTTTACTGCAACTCCGCGCACAGGTCGTGGTGTGAGTGTTGCTCGCGGCATGAATAACAGTGATGTTTATGGTGGCACCCTCTGCAATGTGCCTGCTCGTGAATTGATCGATGCAGGTGCAATCGTGCCCCCTAAAGTTGTGCCTTTCGAGACGAATCGCACTCGCACTAAGCACAATGCCCACGAGGTTGATGCTGACAACTTGCGTGATATGTTTGAGCAACTCGATGTATTCCAAAACCCTAAAGTTTTGGTTGCTGCACCATCTAGCAAAGTGCTGGGTGATATGCTTGGGCACACTACAATTCTTGAGTATTTCTATGACAAAGGTTATGATGTGATGCATATCACCAGCAAGTTTGGTGCTATCATCAACGACAAGAAAGTAGGTCGTGAAGAGTTCTTCCAGACCCTTACATCTTGGGGTGCTGATGACACTCGTAAGTTTGTAATCTTCCACTATTCTATTCTCTCTGAGGGCATCAATGTGCCTGGTCTGACGCATACTATCTTGCTGCGTAATCTGCCCATCGTAGAGATGGCACAGACGATCGGTCGTGTTATCCGTGTCCACAAAGATGACCGTGATGCTGTTGCTCAAGGTCTCATTCCTGCTGGTGCATTTCACCTTTATAAAAAGCAGGAAGGTGTTGTTACGATGCCCACAGGTTACAAGATGGGTGATGCTATCGCACAACGTTTGCAGAATGTTGTTAATGCCATCTTCATCGAAGGTATTCCTCCGCTCTCTTATTGCTGATAGATAGTAACACCATCATGTCCCAAATGAAACTCATTCAATTCGGCATCCGTGAAGATTATGGTAAGGAGTATTATATGACGATCCTTACTACAAAGAATTACTCCCTACTTCAGATGTCATTTGATGTTGGTGAGTATGGTAATTGGATTGAGTTTCCTTATCTTCAAATCACTATGGGATATGGTAAACTATTCTCATTCCTATTCTCTCTTGGTAAGTTGGGATTCACTTTTGACATTGCTGGTCGTAACTGGAGGGATGAACTGTTTTATGCCTCAAGAGATTACATGGAGTTAAAAAATGACTGAAAAACAAATGACAAAAGATGTAACCAACTCACCCTCTGATTGGGAGGACTTTTGGAATAGTGAAGATGAGAAGATTGATTGGGATAAGTTAATAATTGATGCGTTTCAGGTGTTAGCAGACCACAAGATTGATCAGACAAGTATGATTGCATACTGGGTGGGAACGTTATACGAACCAACAGGAGAGAAGAGACAACATTTGTGGAATAATGATGGATACATGAAAACAATTTACGAATCAATGACAACCACGTTCCAGGGTGCAGGATGTTGCGACAAAAGTAAAGAGAAATAAACCAGTTTGCAAGGTGGCACAGTAGGGGTAGAAAGCGCCCCGTTTTCGTGTATTCTATAAGAGTCAAAGGGATTCACCCATGAAAAACGCTCTCCTGATTGCCTTCGTCGTCGGTTTCGTCTTCGTCCCTCCCGTGCGTGTGATCACTGGCACCGCAGTGGCAGCAACGGGCAACGTGGTGACCATGGTCGGCAACGCGATGCACTGAGAAACCAATTGACAAGGTGGCACAAGACCGCTTGTAATTGCCCCCAAAACCTGCAACAATACTATCAAACAAACAAACGACATGAAAAACAAGTTTCAATCACTGATCGAAGATTCTGCATTTATGAGTGCAATTCAAGGTCTTTATGCTTTCACTCTTGATAACAATGCCGATTGTGATATGGCATATGATTGGGTATGCGATCAAGCAGAATGTGCATCCTTTGTTTGTGATAAAGATGCATGGGATATGTTTTATGACACCTGGGAATCTGCACTCGCCTGATAACAACAAACTATGAAAAACTACATCACTGATTACATCGAATCCAAAGGTTTCACTGTCCAAGAGTGTTACCGTCCTGCTAAAAAAGAAGTGCCCGCTTCTATGCGTGATCGTTATTCGTCTTATGAAGAGTATGAAGAAGCACTCTATGATTTCCTCAATGGTATGTAATGAAATCACTCCTAGTTGTAATCATTCTCATCCTGGTTTATCAATCACCAGATGCTAGACAATTCATCTCTGACAAACTAATCGAAACTGCTGAATTCATCCAACCCAATGACAACAATGACTGAGCAATCCCCCAACAAAAAAGATCTTGATCAATTGGTTGATAACTATGTCATGCACATTATCGAAGGTCTCGATTATAAGGACATGGAGCAAATGTTGTTTGATATGTTACAACGTGAATATGAAAAACTATCCTGGGATGATGTAACTGAAGAGATCGTAGATTTGTATGATGAAGATACACTTATTAATCTTCTCCCTTAAGTTATGCATTTCGTCCTCTATAGTTGGAGTGAATTAGTGGAATTAGATCGGCACTGCCAACATCTAGAAGACGCCCTACAATGCATTGATGATCTTATCACTCATCTACAACAAACTGACAATGAATCACTCTATCAATCAAACCTCATTATCATCCAACAAGAGTTACAATCACAACTACAATCAATCCTTAAACAGTTTCCACAATGACGAAGGAGATTGGGATGATATTGTAGATCCTGATACATACGATTACATCCTAGAAAGAAAACTTTATCGCAAATCAAATGGTCTTTCAGCATGGTGATGTTTATCACTACCAACAATACAAAGGTTTCATCAATTGGGTAGGGAAAGAATACATTACCCTATGCATCAGACAAACACTTAAGGAGGACAGATTACAACTCGACAGTAAATCCAAGTATGTCCAAGTTAATGTTTGCATCTTCCCTCAAAACTGGGACAAACTAATCAAATCAAATGAAACACTATCAGACATCTTTCCATGACCAATTCTCCTACATAAGCATCACCCTCAGAGAAACAGTTTCTATACTTTTTCACAGACTTTTCCACAGACAAACTAACAATTTGTGGAAAACACGGAAAGTAAAGAAATATGTAAATAAATCTGGGTAAGTGTTTTATTTCTTTGTAAATGTGTCAGGGAATTGTAGTCTTAGCACGTTTCCCAACGATACACAACCCCTCTCATATAAGGACTCCGAATGTATCTCCAACCCCTTGACAAATCTCTCACAATGGTGTATAATAACACTGCCAGGGTTGATAAGGGCATGAAGTACATTATCTTCAATGAAAGTAAACAACAGGTTGGAGAGTTTAATTCAATCTATGATCTAGAATTGTTTGTCGATGGTATCAGAGAGGGTAGGGGAGAGAGTTATCCTGTAACCCCTAGAATGTCTCCCTTTGATTATCTCAAACAAATCAAATGGTTTATGACAATCAAGGACAACTCACAGAGAATAATGAAATTGTGCCAGTGATCAAAGTGTCACAGAGACCCTTCCAGATGCCCCTAGATCGTGTATTCTATAGGAGTGGAAGGGAAGCACACCTGACACACTCTAAACCCTCTCTAATCGCCTCTCATGCGTAAGATCGAAGCACAGATGAATGCCGCTCTCGCTAACAGCAAAGACTGGCAGTCTGGCAACACTTCAGTATCATTCAACGAAGAAAACAACACCTCAGTTGTTCGTCTTCATGGTAACAAGATTGCAGTGCTCGGAGAAGATTTTCTGGAGATCTTTGATGGCGGTTGGCAGACAACTACCACCAAAAGTCGTCTCAATGCTATCATCAACGAGTTTTGCAATGCTGCTACCGATGGTGTTTATCAGCGCAACTTTCAGTGGTATCTGAGTGATAACGGAGTCGAAAGAGATTTCGAGAATGGTTACATCTTCGCTTGACAATTAGACAGTCTTCGATTATACTGGGGGCAGTTAATTGGCCCCCTTAAATATAATTTGCGGCCCTTCCCTAACCTACAAAGGTACCCGAGAGGCAGATATATAACGAAGGGTCCCCTTGCAGCCTATATAAAAAAATTTCCCAGCAAAATTTACGCCCCTCAGAGGTTTTTTCACTATGGATTGGAAAATTCGCCAAGATCGTCAAGATGATCGTGTTTGGTGTATGGAAGTGATGTTACGTTATGAGGGATTCTTAGATCCTCGGATTTACGAATGTGCAGATTATTGCACTAGTGCTGGACTGACAAAGGATGCGAATGATGTCATTGCCACCTGGGTGGAGTGGAAGATCGATCATCCGTCAGACAATCCACAAGTTAATAGAATATAAGGAGACAAAAGGTATGTCCAAGAGATTCACTATCACTATCGAAGAGGATGAATTTGGTGAATTAATTCTTCCAATCCCTGATGATGTCTGTGAAGATCTTGGATGGAATATCGGAGATGAGTTAGAATTTGAGGTTGATGATGTCACTCAGAGTTTTACTCTCAGGAAAGTTGAGGACCCTTCATAACCGCGACCACAGCAGAAATACCCCCTACCACCGCTTTTACGCTCTATGGCACTTAAAGATGATTTAGAATTATTAGCAAATGATAATGCGACAGCCCATGAGGCATTGAATGAATGTATTGGCACTATTGCTGAGCAACTAAAGGGGATTAAGGATTACGTTACTCACCTTACAACACCAGACAAGATTTTGTATAAACCAAAGGGTGAAGGAGAATATCTAACACTAAAGGAGAATTTAGATTTAATCTATGCTAAACTACATTCATTAGAAGAAAAAGTAAATGGCTGCTGAAATTTCACTTGCTGGAGGATGTCATACTGATGGAGGTATTTTTGATACGCCTCCATGGGGATTGATTGGTGGTGTAGAAAATAACTGTCAAGCAAGAATACCTGTAACAGATAGTTGTAGAGTCAGTGTAGAAGCAGACTTTCATCCAAAACCAATTAGGATTAGGGAAGCAAACATCTCTAATATGCCTCGTGATGCTGTCATGTATGGTAGCACGACTGTATCTGAGTATGGTAGATCATCATATGTTTCACCTGTTGGTGCAGCACAGCAGTCAGCAGCAAACTGTGGAAAAGTATTAATTGGTAATGCAGGTGGTATTGCTGACACCTATGTGTTTTTTGATTATGTGCCGAATGGTCTTTCATTTGGTTTAATGGTTAGTGACACATGGTTTTCATATTTGTATAGAGTTGGATGTAATGCAGGACATGTTGGTCAAGCATGTTATAAGTATGAGACCGAAGATAAGTCAACTGGTGCAGGCACTGATCCAGTGTCAGGAGAACCTACAGCATCATCTACGGACACTGGGGGTAGATGTATCCCTTGCACTGATTTTGCTTGCTCTCTGGAGCGTCTGACTATCGATTATGAAACAGATGAGATCGATCCTAAAGATGTAGTTGATCCTGATGCACCATTTCCTACACTTTTTGCTATTGATAGTGATAGTAATAAGGTTGTATTTAAGTATGATGCGCTATCGAGTCAACTTCCTAATGGTGTAACAGACTTTAATCTTGTTTATACACCCGATAGTATTGATATTGATGCTTGGGATGAGAATACTTTTTCTGCCGATCCTGTTATTACTAGTGAAAATCATTGGCAAACTACAGATGAAGGGTTTGGCACCTTCTTTGTTGTTGGAGGAGATGATCTAGAGAGCGGAACTGCTCAAGGATTGCGCTTGACTGTTAGAATTTCTGCTGTACAAGACCTTTCTGTGCTTCCTACAGTCGCATTTACGGGCACAAAATGGGAAATCTTAGAATTAGTTAATCCTGGTCAGAATTATAACATTAATGATACCTATACAATTACCTATAATCACATCCATGCTGACAATAGTGTAAGTGAATTCAGCATTGATATTAAGATTACTGCAGTTGGACCCATTGAAATTACCACAAACAATGGTTTAGATCCGCTTCGTAGTGGTGATACCATTAATGGTCACGTTATTACGAAGATGTTTCATACCGATCTGCAGAATTTTAACTATCATGTTGCATATTTGGACGGAAATGGGTCTGATTTTACCGCAGATGGTAGTTATACCTCTAGTAGAAATCACCAAATCACCGCATTAGCAGGTTTTGGCATCCCAAATACTGCATGGTATGGCGGATTGTATGAATTTACACAAAAATCTTTTCAATATACGGTGCATTTGAGAGATTCTGGTGCTCCAAACGTGTTTGATACATGTAGACAACCCGTATTTGACTACGGATGTAAGGCAAAATTCAATCCAGGTAATCAATTTACCTTATCAAACTCTAGTGATGCCTCTAAATTCCAAGTTGGTTATACCGTTAAGGGACCTTTGATCAAACCTCGTAGTTATGTTGCTTCTATAAGTGGATCTACGGTAACTTTAAATCAAGATGTAGACATGGGAGGCATTAGTTACTCAGATTATGAGACTGATGTGCAAGTCCAGACCATATCAATTGAAGGTGGGCAAATTAAATCTATTCAAATCATTGATGGTGGACAAGGACTTAATGAAATTGAGGAAGTTGCCAATAAACCGATCAAATTAAACTGTGTTGCTAGCACTCCTAATGCTGTAACACGAGAATTTATTGGCACACAGACGATTCCATCTGATCCACCAGAGTATTATCCGAATGTAGCAGGTGCTCCCGCGACTGAAAACTATGGAATTTTAAAATATAAGAGAATTCCCGCGAAGAGAGACAACAGACCAATCATTCCACAGGTTACTGCCACATATTCTAACGGTGTATTGACGGGTGTTACCATCGATGATCCTGGTCGCGGACTAAATTGGGGTGATGACCTCGTTTTTAAGATTCCTGATACTAAAAAAGACATTGAGAATGTCGTTATTCCTTCTGCTGAAGATAGTAAACCGCAGTGGCAGGGTAGTATTGAAGCAACTGCAAGGGATGAGGGAGAAAGATCTGCTAAAGAAGTTGATTTTCAACGTCAAAGTAGAATAGATGCGGGATTTGATCCCGATTCAACCAATGCTTTTCAGGAGCAATACCTAGGAAACGACTTCAAGCAGGTGCAGACTGTTGATAATGCGGTATTGAATTACGATCCTGAGTCTCAGAGACGTATTCAGGTGCCTCAATCTAAGTATAATAAGCGTGTCACTGATAGTATTAGAGAGTCCTTACGGGAAAGGAAACCAATCGATCCATCAAGCTTGGCACAAAAACTTGGAAAGTTGGGTGCATCTGAGGTATTTCAAAGAATGTATGGTAATCATTATGACGCACAGACTAAAGGTGTTGAAGAGGCTATTGATAGTATGACACAAGCGACCATTCCTGAATACTTTGTTTGTAACGAAACTTTAATTACCACTACTCAACAGAGATTTGGTGATCTTCCACATGCTACTGATTTGGTCAAATACCATATGGCACAGTATCGTCCAGACGATAGACAACAAACCACGGTGAAGGTCAATCTGAGGGGTTATGTTGAGTCAGAGGGTTGCGGTCATGTGCCGTGTGCAAATGCTCCTTTAGTGCCTTCTAGCTCACCAGCTGAGACAGATCCAGAGACAGGTGCTCAAACGACATATACATATACATTATCACCCGTCTTGGGTCCTGGGTGTCAGAATTGGGTTGCCTCTGGCACACAACAAGTTTTCCATGATTTAACCAGATCAGCTGGTTTATGGGCTCAAACGGTTGCTAAATATGGAAACCCATTTGACATCACGGAGTAAGTAAAGTAAAATGCCAGCAGGTCCAATCGTCGGATTGCCAAATGCAGCCGCTGTTTACAACGGTAGCGATACAGGTCATGGCACTTGTGTCCCTGCAAATACTTGGCCAGTTAACCCTTGTGGCACTCCCTGCCCCGCAGTTGTGCCTAAAGAACCTATTGCTAAAATGGATGCCACTAATATGTGGCCACCCTTCCCGCAATTACCTTTGGTAAAAATTGAAAAACCATCGGTGTTGATTAATAATTTCGTTCCTATCCTTGATCAGGACGTGCTTACGAATCATCCACCGACTTGCACTCAAATTGTGCCATTGGTAACGGGAAATTGTGCAGTAACAATCACATGCCCAACACAGACTCTTTGTGTTGAAGATATTGCTGGTGGTGGTGCTCATATTAGAAAAGCAACTGCCACTTCAGCAACTGTCTGGATCAATGGTAAGCGAGCATGTAAGGTTGGCGATCCTCTTGGACCACCATGTCTATCTTTGATCTCTACAGGATCAGTAAACGTTTTTATAGGACCTTAATTATGGCAACAAGATCTAAATCACTCTCTGGTGGTAAGTTAATTGAGTCAAAACCGAAAAAAACTCGTCAGGGAATGGGACAGCATACCAAGTTGTCTGCAACCAGTCGTAATGGCGCTAAGAAGCGTTATCGTGGACAAGGTAAATGAGACCAAAAACTCGTGAATCCATGGAAATGCTGTTTTGTGCAAAATGGAATCTTCCAAAAGCGGCAAAACATGCAGATTTGACGAATAAGGAGATGAAAATCACCTTCAATGAGTATTGTGCTTTTCATCCTCCTACCTATACTCTTGAAAAAGAGTCATAAATAATAATGAAGGGATAGGAACCCCTTTAAAAGTTCTGTTTTTCACTACTTTTAAAGAAAATGGCAAACAATCCCATTCCTGATCATGTACCCGAGATTATGAATAAGGAATTTGGCACAGCAGTGCTAATTACCGACCCTAAATCTGATTATTATTTGAATTTGGCGTCAAAGCGGACACAAAATAAAGTCCGCCATGGTAACTTTCTCGAAAGATGGCTATAAAACCTTTATCTAGTAAGGACTTCAAGAAATCTAGAAATTTTTCAGATATTTCTATGAATTTCTTGAAGAATCCCTTTACTAAAGATACAACTAAAGTAACTAATGCGGATGCCATCAAACAGGCAGTCAAAAATTTAGTTTTGACTGTTCCTGGTGAAAGATTCTTCAATCCTGATTTTGGATCTAGAGTTACCGATTTATTGTTTGAGCCAATGGATCCATTTTTGGTGGATGCTATCAGGATTGAAATTGAAACTGCTATCAAAAACTTTGAACCTAGAATTTTTCTTAGCGAAGTTGTGGTTACACCAGATTATGATATAAATTCTATTTCAGTGTCTATTGAATATGAAATTATTGGTTTGCCAGTCACTGAGCGAGTTAATTTTGTATTAAAGAGGCCATAATGCTCCCCAATAAACTAACAGCATTAAATTTTGACGATATAAAGTCATCAATTAGAAGTTATCTCAAAACTAGAGATGAATTTGTTGATTATGATTTTGAGGGATCGGGTTTATCGTACCTTATCGACATGTTGGCGTATAATACTTATTATACGGCATATCTTGCTAACATGTCAATGAATGAGGCATTTTTGCAATCCTCTACCGTAAGAGATAATATTGTTAATCTTGCGAAAGCATTTAATTATACACCGAGATCTCCTATTGCTTCTAGGGCAGCATTTAATATTGTTGTACAAACAACACCTGGAGCAGATGGAATTTGTCCGAATAATATTACCTTAAAAAAAGGTCCGATTGCTACAGGTGGAAAATATACTTGGAATTTACTGGAAGATCAAACAGTAGTAGTAGATCCTGCGAGTTGTAATGCACTGTTTGAATGCATTACCGTGTATGAAGGATCTATCGTATCGTATGAATACACTGTAGATACCTTCAATCCAACTCGATACATCATTCCTAGTCCTGATGCGGATACATCAACATTAAAAGTTAGTGTGAGAGCAAATGAATCTAGCACAAATGCTGATATCTACAATCGTGTAGAAAATTTAACCAATGTAACTTCAACCGATCGTATTTACTTCTTAAGTGAGTCTGAAGACCAAAGATATGAAGTAACATTTGGTGATAATACTAGTGGCAGAAAACTCAGTGATGGTGAGATTATTCAACTTGAATATGTTGTTGCTTCTGGCGAAGAATCAAATGGCACAAAGTCGTTTTCTTTTAAAGGAAAATTAATTGATAGTAATGGCAACACTTATGATAATGCCAACAATTCTCAGATCTCTTTAACGATCCAAGAGCAGGGTCAACTTGGAGCTCCCATAGAATCTGTCGAATCCATTAAATACAATGCTCCTAGGTGGTATAGTGCTCAATACAGAGCGGTTACTGCTAATGATTATGAAGTAATCATCAAAACAATCTACAATAATGTCCAAAGTGCGGTTGCTTTTGGTGGAGATGAATTGTCACCACCTGTATATGGAAAAGTTTATATTGCAATTAAAACCAAAACAGGATCTTTATTGAATGATGCGACAAAGAAAACTTTGTCAGCACAACTTAGAAAATATGCAATGGCATCTATTGAACCTATAATTACTGACGCCAAAAATGTTTATATCTATCCTAGAGTATTTGTTACCTATGACACTGCTTGCTCATCTAGAAACGTAACTGCAATTGAATCTAATGTCCAAAGTGCGATTCGCAATTGGGCAGCAAATACGCAAATTAACAACTTTGGTAATCAGTTTAAATTATCTTCTTTCAATAAAGCAATTACTGAATCTGATGCTTGTATCAATGACGTTTCTACTCAGGTAGTAATGTTGAAGTATGTTGAGCCAAATTTGACTGAAACAAATACATATTGCTTTACTTTTGGTAATCCTCTCTATGATAGTGCTCCATCTAAGACTGATGATGGTGGTGGTGATGGAAGTTGTAATAAAGAGCCAATTGTCAAATCTGGAAGATTCCGCACATTAGAATATCCTAATGACGATCAATATTTTGAGGATGATGGATTTGGAAAACTTTTAACTTACTATAATAGTGGTAATAGAAAGATTATTACCAGCACGAATGCTGGTACTATTAATTATGACACAGGAAGAATTTGTTTTGGTCCTGTAAATATTACAGGCACTGGTGGAAATAATCTTCCTCCCGACCCGACTGATGATGACAAAGATGATTTGATTGATAGGACTGGCACCCCCAAAATTCCTGTGGAAGTTATTCCTGGTAATACTGGAATTATTGGCACACCAGAACCTGATACTGTTATTGAAATCCCAATTCCAACAGTTACTGTTGCCCCTTCAGGCACAACTCCGCCTCCTACTATCCCAATAAATAGTCTTAATCCTTCCCAGTTTGAAAGCAATCCAGACGTGATTGACATTCCAGATCTTACTGGTCCAGGCGACATCGCAGATAACACTTGTTTCTGATAATAAATGGCAACCGTAAATAAAGCTTCCCGTCGCGTAGATTCGCAGACTCCTCAATTTATTGAGGAGTATCATCCCCTGTTTAAGAAATTTGTAGAATATTACTACAAATCTCAGGAAAAGACTGGTTATGGTCAGAATATTGTAAATTCATTTACAGATCTTCTCAATATTGACAAACTAAATGTTGATATTTTAGGCGGTAGCACAGTTACGGTTAGTGATGCAACGAGCTATGATAGTGAAATTGTTGTCGAAAACGTTGATAGATTTTTAGAAAATAATGGATCTATCTTAATTAATGATGAAGTAATTTTTTATGAGAAAGCAGTTTCTTCTCCAAGTATTGCTCTTGGACCTGGCGTTTCTTATGATCAAGTAAAACTAAAGTGGAGACAGTTATCAAATATCTTTAATGATATCGATGGTACTAGAACTACGTTCTCATTGATTTCTCAAGATACTCCTATTGCACCTCCTTCCAATCAACATATTATTGTCAAAATCTTTGGGGATATTTTAATTCCTGGTGATGATTATGTTGTTAATGGAACAAATATTACATTCATTACTGCACCTAGAGCAAGGACGGTTGCTGATTCTATTGATTCTTGCTCTATTACATATTTGAATGGTTTTGTTGAAGATACGATTTATCAATTAGATAATGTTTCTGGTGCTTTTGGTGAGGGTAAGAAAACTTTTGAAGTTACTAGAAATGGCGAAAAATATATTCCGATTGTAGATGAATATATTATTGCAATTTATGATAATCAACTTTTAACACCAAAAGTAGATTATACTTTTGATGGTAGTAGAATCACTCTTAACTTTGTGCCTCTTATTGGCAGAAGACTAGCTTTATATTCAATTGAGTCTGCAATTCCTTCTTTTGGTAACAATGCGGTTGGATTTTCTAGGGTAAATGATAATGGCGAATTATCCGACGTTGTTATTAGTGATAATGGTAGTGGATATAGATTTGAATATCCCCCTAAAGTAACGATCAAATCTCCTACTGGTAGTGATGGTTCTGTTAGACCATATATTAATGGTCTCAAGACACTCACTTTATTGAGTAGTGGTAGAGGTTATAGCGATACAAACCCTCCAGTAGTAAACATCGAAGAACCAACTCTAGCAGGTTCTATTACTGCTAAAGTTGAAGCAGTTGTTAAAGATGGACAACTGACGGAATTAAAATTACTCTCTTCTGGTAGTGGATATACCTTTACACCAAGAATTACATTTATTCAACCTGGAGGAGCACTTTTAGCGCCTCCTACTATCATTGCTGGATCTGTTTCTGGCACTATCACTATCCTAGATGATGGTTTTGGTTACACCACTCCCCCGAGAATTTACATTGACGAACCTACTGGTGAAAATGGCATTAAAGCAGCATTTTCTTGTGATTTAGATGAGCAGGGTCAAATTACCAGAGTAAATATTTTAAATCCTGGTCAAGGTTATGAAGTAACACCTAGAATTGCTGTTATTGATCCAGTAGGTGCTCAAGTACTTGAAACTCGCGTTGATGGTAACGGTAGAGTCATTGATATTGAATTGCTAACAGGTGGTGGAGGATATGAAGATATTCCTTCCGTATACATTGTTGATGATCGCACTGATGCACAAGGAAATTATATTGGTGGTGTAGGTGCTACTGCAGCTGCATCTATTTTCAATGGTCAAATCACTGATATTAATATTACAAATTTTGGTAGTGGTTACAGTCCCGATAATCCTCCTAAAGTAGTAATTCAGTCCCCTCCTACAGCAAAAGCTTCTTGTGAAGTTGGTCTTGGTGAAATTACAGGTTTCCAAATTATTAATAGTGGTAGTGGATATGAAAAGTGTAAGTTTGTTGGTTGTGCTAGAGCAGCATCTGCAATTTCTGGTTATACCCAATCTGGCGATGTAATTTTTTCTGGTGATACTGATGCAGATTCACACGATTCTGAATCTACTGTAACATGTCTTGATGCTGTTTTTGTTAAGAGAGTTCTTGACAAATATATTGAGGAGTATCTTCCTGACATTCCACAACTGGATTTTGAGTCTATTGATGTTAGATCTGCAATTAAAAATATCAAGACTTTCTATTCTACAAAAGGCACAACATTCTCTTTTGGATATCTTTTTAAACTTCTTTATGGTGAGAATATTTCTGTTTCTTATCCGAAAGATCAACTTATCAAACCCTCTGCTGCTACTTGGTCTATTAACACCATTCTGAGAGCAACTTTAGTTAGTGGTGATCCTAGAAATATTCAAGATGCTCAAATTCAACAATTTGCTGATATTGCTGATACCAATATCCGAGATGCAAGTGCTCTTGTTGAAAATTATATTGCTATTAACACCGCAGAGTCTGTAATTTACGAATTAGTCTTATCTGAAGAGACAATTCAAGGCACATTCGTTGTCCCATATAAAACTAAACTTGCTGAGCCACTTACTGCAACCAGTGACATTATTACTGTTGACTCTACTATTGGTTGGCCTGAAAGAAACGGTGAAATTGTAATCGGTGGTGTAGAAACTGTAAGATATAAAGAGAAATCTCTCAATCAGTTTATTGAGTGTACTAGAGGCATTGTTGGGACACCCCAAATCTGGGATTCTGCTACTGAAGTAACTTCTAATTTCAAAGTATATTTGAATCGTGGCACACTGAATGAAGTTGTCATGAATATTGTTGGTATTGTTGATGCTCAACAAACAACACTCACAGACACTGGATCATATTATCTCCCTGGAGATAAACTGACCGTTTCCAAACTTGGCGGCACTTCATCATTACCTCAATTAACAACTTGGTTGTATAATGTTAAAAAACTGATTGAGGTTGAAGGGATTACTTTTGGTGGTGTAAATAATCAGTCTGCAACTGTAACCTGCTCTGCTCCCCATGGTCTTCTGGTGGGCGATCAGGTGACTGTTTATGGTGCTAACCCAATCTTATATAACGGCACCTTCCTGGTCACTTCTAGGGACTCTCAGACGGTATTCCAGTATCAGTTACCACAACCCGCTGCAGTTGAGCCACAGGGTAATATTCTTATCTCTGTTGACTTAAACAAGGGTAAATCTACCAATGCTGCAATTTTAAATGCTATTGGACCTTATACAACTAATGTCCAAAACACATTCTTTAATGATCAGTATGTTTATGTTGCTTCCACTGGTATTCCTAATTATGAAATTGGTCCTTTCCCTGGATCTGCGTTACTTCCTGGTAACCAGAGAAAGTTAAATCGTTTCAGTAGTCAAACAACTACAATTTCAACCAAAACAGATGTTGTCCCTGGTCCAATTGGTACTTGGGTAAATGGTGTATCTGTTTGGTCTTATAAGTCGGAAACGAGTCGCACTTTTGGTGCTGTTACTGCTGTTAACATTATTAATTCTGGTAAAGAATATGATGCTGCATCACCTCCTGCTATCACCATTTCTGGCGGTGGTGGCACTGGTGCAGCTGCATCCGTTGTCGTCAATGGATCTCTCTATGAGGTTGAAGTTACTAATGGTGGATCTGGATTCACTTCTTCTCCTCTAGTTTCTATTGTTGGCGGTGGCGGGTCTGGTGCATCCGCAACAGCAATTATCACAAAAGGTGTTGTTTCTAGAATTCTTGTCAATGAAGGTGGCGAGGGGTATACTTCTCAACCACTTATCACTATTGTTGGTGGTGGTGGCACAGGTGCTGAAGCAACTGCATCTGTTAGAGGATCTATTAAAGAAGTAAATATCACCAATGGTGGTAGTTCTTATACATCTAAACCTTCAGTTAGTCTGAGCTCTGGTCGTGGCGCTGTTGCCCAAGCAATTGTTAATGATGGTCGTATCATTTCTATTGCTATCATCTCTGCTGGTGTTGGTTACACTACAGCACCTACAGTTTCTATTCAGGGTGATGGTTTTAGTGCTATTGCAAAAGCAATTATCGATACTGATGGTGAAAATGCTGGTCGTGTAACTGGCGTTGAAATTTTAAACAGAGGTATTGGATACAATCAAGGCACAACAGTTATCAATCTCACATCGGTTGGTCAAGATGCATTGTTTGATGCAGAAGTATTCCAGTGGAATTACAACTTACAAGAAACTACAGAATTTGATACTGCTAAAGGCACTGTATTTGAAGGATATAACATTCAATATGGTGGTGAATATGCACACCTGTCTAATCCCCAGAGATTGAGATATATTCTTGGTGATAACCTATATCAGGACAATTTGGGCAGAATTCTTGAGCAAGAATCTCAGTTGGAGCATTCTCCGATTCTTGGTTGGGCATTTGATGGTAATCCGATTTATGGTCCGTATGGATATCAAGATCCTACCGATCAGGGATCAAATATTCAAGTAATGAGGTCTTCTTACTCTTTAAAAACAGAGTTGGTATTTAACGACATTACAAATCCATATCCTGTAAGAACTGAGGGTCCTCTTTTAAACGAAGAACCTGCGGGTAGGTTTATTGAAGATTATCAGTATGTTTTTGGATCTGGTGATCTTGATCAATATAATGGTAGATTCTGTAAGACTCCTGAGTATCCTCAAGGTAGATATTGCTACTTTGTTACCATTGATAACTCTGAAAATGGCAATCCTGTTTTCCCATTCATTATGGGACCAAATTACAATTCGGTTGTAGATACTTGGAATCTTAAGGATTCTTCTGTACAGCAAAACATTCCTACTGGAGTTGTCCGTTACAGAGACCCGTATGAGAATGTTGATATTGATGTTGAGCGGACTCCCAATGCTTCCACCAATGCTCTTACCTTGGAGGATGGTGATATATTACTGTTTGAAGTTGAAGATGAAAACCGAGATGGTGTAATTACTGCAGATGAAATTGCAGATCCTGATCAGGTATTTGAAGAGGCACCTTTACAACTCTTTGACTACTTCCCATCTGTCAAATTAGACTCTAAAGTTGATATCGAAGTTGAAACAATCAGTAAATTTGAAAATGCATCCGTTACTGGGTTTACGGTTGAAAATGCTGGTCAAAACTATCAGGTTAATGATCGACTGATTTTCGATAACGAAGATACTGGTGGTACTGGTGTATCTGCTAGAATTTCAAGAATTAAAGGTGAATCAGTCCTATCTTACACATATGAAACTATTCAGGGCACTAATTTTGGTATTCTTCAAACACAACAACCTCACAATTTGATTGCTGGTGATACAATTTTTGTCGATTACAACCCCTTAATGGATAATACCAATAAGAGCTTTATTGTTAGACAATATCGTGGTATTGAAGAAGTTGTAGTCAATCAAACTGGTAGTGGATATAATACTGATATTCCACCCACAATTGTTATTGATGGTGATGGTGAAAGTGGTAAGATTGAAGCAATCGTAGATCAAGTTGGTGCTATTAAGTCTTTCAATATTACCAATTCTGGATCTGGTTACGTCAATAATCCTCGGGTAATTCTTTCACACCCACAGGTATTTAAGAAAGCAGATTATTATGCTTCCTTAATTGAAAATAATGAATATGTGAAAATAAATGATGTCTATGTCAATGATACAAAAGAAGTATATGTTTGTGGTGCAACTTTAGACGCTGCTGGCAATACTGTTGCATTCATAAGCAAACTTTCTGCAACTGGTGTTAAAGAATGGGAGAAGACATTAGAAACTACTGTATTGGGATCTAATAATTATACAGAATTCCAAAAACTGTATGTTGATGGAAGTGATATTTGGGTAACAGGTATTAATAAACCAAATATTCCTGTTTTGGATAATTACAATCCTGATATCATTCTGTGTAAGTATGAAGAAGCAAATAATGGATTGAGTGCAACACTGGACTTCCAAAAAGGATATGCAGGTATTTCTGGATCAACTAGATCTGATAATGTAACTGATATTCAAAAAATTACTGATACTAGATTCTTAATTGGTGGTTTTACAAATACCAACTCTGGAGCTCCCTGGGATGCATTCTTGGCGATCGTTGATACTTCTGGTTTCTTTGTTGCTAAGAGAAAACTTGCATCTGACAATTCTTCCGAAAAGATTACATCTATTCGTATTGTAAATGGTAGCATTTACTTCACCATGGAGACTGCTTCTTCAGACAGCTCTAATGATATTAATGTTTCCTTCGGTAAAGCAACTGCTGGTGTTTCTGCAATCACTATTGATTGGATTAAAGAGATCTCCAGTACAACATATTCATTCTTAAATTCTTCCCTGGCGGTTGATGAATTTGATGAATTCTATGTTACTGCAACCTTGCGTCTCAAATCTGATGATGTAACTAGAGATGGTTTCTGGGTTGGTAAGTTTGATGATGATGGTGATATTTTATGGAATCAAAGATATCAAACGGGTAGAGACATTACTGTAGTTGGTAAAACAGAAATTGACATTTTTGGCGATCTTAATGTCGTTTATGGTCAGGAAGATACAAGCAACTCTAATTTGACCTTTAATTCTGTCAAGATTAAGTATGACGGCACAGTATTAAAAAATACTCAAAATGAATTCGCCGCCTCGTCCAATACTACAAACAATATTGAAGGATTTGTGCCTCTGACTTTGGGCACAGACAATTCTGGAGATGTACACATCTTCGGTCAAACTAAGTGGAATAGACAAGAATGTATTGATACATTTAGTGCTGCTTCTGCAACAGATTTAACTACTCATCATTCTGTGTCCATGGTTGGCACTAGTGATTCAGCAATCATAGAAAATGGTGTTGGTAAAATTTATGGTTATCAACCTGCTGGCACAAATACTGTTTGGGAAAATTCTTACTATAGAATCCCAGGCACAACTTTAGGTGCAAAATTAGATGGAAACTGGACACTTCAATTCTTTGTGTATAAAGATGGAGCACAAACTCTTTCACAATCACAGCAAACTCTAATTGGTATTGGTAGTGCTCAAGATACCACTGGTGGTCTTTGGTTGGGATATGATACTTCTGGTGCTAATGGCTCTGGATCTTTGCAACTTGTCATTTCTAATAATACTACTAGACTCGATGCAGCAAGTGGTCTTTCTTCTGCATTGACTAACATGTATGCTCAGAATACATGGCAAGTTATTACTCTCACTAAAAATGGCACAAACTTCAAAGCATTTGTGAATGGAATTCAAGTTTTGGATGGTAATGTTACCAACACTTCTTTTGCTAATAAGGACATTTACATTGGTAATCAAATGGGTTGGGGCACCAATGCCACAGACTTCAGTGCTGCATATCAAGGACAATTCTACGTCGATCATCTAGTACTTAAGAATCGCTTTGTAACTCCGACAGTTCCTAGTGACATTACAGCACTTCCCACTGTAGGTGGATTTGGTCTTACTTTTGATTGGGTCGATGATGCTTGGTTTACCACAAATCTCAATCGTTATGATTATATTGATTACGTTGGCGCTGGTATTAAAGTTGATAAAGATGCTGAGAATAACAAAATTGGAAGTATCGGAGTATTAACAAATACTCAAGTTAATCTTGTAAGAGATGCACTGACACCTGTAACTGGAGTATCTCTTACCGTATCTAATAATGGATATTCTCTCGGTGGAGAAGGATTCCAGTCTCTTGATTTCAATGATGCCAACACTACTCATGCTCAAGATACTGAGTCTCTTGAAATTTCTCAAGATATTTGGGGATCTAGAACTGCAACAATCCCTGCTCCTGGATCTCAGAAAGTTAAGGCAACTGCAGTTGTCAAAGATAGATATTTCTTCAAAGTTACTGATACTATCAAGGTTGATAATGTCCAACGTTTGACGATTAATCAACCATTTGAATTTACATCAAATGCAAAACTGAAATTGATGAATGGAAACACATTTGTCAATAGTGGTTATATTATCGATATTGATCATGTAAACCGTTATGTTTATCTTGCAGTAAATAACAACGCTTGGTCTGATGATTTGGATACTGGTCTTCTTTCTACTGAGCAGTTTGATGAGCAAACAACTTATGGCATCAAAGGACCAATTCCTGCTGATGTGAATGAAATGAAGAGTTATCTCTTCCCTGAAATTGTCAATACAACGATCGGCACTTTTGACATTGACATGAGAGACTTTGATGCTCCTTCTGATGTTGGTGGCACTGATAATTTGCACGAATTTGCAACATTCAAACCGTATGAAGATGATCAGTATAGAGTTCGTATTGATGAAATTTCTGGTAGTTCTCCTTATATTCCTGGATCAGTTGTAAGTCTTTCTGATGCAACAGTTACTTTTAATGCAGATTATAATACTATCAATATTCAAGGTTTGACAGGTGTTTCTAAAATTAGTCTCACAACCAACCTAAGAAAGATTCTTCAAGTTAGTGCAGTTTCTAATAGTGATATTGTATACGTTATTACTGATACCAGTCACTATCTTTCTGAGGGTGAGATTGTCTTTATTGATGGTAATCCTACCCGAGAACTTAATACTGTAAGTTATGACGAATATGATGGTGCATTCCCAGTAGAATCTGTTATTAGTGTAAAAGAATTTACATATAAGTTAGATTCTATTGCTCTTACTGATCCTGCTACCAATCCTTCTGATGTAAGTGTCTATGTTAAGTCACCTACATTGAAGATGTATTATGGTCACCAGTATATCTTTGATCTTAGTCACTCTTCACTGGTTGGTGGCAACCTTTCATTCTCCAAAGATAGTCTCTACAAATTGGAATATTCCTTCAACTCGATTGAAAGAATTGGCACTCCTGGTGTAACTGGAGAAGGTCAACCTACACCTAGTGTTAAATTTAAGGTTGATGAAAATATTGTTACCAATATTTCTTACTACTTTGATCCTTCTAGACCTGGAGCAGATTCTCCTGTAATTCCTGGATCTTATTTGGACGTTGTTGGATCTCCATATGAAGGCACATTTGTAATTAGCGGCGTTTCTGGTGCCACTATCACTAGAGGTTCAGATACATTTACATTCCCACTTCTCAATGAGCCTGAGGGTAATGCTGATGTTGCAAATGCATCTTACTCTACTAGCTCTGAAAAAGCAGTCGGATCTATTTCTGACATTCGTATTGTTAACAGAGGTGGTTTCTATACAAGACTTCCCATTGTTACTGGTATTCAATCCAACAGAAAAATTGAAAGAGTCCAGATTAACGAGCCTGGCACTGAATATGCTCCTGGTCAATATAATAATGTCCCGATTAGTGGAGATGGTGAAGGTGGTTTGGTTAATTTAACCGTCGAAAATACCACAGATGATGAAGGTAATAATATTCCTGGTCAAATTACAGCAGCAGTAATTTCTTCTCCTGGTAAGGGTTACACAACAGCAACAATTGATATTGCATCTATTGATGGCATTCTTGGTCCTAGTTTGAATGGATCGGGTGCTGATCTGGAAGTTGTTATTCCTCCGTTTGGCACAGGTGCTTCTATCTTTACTCAAGGGCAGGAAGTTGGTAAGATCAAGAAACTTAAGAATAATAACTTTGGTTATGACTATCCTCATGACTATACTCTGCGTCCTGAGATCACATTCCCAATCAACGCTCAGTTAACATCTACCAGTATTCTAGACAGTATTACTGTTACTGATCCTGGATCTGGTTATTCCCAAGCACCTACAGTTGTTATCACTGGTGGTGGAGGATTTGGTGCTACTGCAGAGTCTACTATTAAGAATGGTAGACTTGATCAAATCATTGTTAAAGATCCTGGATCTGGTTATTCTTCAACTCCTGCAGTTGAATTGAAATCTTCTTTCAACTATGTTATCAACCTCGACCTTGGACTTCTCCAATTTGCATTCCCACATGGTATTCAAAATGGAGCAGAAGTAACCCTTAATGTTGTTGATACTGGTGATGGTGCTGAATTCCCACTATCTTCTGGTGCTCTTGGTAGACTGAATGGAAATACTACTTACTATGCAATTGCAGGCACCGCTCAGTCTCTTGATGATGATCAGTTAAAACTGGCAATCACAGAAACAAACGCAGAATTGGGTGATTCTATTGGATTTGTTAATGCTGGCACAGGTAGACAACAAGTCTTAACTTCTTCCTTTGGTGGTGCTGCAACTGCAAACGTTATTACTTCTACATTCCTTGAAGGTGAATTAGTATATCAGGGTAGTACTTTTGAAACTGCAACTGCAACTGGTTACGTCTCGACTAACAGTGGTTGGCAAGTTGGTCCTAGGATTCTTAAGATTGTTGACTACGACGGAGACTTTATTGAAGGTGAAAGAATTACTGGTATTATCTCTAAGTCTTCTGGTATTATTAGTGATTTAAAAATTGCTAAAGGTGTCCTTGAAATCGGATCCATCACTAAAACTACTGGTCAGTTTATTGATGATGTCGGCAAACCTTCTGAAATTATTCAAAAGATTCAAGACTCTTACTTCTATCAAGACTTCTCTTATGCAATTCAAACATCTGTATCTATTAGTGAGTGGAAAGATATTCTTGTTAGAAATGTCCACCCCACTGGATTCAAGGTATTTGGTGAATTAAACATTTCCGATTACAGTTACATTCCTAATAAAGAAACTGCATTTGAATTAACCAAATCCGTTGAATTGGCACAGGAGGCAATCGTCCCCAATGTCCAGAGTTTCTCTCTGGTTGAGCCAATTTATCAGGAATTCAATAATACTGAAGTCTTATTCAGACAGAAGAGACTGACATCTTCAGAGAATATTCTTACCTCAGTTGTACAAAGACTCGATGATATTTCTACTCTGTTTGATGGTGTTAGAATTTCTTTCCCCTTGACTGTTGATGGTGATAACGTTGTTGCTTCGGCAAACCAGATGATGATTATTCTCAACGGTGTTGTGCAAACTCCTGAGGTTGCATTTAAAGTAGAAAACGACTCTATCGTTTTTAGTGAGCCACCCAAACCTCCTGCCAGTGTTAAATATGCACAAGTTACAATTCAACCTGTAAATCAAATTCTTTATACATTTACTAATATTAGTGGAATCTTCCCTGTAATTGGTAATACCATGGTTGGTACTGCTAGCTCTGCTAGAGCGACAGTTACTAAGGTTGAAGGAGATACAATTCAGGCATTTGTTACTGAAGGCACCTTTGTTTTAGGAGAATTGGTAACTGTTGGTGCAACTGGTTTCTCTGCAAACATTGCCACTGAGACTGCAGTTGTAAACAGTGGTCTCTTTGCATTCAATGAAACTATTACTAACCTTTCTGGTGATACTGCAATTGTAGAGGAAATCAACCTTGAGTCTGGTCAAGAAACTCCTCTGGGCACCCTCCGTTATGGTATTGGATCTTCTACAGCATCCTTTGAAGTGTTAACTTCGGATGCTAGTCAGTTTGTTATTAATCAAAATCTGCAGGTAGCTTCCGAGATTATGACAATCACGGGTGTTGCTGCAGGACCTGAAGAGGGAATATCTATTATTACTGCACTCAGAGGTCAGTTGGGCACTTCTGCAATCTCTCACTTACAGAATGCACCCCTCTATAGCACAGAAATTACTATTACGGATCAACTAATCCTCAGCAAAACTGCTGGTACATATCAATCCACTCCTGGTCTGTTTAATATTCAACTGAATGATGTTATTATTGCTGCACAGTCTGGTGTAGTTGCTAGAGTTACTTCTACAAGTCCATATCAAGATCCTGTTACTGAGCAATTCATTTCTCAGGTTAATATTTCTGAAGGTGCATCATTCTTTGGTCTTCTGTTTAACAGAATTACTTCTATCAACTATCAGAATGCTGTTTTAGATGACATTTCCACATCTCAAATTTCTATTGTTGATTATGATGATAATACAACGGCATTCAACTCCAATTTCCCTGCAAATGAATTAGTTAACAATATTGTAATTGATGTTGTTAATACTAATGGCACTTTAGAGAAAGATGAATTTATTAGAAATAATAGAATTGATATTGGTAATGCAGTTGGAGACTTTATTCCCGATGAAGAAGCAATTGTAAGAAAACTCACCCACCGTGAGGATAATATTCAGGGCAATGGATTTTTCTCTGGTGGACAAGTTATCAGAAATGAGAATAGTAAAGCATTAGTTATTGGATATAATGTTGCTAGAAAGACCATTTATCTTGGTCGGATGGGCAGATCTAAGTCTACTGGCGAAGATTATCACACCATCACTTTTGTCCAAGATGCTGAGCTCAACACTTACAATAAGAAGTGGGGTGCTTCTGCTCTTGCATTGTCTAAGGGCACATCTCCACATACTTTTGTTAGTGCTGTTGCTGATTCCATTACTGCCAATGATTCCAGCACTTATACTGCTGCAACGGGCACAACATATAATCCCATCTCTGGCGAATTGGTGCTTGAGATTGGATCTCATAGTCTGACTACGAGTAATACTATTACTTTTGCTAATGATGCAATCACATTTACTTGTGGATCTGACGATCATAACACTGAATTAAGTCATCCTCGTGCTGGTATTGAGCAATCTGGTCAAACCCTTGCAATCACTGCGGTTACCGCTACCACAATCACCGTTGATGGTGGTGCAGTCCCTGTTGATGAATATGTAACTATTCCCACCTCTACAGAATTTGGATTTGGCACTGGCAACTTTACAATTGAGTGTTGGGTTAAGTGCAACTCGATGACAGGCACTAAAGCAATCTTAGATTTTAGATCTGCTGCAACTGAAGTGGCACCTTATCTTTACATTGATGGTGGAAATGTTAGATATTATAACAATGGTAGCAATGTTATTGCTGGCACTACTGCATTAACTTCAGGGACTTGGTATCATATCGCTCTTTCTAAAGATGGTAGCAATACAAGACTGTTTGTTAATGGTACTCAAGATGGATCAACTTACTCTGATGGCAGTAATTATGGCACCACAAAACCAGTAAGAATTGGTGGAGATTATAATGGAAACAATGCATTCCCTGGATACATTGATGAAGTAAGGATTTCTACTAACTCCCGTTATACGGCAGACTTTACTGCTCCCTCTGGTATCCATCAGGGAGATGCAAATACTGTCCTTCTTATTCACTTTGATGGTGAGCACCAGCAGAGATACACCGAAGATTGGTCTGGTGTTGGTGTATTTGCTGCGGGGGATGATTTTGGCAATGATGCCATTCGTGAAACGCAACGTAAGGCAGGAGCTCCCTCTGGATACAATGGAAAGACTCATAGATATGCAGATGCTGCAAATCTTTTACTGTCAAACCAAGAATTCCTTGCAAAGGAAGTAGTTGCACAACTCGTTGCTCAATATCCTTCACTCACAATTCCTGGTGGTAATGTAAACTGTGAAGATGACATTAGTGATGTTATTACTGAATTGGTTTCAGATCTTCGGAATGGAAGCAATAGTGCAATGTGGGATGCTGCTGCACTGTATGTTGATCGTACTGCAAATCCTGTGACTATCAGTCATGTTGAGACTGAAATTGATGAAACAATTTGGGCATATAATAAACTTGCCGAATTAGCAAAATTGGTCATCAATAATCAAGCAGTAACTGTTGTTGGCACTCATGGGTTGACTCAAACTCTTGACAATACACTTACTGATTCTGGTGATGATGGTAATCCTGCATATACAACTGGTGATTGCACTGATGTTAAGAATACAATTGATTCTTTAGTTAACATTGTTGTAGATACACTCACTCAAGCAAATCTTCCTACACCTTTAGATCATCTCGGTACTATTACTAGAGTTATTCCTGCCTATAGTTATAAAGGAGCATATGTAGATTCTTTCTATGAAGTTGAAGTTCCTCTTACTGATGTATTCAACAATACTGAGGTTATTTACTCCAATCAGATTGATGGTGAAGATCGTAATAGATTCTATGATGCAGCAAACTTGATTCGTCTTAACAGATCTGCAATTGTAGATAAGGCAGCATATGATCTTATCGATAGATATCCTGATCTTGCTCTGTCGATGCCTAGAAATCAAGATGGATCTGGTTCTGGCACATTACGTTGTAAGACCGATTTGGGTCTCATTTTAGACGCAATTGCGAATGACATTCAATATGGTGGAAACTTCAACACAGTTGAAGGTATTAAATTCTATCTTGGACAAAATGATGAAATCATTCACATCAGATTGCAACTGCTCTTCTCTCTGTATGCACATACTCGTTTGGGTTACTACATGAAGCAAGCAATCACTGGTGATCTTACTAGTGATAATACTGATTCTGTTATCGTTGGTGATTGGGGAATTACAAATGATCCTGGTAACTGTGCAAATGTCCAGTCTGCAATCGATACCTTAATCGACCTTGCAAATGACATGCTTGCTCCTACAGGTGATAGATTCCGTGATGCAGGCGATCTTCTGCACTTCAATAGAGAATTCATCGCTGATGAATCGACACTGATCTTGGATGCAGACTTTACATATAATCTTGGACCCACACAATACCAAGCGTTTACATATCCTAATGGTGCAACTGTAGGTAGAAGTGATTGTAAGGATGATATTAAAGATATTCTTACATCTGTTATCAGCGATCTTCTGACGGGTGGTAATAGTAATACTATAAGAGCAATCAATTTCTATCTGACTGCTGGAGGTGGTATTACACAGGTTGAGGATGAAATTCTTCCTACAATTTATGCATTCCAAAAAGTCAAAATGCTCGGTAAGAAGGCAATTAATAACTTGTTACTGGGTCGTGGCGGCGGTCCTACTGGCGATCAATATCGTGCAGTATACACATTTGAAGAACCCTATAGAGATCTGACAATTACAGATTCCAATGGTGACTCTACTTATAGTGATGCTGACTGTGCTGATGTAATTGCAGCATTTGAAAACTTGATGGATCTTCTGATCGACACTTTAACTCCTGGTGGTATCGGTGCTAGAGGTGCTGGTAGAATGCTTCTTTTCAATGAGAATTACTACCGCGATGAAATTCAAAATAGAGTAAGTGGTCAGTGGGGATCCTCTGCTTGGACATATAATACTTTCCTTGGTGACATGTTGGATAATACCATTCATGACATGGTTACAACTGATGCATCGTCTTACATCACTGCAAGGACTATTATTCTGTCTGGTGTTACCAACGATTACACAGTTGGAAATACCGTATCTTCTTCTGGTGGTGGCACTGCTACCATTCTTGAGTGGTATCCCAAATTAGACAAACTTGTCGTTGGATCTGTAACTGGCACAGCATTCAGTGATGGCGATACTCTCACTGAGGGTACTGCTACTGGCACAATTACTTCTAGCGGAATCAGCGCAACTTACAATTATTATCAAAATATTTCTAATGTTGAAACACTTAAGTATGCACGCACGATTCAATCTACTGTCCAAGGATCAGTTGTATTTACTAATCTCTTTACCAACCCTGAGCAATACAGTTCTAACTGGACATTCACTCAAGGTACTTTCTCAGATGACGTAGTTACTGCTCCTGATGGTGAGTTTAACGCTGATCTTGCGGCACCCAATACTAATGTTGGTCAGCACTTTATCTACAGGGATTATAACCTGACTTCTTTCACCACATTCGATGGTGAAGGCACTCGGTTTGATACTGATACCGAAACATTTGACACTGGATCTAGATTCGAGTCTCAAACCTTTACATTCTCTGCAGTCTTGAAGGCAAAACCTGGAGCAGATCCTTATGATAAGGTCCGTTTTGCAATGATTCTTGATCCTGGTGCTACATCCAAGGATGTTGTTTTTGACCTTAATCTAGGCGATGGCACTTTCGGAAGTGTGTTTGCCGACGCTGGCGCAACGGTTGAGGGTTATGGATCAATTCCTCTTGGTGATGGTTGGTATAGAGCATACCTGACTATAACATTCTCCTTCGGTATCGGAGTAATTAGAAACCAAATCTTTATCAAGAATAACAGTGGTTTGATTTCTTTCGCTGGTAATGGCACTGATGGCATATATGTTTGGGGTGCAAAACTTGCTAAAGGTGCAATTGATCCTTATGTTTCTGTTTCTGGCACAACATTCTATGCAGATAATGATTACAACATTAAGAATTATATTCTTGATAGTCTTGAGGAATTCTATGAGCAAGCGATGAATGAGTCTTTAGTTAATCCTTCACCTCTTGCAAGTTTCATTCCTTATACGAATTCTGTCCTCTCTTCTACCTATACAACAAATAGTTGGATTAGTGTTATTAAACGCAACTTTAATATCCTTAGAGAGCAGTTACTTAGTGATAGTTACATCAGCACAATTGATAATTATAGTGGTGTTACTGTGCCCGCGAGCACATACGGCACTAGAAGCATTCCTATTCCTCTGGGCGGATCTGTCGGATCGGCAGATAATATCTATGGTCTCCAAAGTGATGCATATGCTGAAATTGAGGTTGTCAGAACAAATCAAGCAAAAATCGTTGAGATTTATCAGAGATTTAGAATTAACGGTGACATTGTTGGAGACCCTGAAGACTTTGCGATTGGAGAAGTGCTTACCAGTGGTGGTGCTTCTTGCACAGTCTATGCAAAATATGAAGATGAAAATAACAAATACTTTGATGTTGTCGTTACTACAGGCACATTTGCTGTCCTTGGTATTCTTACTGGTGAGTCGGCGCAAACTGCAGAAATTGGAAATATTGAAAATAGAATCCAAGTAGTTGAGCGTATCGGCACCTTTGATCAAAGTATTGAATTTAAGGGTTACACCTCTGGTGCTACTGCTGATGTTGAAGAATTGCACCTTGCGGAAGGTGCAGTCCTCTCCAATACTGGTGGTAAATTAACTCTTGATACTGAATCTTTGGTCGGAGAATTTGAAAGGACTTCGGTCGTATATCCTGAAAGCTCTTCCGAATATCTTGAAGTTGCTAAGTTTGCTGGATTTGATGTCAAGGTTGGTGACAGAGTTGCATCATCTGGTCATGTCCGACTTGGAATAAACATTATTAACAATCAGAATACCTTTGTCGTTGGTAATTATCTCTATCGAGTTATTTCTGGCGTCTTAAGAGATGATAGCAACTTCGGTATTATTACCGAAGTTGATCTTGATAATAACTACATCTATGTTTCTATCGTTTCGGGCAATATTAACAACAGTGACTTTGTTGCAGACTATGGTACTGGTGATGTGCCCCTTGGATTTGCGACTGTTAGCACAAAGATTGTAGTCCCTGGCGCTGCAGCAGGTTTGATTCAGGATATTCAAACTGTTGGTATTAATAAGCGACTCTATCTCACCGATGTTATTGGCACATTCAGTAACAGAGATACAATTATTTCCGTTGAAGATTATCGTGCTGCCGTTGTATCACGCAAGGAATTACGCGCTCGCGTAAGAAGATTCTTCAGAGGTTTTGATAGTGTCCAAACCAACTTCAAACTTACCACAAACAACGGTGATCCATACTTCCCTGATCCTGCAGGACACATGCTCATCTTCGTTAATGGTATCCTGCAACCTCCTGGTGCTACGAATGCATACACAGCATTCTCGGATGAAATTTCATTCACAGAAGCACCTGAAATTGGATCTTCCTTTACTGGTTTCTATGTTGGTAAACTGAGGCAGTTGGATGATATTTCTTTCGACTTCGACTCGTTGAGACAGTCCTTCAACCTTAAGAGATCTGGCACTTTCTACTCGCTTACTCTCACAGATGGTGTCCAGTCCACCACGATCAGACCAGAAAATAACATTATTATTTCTCTGAATGGTGTTATTCAAGAACCTGGCGTTGGTTTCGAGATTGTTGGTTCTAGATTGATCTTCTCCGAAATTCCTCGCGTGGGATCAACCTTCGTTGCATTCTCTTACATTGGATCTGACCAGGACGTTGAGGCAGCAGATGTTGTCCCACCAATCGAACCTGGAGACTTTATCGACATTCAAGGTGAGACTGATGATCGTGAAGTTGCTGTTATTGAATCTTCCAACTCTTTGATTACCTTCGACTATCTTGGATCTGTCTTTGGTAGAGGTGCTGATGCAACTGCAGTATTAACTTCAGGAAGAATTGAAAATGTCAGTGTTACTGCTGGCGGATCAGGATACGCTTCTAGACCAAATGTCAGAGTTGACTCTATCTCTGGTTTCGACGCACAAATTAGAGCATTGGTTGGTGTCTCAAATGTTGTTATTGGTAATGGTGGTAGCGGATATTCCAATCCTGGAATTGATGTTGAGACAAGTGTCCCCGATGATTGGGTAGCACCTAACCTTGCAGATTATGGTGAAGAAGCAATTGATCCAGAGATCCTATAAATAACTAAAAATCGTAGCAAATAAATGACCAAGCAATCGCTCAATCTTGGTAGCGCCGCCAATGACAACACGGGGGACACCCTCCGTGCTGGTGGGTCCAAGATCAATGACAACTTCAATGAATTGTATGCTGCAATCGGAAATGGAGCTACGATTCAAATTGATGTTGCTAATGCTGCCAGTGGGCAAGTATTAAGATATAATGGCACTAACTTTATTGCCGCTGATTATACTGCTTTAACAGCAGCTCTTGACACAAATAATAATTCTATTATTTCTTCTGCAAATCAGAATATTACGATTGCCCCGAATGGGACTGGTGATATTAGATTATCTGCAGGTAGTGTAACTAATGTTTTTGACGGTGCAACAGGTAATGTAGATTTGCCGACAAAAGTTACATATAAAAATGAGTATGCTTCTTTAGCTGCAGCACCCACCGCTGCGGATTATCCTGGATATTTCTTCACAGTTGATGGTGATGATAAACCATATGTAAATATGAATATCACCACTGGTGGTGTTGGTGATACTAGAGTGTCTTTATTGACTCAATATACAACTATTGGTGATCTTTCTGACATTGATGTCACTACTACTCCTCCTACAAACAATCAAGTTTTGAAGTGGGATGGCACTAATTGGGTGCCAGGTGACGATAATGCTGGTGTTTCTTCGATTACCAGTTTTGCCACAGTAAATGCTGATACTGGCACAACAACAGCATCCAGTGAGTCGGATGCACTTACTATTGCAGGTGGATCTAATATTACCACTTCGATTGCTGGTGATACTGTAACTATCGCATTTAATGGCACACTTACCACTACTCTTGCTGCTTTAACAGATACTGATGTTGCTGGTATTACTCAAGGTGATTCTCTTTATTGGAATGGATCTGATTGGGTTGTAACCCGCAGTCCAATTACTTGGTGGGAATTGAATGCAGATGGCATTCAGCACTATACTTTTGCTGGTCCTGGATTTACTGGCACTGCTATGGATCCCACTTTATATGTCATGCGTGGTATGACATATGCTTTTGATAATAGTGTGCAGGGTGGTGGACACCCCTTTAGAATACAATCTAGTAGCGGTCTTTCTGGCACTCCATATACGGATGGTCAAACTGGCAGTGGATCTAGTGTCCTTTACTGGACCGTGCCCATGAATGCACCTAGCACATTATATTATCAATGCACACTTCATTCTCTTATGAATGGCACTATCACAGTTGTAAGTTAATAGCAAATGGCAAGGACTATCCCTGGATCTGGAGCTGTCATTGAGCCCATTTTCAATGACATTTTTGGCGTAAAAGCGGTAAAGGTTTTAGAAGGCGGAAGTGGATACGAATCTTCGGATCCACCTAGACTGACTGTGACAGGTTGTGGTACTCCAGTCGAAGAGGCATTACTATATCCAATCATTGATGATGTTTCTGGCAAGATCATACACATTAGGGTTTTAAATTCTGGTAGGGGGTATGATCCATTACGCCTCGCTATTATTCCAGAGCAAGATACTCCAAATGTAGTAACATCTTTTGATATTCGTAGGATTTGGCAGTCAAATCCCAATTCTCAAACTGTAGGTAGTTTTGCAACTGATACAGATAGATTTACTATTACTTCTGATAATCATCCCAAACCAGCAGATTATGTAAACGAAAGAAATCCTGGTGGTGGACCATTAGAAGATCAAACTTTTAATCAGACATTTATTTTCAGGGGCGGAAAAGATGTGCCCCATTTTGGCGATAGACCGACAGAAAAAAATAAACCATTAGGTATTATGTCCAATGGTGTGCTTCTTCATACACCAGATTGGGCAATTCAGGATGATACTCCTGTTGGTTTTAATGTCGATACTGTTAAATATGATTATGTAAAAAATAGTGATGCATTTGGTGGAATTATTGATAATAATCAATATTATTATTCTTCCAATAAACTAATTAATCATTTCAAAGAAAGAAATGGTGTATTTGAAAATGGTCTACTCAGACAGTTTACTTGGAGAATCAAGAGTGAATTTGATAATGTATTGATAGTTGTTAATAATATTGTTGAGCAACTTGGTGAAATAGAAGTTGGTAGAATTGTAGAAAAGGTTGGCGACACTTTTGCTAGAGGTGAAATCGCTAAAATTGTAGAAGATGAAAATGGCAATCCTTCTAGAATTTACCTCAGATTAGTGCAAGGGACATTTGCCAGTGGTGATAATCTTTTGGGATCTACTGGTTTTACAATGACAATCGCTGAAGATCCCATTACATTTCCTAATGGTATTTTCTATATTGATTTTGGACCTGATGCAGAAGAGTTTGGTAACTTTATTCCTGGTCAGTTTTATCTTGCCCCACAAAATGTTAGAGTCCAGAGAAATTATCAAATTATTTGGGATCAATCCGATTCTTCCAATCAACCGTCTGATATCCATACAAATGGGCATCCGATGCAGTTTAGCACCACTCCAGATGGTCCTTTGAATCAAACCCCAGGCACGTTGTATTACAACAGCACTGGAGCGTCTGCAGCACCCTCTACAGACTACGAAAATGAGTTTCGTCCTACATTCATTATGAATGCAGATGAAACAAATAGAATTTATTACTTCTGCAGATATCACAGACATATGTCTGGATATACTGGTGATGAAGGATATATGGTATTGGATCCTGTTATTGAAAACGAACCATTACCAAATAATTACTATATTTCAGATTATTATGTTGATGGATCTACCATTGACTATTCTAGACATGTAACTGGACACTCTAGAATCCTTGGTCTATCTTTTGATGGATATCCCATTTATGGTCCCTTTGGATATGATGATTCTGGTAACGTTACTAGGATGACATCTTCATACCGATTTAAAGTTGGGGATGAAGTTGATGGTGCAAGACCAATAATTACAACTACAGGCACAGTAAATTACACAGTTACTACTGTTAATAATGAGTTTCTAATTGATGGTAGTGTGCCAGCGTTCTTGAATCTGGATCGTGGTAAAACTTACATATTTAATCTTGACGATTCTTCCAATCTAAATTTACCACTTCTCCTATCCACAACTGAAGATGGGTGGCACTCAACGGGGCAGTCTGCAGATATTGGTGTTGAAAGTTATCTTTATAATGATGCAGTTGAGTATGTTATTGATGGAGTTGTAACAACATATGGTAATTACATTGCTAACTTTAATTCTGCGGTAACTAGAGAAGTTAGATTTACTCCCAGAGCAAACTCTCCCAGACTTTTATACGTCTTCGGATATCCTATTGCTAGTGTTGGATTTAGATGTGTCCAAGATGGATACTTGATTGGAGATTTGGTCCAAGATTACATTTTTGAAGAAGGTCTCGGAAATCTAGACAGACATAATGGTAAGTTTGCAGTTACGCCAGAATATCCTAATGGCACATATGCATACTTTATGACGACGGATTCCAGTGACAATCCAGTTTACCCATATGTTATTGGACCAGAGTTTTACGGCACTCCACAGCACCCTGGAAGCACTGTCCCAGCACTTCAAGACACATTCCCTGCTGGTGCTTCTGGAGAAGTTATATTGAATCCTGATGGGTCTGTTGGATACGTTAAAATGACTCGTAATGGTGATGGTTATTTTGGATCAGCACAAGCAAAAATTTTAGGTGGTGGTGGCACAGGTGCCACTGGATCTCCAGTTGTGCAAACTGTGACTAGTTTGTCTTTACTTCAAGAAGGTAGAAGTTTTGCTACTCCACCAACGCTTATTTTTGAAGGTGGTGGAGGACAAGGTGCTAGAGGTAGAGCAACTATTAATACTGCAGGTAAAGTTACTTCAATTCAAATTAATGATCCTGGAGAATTCTATCAAGAACCACCATACATTTTAATTACTGGTGGTGGCGGAATTGGTGCCAAAGCTGAAGCTGTAGTAGATCAAGGTATTGTTACTGCTATCAATATTACTGATCCTGGTAATGACTATGTTAATCCACCCAATATTATCTTTACTAAATTAGTAAATCTTAAGAGGAAAGTTAGATCTAGACAATCATTTAATTCTATTGAAAATTATATTACTGGTCTTCTGAAAGACATTAGTGCTTCAGACACTGAAATTTATGTAGATTCTACAGATGCATTTCCTGGATCTGGTAGTTTAATCATTGGTAATGAGATCGTTAGTTATACTTCCAAATCTAGAGAAAGATTCCAAAATGTAACTAGAGGTAGAAACTTTAGATATGATCAGAGAGTCATTCTTGACACATCTCAAAATGATGGTGAAGGAAATTCTACTTATTCATACAATGTTGGTGACAGAGTTATCAGAAGAATTGAAAACTCAAATAATAAGATTGCAAAAGTATATGACTGGAATCCTTCTACTAGAGCATTATTGGTTACTTTTGAAGTTGATGAATTAGCATTTATTGATGGTGGTATTCCATCGACAGAAGATGCTATTGTGCAATTTGATGCTGGTGTTGCAGCATCGGCACCGTCAGGATTTAATCCACACGTTTTGATAGAAGAGCTTGGTCAAAATATTGTTACTTTGACACAACCTATTGGGTTATTGACTGATAGAGTTTTTGAGGATGATGATGAATTAGACGGAGTAGGTGATGGTATTCCAGACCTTGTAAATACTGGCACTGATTTTGAAAATCAAATCGCTCTTGATGGTGGTATCTATAATTCTCTGTATGGTATTGAAGAGACTGTTGGTGGTCAAAATACTACACTATTTCAAGCAGGTGATCAAATTAAAGATGCTTCAATACCTTTCCGTTATGCAACCATTCTGGAAGCAGGCGGTCTTAGTGAGGGTGTCCCTCATGATGCAGACATGCAGATTTATATTGATCCGAATGACAACAACGGTCAAAACTACTTCCCCGAGGAAATTGTTACTGGAGAAATTTCTGGTGTTAGAGCAACTGTTGTTAGTTGGAATAATACAGAAGGTATTCTTACAGTTAGAGATGTCGTGCCATTTAACACTGGCAATCTAGCTGTTGGTATCAATGGTGTCCTATATAAATTCTCTGATACTGGCACAATTGTTGATTTCATTGTCCAGAATCCTGGCAATGATTATTCCGCTACTCCATCTATCACTGTAGAAAATGCTGGGGATATTCAAGCAACAGCAACTGCAGTGATGACAACTGCTGGTGACCAAATTGCTTCGGTCACTGTAAATAGTGGTGGATATGGTTATATTCAATACATTGATGGCACTTATAACACGAGACCAACCATCACTGTTGATAATGATCCTGGTGATAGCACTGGCAATGGTGCTGCCATTCAAGCAATTTTGGGTGGTGAAAATCTTAATGGAAATAATGGTGCTAGATATAGAATTAAGCGTGTTGAATTTGGCACTCAATTGAGGTCTGAGTAACCTTAATAAATAGACAAGAGGAAAACAGTCCCTATTTAAATGGCCGCCCTACTAACTGATCAATTTAGAATTTTTTCTGCGAAGAAATTTATCAAAGCCCTTGAAGGACCCATCGCCACTCAAAGTGACGATGCGGCAGGTGCAACGAGAGATCGTTTGTACATCTTCATTGGGCGTCCCCAATCATGGGACAATGAAAACTCTCCACCGCAAGCAGTTGATTCATTTCTAGAATTCTCTGGATCTTTCGATGACATGATCGCTTTAAAGCGAGTATTAGCATCGGATACGATTCAGGTTGTAAGAAGAATCGACTGGGTTTCTCCTGAGCAAACCACTGGTGGTTTGGGTTTCACTTATGACATGTATCGTCATGATTATTCTCCCAGTAAGACCGCTTCATCTGGTGCTACCAAACTGTATGATTCCGACTTCTATGTTGTGAATTCACAGTATCAGGTTTATAAGTGTATCTACAATGGCACATCTCCTTCGGATCCTAACGGTAAACCGTCAACGGTTGAGCCGACTGGCACTTCTACTTCTATTATCACTACTGCTGATAGTTATCGCTGGAAATATCTTTACACCATCCCTGTTGCTTCTGTTTTGAAGTTTTTCTCTAATGATTATATGCCAGTTTTTACTAATGATGCAGTAAAAACGAATGCAGTAACGGGCGAAGTTGATACAGTTGTTATCACATCTGCGGGCACAGGTTATAACAACGGGACTTATGATAATGTTGCAATTAACGGTGATGGCACGGGTGGTCGTGTTTCAATCGTTGTAGACGGTGGTAAGATTATTTCTGCAACTGTTACCTCTGGTGGCACGGGATATACTTTTGGTAAGATCAGTGTTGACAACATCACTGGTATTGGCACAGGCACAAGTGGACAGGTTGATGTTATCATTCCTCCTCCGAATGGTCATGGTTTCGATCCAATCGTAGAATTGGGTGCTTTTCGTGTGATGATTAACTCCAAAACATCATACGCTGAAGGTGCTGGCGACTTTCCTATTGATAACGATTACAGAAGAATCGGTTTGGTTACCAATCCCAAGAAATTTGGCACGGAAGAATTACTTTCCGACCTAACGGTTTCTGCTGCAAAAGCAGTTATCTTCCCCCCATCTTTCCAAGGTAACTACACTCCTGATGAAATTATCACTCAGAATAGAGTTGTGGGTGGCACAAACGTTACCGCTAGAGGTCGTGTTGTTTCTTGGAATGCTACAACAAAAGTTTTGAAGTATTATCAAAATAATGTTGATGGTATCTTCCCTGAAGTTACAGGCACACTTAATGAATTTGATGGATCTAATGTTATTAATGGAGCAACATCTGGTGCTGCAGGTCAGCCCGATGTTAACTTCCCAGCGGTTCCTAACTCTTCTTCAAGAACCATCAATAACACTGAATATGATTTGGGTATGAAGTTTAATAACGGATATGCAAAACCCGAAATTAAGTCAAATGATGGTGACATTATTTACATAGATAATAGAAGAGCAATTAGTCGTGCAAACGACCAGATCGAAGATATTAAAATCGTAATCGAATTCTAATGGCACAGAACACCAACCTAAACGTCACACCTTACTACGACGATTTCGATAAGGCGAAAAACTTTTATCGAGTGTTGTATCGTCCTGGATTCCCTATTCAGGCAAGAGAGCTCACAACAATGCAGAGTATTCTGCAAAATCAGGTAGAGAGTGTTGGAGCTCACTTGTTTAAAGATGGTGCCATGGTCATTCCTGGTCAAGTAGGATATGACTTGAATGTTGATGCGATTATGCTTCAGGAAAGTTTCCTGGGTGCAAACGTTGAAGACTATCGCACCCAGTTAGATAACAAAATTATCACTGGTCTTACATCTGGCGTTAAAGCAAAGGTGCTGTATAGCATCCCCGCCTCGATGTCGGAAAAAGGGTATATTACGATTTACGTTAAGTATATTGAATCTGGTGGTGAGCAAAACAGTCAGAATACATTTACCAACAACGAGCAGTTAGTAACAGACACAGAAATTACTTTCGGCACTACTCTTATTGAAGTTGGATCTCCGTTTGCTCAGTTGCTTCCTACTGATGCACTTCAAACTGGATCTGTTGCATATGTCCAAGAGGGTGTATACTTCATCAGAGGTTTCTTTGTTGACGTACCTTATCAGTATATTCTCCTTGATCAGTATGGAACTAACCCCAAATACAGAGTCGGTCTCGAAATCCTTGAATCGATCATCACCCCAGAAGATGACTTATCACTTAATGATAACGCTGCAGGCACATCTAACTATGCTGCTCCTGGTGCTCACAGATTCAAAGTAAGTACAAACTTAACTAAGAAGTTACTTACAGATGATGCCGATAAAGACTTTATCGAATTGTTGAGAATCAATGGTAATAAAATTGAGAAACTGGTCGATCGTAGTGCATACGATGAAATCGAAAAGACCATGGCTCTCAGAACTTATGAAGAGTCTGGAAACTATGTTGTAAATGATTTCCAGATCACAATGAGAGAAAATCTCAATGATGGATTCAACAACGGCGTATATCAATCTGGAGAAACTACAGCGCAAGGGAATACTGCATCTTCTTCAATGTATGCAGTTGAATTTAGTCCTGGTGTTGCATATGTAAGAGGTTACAGAATCAAAAACCTCAGTCCTGTTTATCTTGATCTTGATAAACCCAGATCTACAAATGCTGCACAAAACGTTATTATCCCGTTTGAGATGGGTAACTACTCAAACATCAATAACATTTATGGTTTCCCCAACTGCTCTGGTGCAACAATTTCCAATCACTATCAGGTTGTAGAACTATATGATACTGCTATCGCTACTCCTGGAGACGTTAGTGGCAATTTGATTGGATACGCTCGTGTTAAATCATGCGAGTTTAGTAGCAATCCTAATGGCACGTTTGGTGATGCAGATGACATCTACAAGTTAAATCTTTCCGATGTCCAAATGATTACAGTTCTTCAACTTAACAGTAATGTTACTGTTTCGCAAGGATCTGTATTAGAAGGTGTAAATTCTGGAGCAAGAGCATATGTTATCGATGCTCTTAGCGGCACTAATGATATTCCCGTTTATCAAGTAGAGGGTGTTTTCCAGGCAGGTGAAATGCTCACAGTTGATGGTATTCAATTGGATACCATTACACATTTCCACAGTTATGTGTATTCTGACACCAGATCTTTTGCTGCTCGTGATGAAATTACACAAGCAGTAGAATTTACTGCAGATTTAATTCTTGAGAATATTAATTTAGTCCAAGGCGCATCTTTTACTTATGATGCAACTGGAGGATCTGAAACTATTACTGGTCTGAATAGTAACTTTGCTGCAGATTTGAGACCTGGAGACCGAATTTATTTCTCCGATACTGCATTTGTAACTGTAGATTTGGTTGATCCTACAGATCTTGCTGCTTCTAGAGTCGGTACAATTTTTAATTATCAGACTCAAGTTGTAAATGTAACTCCTGGTGCAGTTGCTCCTGTTGCTGGCACATATACAGCACTTCTTAGATATAGAGGAAAATTATTTGGGTTAGAAAATGCTGACCTTCTGAGCAGAATGCCTAGACCTTATGTCAAGAGCATTTCTGATGAATCGATGGTCGTTAGAAGGACATTTGATGCTCAGACTGTTGCTTCCAACTCCATCTCTATTACTCTTCCTGAAAACGAGCAATTCTCTGCACTCTCACCAGAGCATTTCAGTTTCACTGTAATGGCTAGCACCAATGGGTCTTATCCTGTTGGATCTCAGATTCCCATTGATGATACTAACACTGGTGCATTTGGATATACTTCATTTACTTCTGCAGAAAGGACTACACTTCAGATTGACAACTTAACCAATATTACTTCGGTTAAGGTTACTGGCACAATTTCCAAAAACTTCACCACAAGAAAAACCAAGTCTCCTTCTAGAATGTTTATTCTGAAGGTTAACAAAACTCAGAGTAACCTTGACAAGCAAAATTATGGTCTGACCCATTCTCTGCTCTACGGCACCAGAATTGAAGATAAGGAGATTTCTTTGGGTCTGGTTGATGCATATCACATCCATGCAGTTTATGAATCACTGGATGATTCAGATCCCGTAATTCCTTCTGTCACCTTAGTTGAGCCGTCTTTCTTTGCAACAGGATCTATTGTTATTGGTAAAACATCTGGTGCTCGTGCTCGCGTTGTAGACTTTAACTCCAGCACCCTTAAGTTGACCGTTGTATATCTTTCTGGTCAATTAGTTGCTGGTGAAGTTGTAAATGGTTTTGATAGCAGCAACAATGCAATTAGTGGAATTATCAATGACTCCGATGGATCTGTAATTGTTGGATCTAAAGTTGTTACTGATAGATATCAACTTGCAGATGGACAAACAGGTTTCTTATATACAACTTCATCTCTTGTTAGGCAGAAAGGTGTTGCAACACCTATTCGTAAGTTAAAAGTTGTCCTTGATTACTATAATCATTCTGCAACTGGTGACTATTTCGGTGGTCAGTCTTATCTGGATACTGATTATGAGGATGTCCCCTTCTTCGGTGATTCTTTCCTTGCAGATTTCTTAGATTTCCGTCCTGGTTGTAAGAATCTTTATAGTGGATCTGGCACGGTTGCCTCTCCTGCATTCGTTAATTGCTCGACATTTGATTTCAAATCAAGAGTATTCCCAACTTCTTCCACACCTGCAGCGACTCTGATCGACATTCCTAAGTTGGATAGTGATTTCAGATGCGACTTTGACTGGTATTTGCCTAGAATTGATAAGTTATTCTTACTTCCCAATGGCGAATTCCAAGTAATTAAAGGTAAGTCTGAAGAGAATCCTTCCCCTCCAGATAATATTGCTGAGGGTATGCAACTTGCTCTCTTAAGACATAGACCCTATGGATTTAGTCCAGAAGATGATGTAATCATTATTAAGTCTGACAACAGACGATATACAATGAGAGACATCGGATCAATTGAAAAGCGTCTCGATCAAGTTGAATATTACACTGCTATCAACATGCTTGAGGCAGATACAATCAACTTCCAAATTACCGATGCTCAAGGTAAAAATAGATTCAAGAATGGATTCTTGGTTGATGATTTTACCGATCATGCAAAATCTGCTGTTGGTTTACAGGACTATTCTGTATCTCTTGACTACATTGAAGGCACTTGCCGTCCATCTCACTATACAACCAATGTCCCGATGGTGATTAATGAATCACTGTCCACTAATTATAGAAAAACTGGTCCTATTATTACTCTTCCATATCAGGAGGAATTGCTGGTTGATCAACCCTATGCTTCTCGTGTAGAGAATGTTAACCCATTTAACGTTTTTGCTTACATTGGTCGTATTGATCTGACTCCTCAGTCAGACGACTGGGTAGATACTAATCGTCTTCCTACCAGAGTCACCAATATGGAAGGTGATTTTAGAGCGACCCAGGAAGAATTAAACGTTGATCAGAATGGTTTTGCACCTATTCAGTGGAATGCATGGCAAACTAACTGGTCTTCTACCTCTGGTCCTGTTGCTGGTTCTACTTGGAGAGAGCATACATTTGCTAACTTCCGGCCTGGTCGTGGTCGTAGAGTTATGCAAAACACCACAACTACTACTACCACCTCTCTGTCTAGGACTGGTATTCGGACAAGAGTTGTCCCCAGAATTGATCGTCAATCTCTTGGAGATAGTCTCTTATCCTCTACAACTATTCCTTGGATTAGATCTAGAAACGTTGATGTCAATATCGTCCGTATGAAGCCTCGGACATCATTCTTTGCATTCTTCGATGGTCAAAAGATTGATGATTATCTGGTGCCAAAAGTTATTGAATTGATCAAGGATCCCACTACAGATAGTCGGACAAACTCAACTCCTTTTGTTATTGGTGAAACTGTTGTTGGTTTAACTTCTGGTTGCAGATTCAGAGTTGCTGCACCAAATGATTACTTTAAGTGGAATCCCTATGACGATACTGAGCTTCCAACATCATATTCTTCTACTACTGCATTCCTGAATATTGATACACTTTCTCTTGCAGAGCAAGCAGCAGGTGATTTCTATGGAAACATGCAGGTTGGAGAAATCCTTCAGGGTGCTTCTGGTGCAACTGCTGTTGTCCAAAATAGAAGAATTGTCACAGACAGACTTGGACAATATAGAGGATCCTTTGCTATTCCCGATCCTGGTCTGGAAACTAATCCTCGCTGGAATACTGGCACTAGAGTCATTAGATTTACAACTAACGAAAACGATTCTCGTCTTCCTGGTGCTGTTGCATCTGCTGCACAAGCAGAATATGCGGCAACTGGCACACTGAATACTGTCCAAGAAAACGTCCTTGCCATCAGAAATGCAGAAATTGTTAGAGATACTGTAAGTCAGGATCGGACGGTCAGTTCGACTCGGACAGAATCTAGACAGGTTGGTTGGTGGGATCCCCTTGCTCAATCTTTCCTGGTTGATGAAGAGGGTGGTGTATTCATTACATCCGTCTCTGTTTATTTCAACGCTAAGGATGATAACATTCCGATCTCTATGCAGATCAGGACAATGGAAAATGGTTATCCCACAACTACCATTCTTCCTTTCTCTGATGTTACTATCAACCCTGCTGATGTGCAGATTTCCGAAACTGGTTCAGTGGCAACTACGTTTGTATTCCAAGCACCTGTTTATATCCCACAGTCTATTGAGCACTGTTTCGTCCTCTTCTCCGACTCCAATTCCTATCAGGTTTGGATCTCTAGAATGGGTGAATTGGATATTACTGGTGACCGCACAATCTCCGAGCAACCTTATGCAGGTGTCTTGTTTAAGTCGCAAAACGCAACTACTTGGACAGCAGACCAGTATGAGGATATGAAATTCCAGATTAACAGAGCAGTATTTGACAATACTTCAACCTCTGTGCTCACCTTGAATAATGCACCTCTTGATAGAGGTAATAAAGGTAAGATTAATCTTGGAAATGATGCAATTCAAACTTTCCAACCACAATTGCAACTTGTGCTGAATTCTACTATTCCTTACACTATTGGTGCAAGAATTAAGCAAGAAATTACTCTTGCTCAGGCAACTATTGTTGGTGTAGAAGACACTGTTAGTGGCACAGTCTTGACTGTAAATGACATTTCTGGTAACTGGTCTGCTGGATCTAATACTGGTGGTGTTATTTTGAATAGAGTGGTTTCTTCCAAGACTCTGGCAACCATGACAGTCAACACACCTTCTGGTGACTTTTCTGTTGGAGAAATTATTACAGGTAACTCTGCCACCACACCAACTGCAGAAGTAATTACTTGGGATAGTGGCACAAACACACTAACACTTCGATATATTTCTACAGAATTCACTCCTTCTACAGAAACTATTACTGGTGGAGATAGTAATGTAACTGCAACTGTAAACACCATTACATACTCTGGTGATGCTACAAGCGGTGGCACTGCTGTTGATGATGCTTTTGTTAATACGACTCCCACATATACTGCAACAAACAGAAAGGTCCGTGTTAATCATTACAATCATGCAATGAATGACATTGATAATAATGTTGAGATTACTGGTGTTGAATCTGAAGTTTCTCCTACATATCTGACATCTTCACTTTCGGATACTGATACTACTATTCAGGTGAATGATGCATCTGCATTCCACACCATTATCAATGGATCTAACGTCAGTGCAAGTAATCTTGGATATATCATGATCGAAAATGAAATTATGTCCTATAGCTCTATCACTAATAATGGTAGAACTATTACTATCAATGAAAGAGGTATTGATGGGACAACTGCAGTTTCTCATGCTGATGAAACGCCAGTTATGTGCTATAACTTAGATGGCATTCCTCTGATTGAGATTAACAAAACTCATGAAGCAATTTCTAGTCCTACCTTAGATACTTATGATATTGCAACATCATCTCTTGGTAGACTGGGTATTAAATCTGGCGGTCCTAATATTGTTGCAACTCAGAATATTCAGTATGAAATTATCACTCCCCAGATTCAAAGATTGTTACTTCCCAAAACAAATATTACAGGTAGAATCAACACAATCACTGGCACATCGATTAACGATGGCACTAACTTGAGTCAGAATTCCTTCAGTAATACTGGAGAATTCTTCGACATTCTTCTTAATGATAGTAACTACTTTAATGCTCCTCAATTGATCTGCTCCCAGATTAATGAGTCGTCTGAATTGTCTGGTGCAAAATCTATTAGAATGGATTTGAGTCTATTCAGTGATTCCACAAGTGTCAGTCCTGTTATTGATACTGATAGAATGTCTATTACACTGACTTCCAATAGAATCAATAATCCTTCTAATCCTAATACTGCATTGCTTCCTAGAGGTGATGGTCATGATGCAGCATATATCACAAAAGTTGCAACACTGACGAATCCTTCCTCTTCTATTAAATTGATCTTTGCGGGTTACCGTCCTCCCAACACCTTTATCAAACCACTATATAGAGTAGTGCCTACAGGAGCGACTGAAACTATTGACCAAATTGGTTACGAATTCTTCCCAACCAATGATGCAACAATTCCTGCCACCACAGAGAATGAATTGTATCAAGATTATGAATATGAAATCACAGGATTAGATTTCACTGCATTCCAGATTAAGTTGGTGTTTGTTTCTCCTAATCAGGCATTTGTCCCCATTATTAAAGACTTCAGAGCGATTGCCCTTGCAGTATGATGAAACTACCAATTAAAGATAATGAAGGTTGGCAGAAAGATCTAGAGACAGGTGCTATAGATCTTTCTCACACCTCTGCTTATGATAAATACATGAAGTCCTATAATGCTGAAAAAGCAGAAAAGGAAAAGATGGAAGCTTTACAAAATGACGTTTCCAATCTAAAATCAGATATGAGTGAGATCAAATCTCTTCTACTAACGTTAGTCAAAGATCAAAATTATGGCAATTGAAAAGGTATCCCAAGCCGAAATGGCTCAGAGTTTTAAAACTCGATATGAATCTCTTATTGAAGAGAATAAAAAACTTGCTGCAAAGATCAAAGAAAATGAAATTACAGCATTGAAACTTCAGGGAGCATTGGAAACTCTGGAGTATTTGGCACAAGATGATGAAACTATGTCCCATCCTCCTGACGAGGTTGATGAAGTAGACGCAGAATAATACTAGGGGGGGCACTGCCCCCTTTTTTAATGGCATAAATAACTCAGAAGCATTAACTGTACGGGTTGTCGTAAAAAATGGCAAATAGAATTCAATTAAGGAGAGGTGGTGCTCAGGAATGGGCAAACGCAAACCCTACCCTCGCTCAAGGCGAATTAGGAATTGAGCTAGACACGGGTCGTATTAAGATCGGTGATGGTGTTACAGCATGGAACTCTCTTAGATATGAGAGACCTATCGAATCTACATCAAACACTGCAAATACTCTGGTCCAGAGAGACGCAGATGGTAATTTTGCAGCGGGCACAATTACTGCGACCCTGATCGGTAATGCTTCTACCGCTGCTAGATTGTCTTCGACTCGTCAAATTCAGTTATCTACTGACGTTACTGCTTCTGGTGTTTTTGACGGATCTGCAAACCTCAACCTGAATGCAGAGTTATCTTTGGTGCAAACTTTGCCTCACTACGATGGCACAACGGCACCTTCCGCAACCTACACAAAACTTACAGTTGATGCTAAAGGTAGGATTATTAATGCTGCTAATCCTACAACTATTCAAGATTATGGATTAGACACTAGCATTGAAGGCACTGGTGCTCAACCATATGATGCTGACTTGGCATCTCTTGCTGGTTTGACAACAACGGGCATCATTGCTAGAAATGCTCCTAATAATATTGTAACCCGCACGATTACTGGCACACCTAGCAGAATCGCTATTAACGATGGTGGTGGTATCAATGGCAACCCCACTATTGATCTTATTGTTACTGCAGTGCAAGCAGGTGACTACAATACAGAGTCTCTGACATCTGTATCTGCTGTTGGTGGTAATAGCGAACCTTTTGGCACAGAAACTGTAAACGCTACGAAATTTACGGTTGATGCTTATGGTAGGTTAACAAATGCTGTCAATGTGCCTATTGCTACTGCTACTGAAGGTAGTAAGTATCCTAACTATGATGCAGGGACTGCTTATGTCAGGTATGACATTATCCAAAACGCATCAAAAGTTTACCAAGCACTTACATCAATCAATGCTGGTGCTGGTGCTCCTACTCATTCCAGTGGTGATACTGGATCATGGCGTTACCTCGCGGCTGAAGCAACAGAGCAGAAGGGACTGGCTTCATTTGCACAGGAAGATTTCGATGTTGACAGCAACGGGCACGTTACCATCGCTGCACTAGGTGTAGATAATACACAACTTCAAAACAATAGAATCATTTATACGGATGGTAACACCATTCAAGAATTTGAATTAGATAATGAGCTTACAACATCTACAGCGCATACTGGTTTTGATTATCTCAACTATATCAAAATCAATGATACGAGTGGTAATCTTCTGTTTGGCGCTAATAATACAGGGGACAGTGGCGCTGGTGAGATTGATGTCAATGTCCGTTCCTATTTTTCTGATCCTGATATTACTCTTGATGGAGCAGTTGCTCAGACATTGGATAAAACTGGGGATGGTAACCTTACCTTCCAGTTAACACAAAACTCTGCAGATGCTAGAAACCTCAGCATCCTCTCTACAAATGCTGGGTCTGGCACAAGCACAGTTACAATCACTGCAGAAGATGTTGTTGATATTGATGCATCTGATGCAAATGGTAAAGTCCATGTAGAGAATGCAAGATTCCAAGCAAATTACATCGCCACAACTGATGCGACGATGAATCTTGACCCTGGCGATGACCGTGCTGTAACTGGCACTGTCCGTGTCTGGGGTGATCTCCAAGTTGATGGCACTACCACCACTGTAAACAGTACAACCCTGCAGGTCGATGACCCCATCATTACTCTTGGTGGTGACACTGCACCTACAACTGATGACAACCTTGATAGAGGTATTGAGTTTAGATATTATGACACTGAAGCACGTTTAGGTTTCTATGGTTGGGATACTGGGTATACTGATTTGGGTGGTCATGAAGGTGGTTATCGTTTCCTTCATGCTGCTACAAATACTGCCGAAGTCTTTACTGGTACTGATTCTGGTATTATTGCTGGTAATGTAAAACTTACTACTAATACCAACTCCACTTCTAATACAACTGGTGATTTGGTTGTTGCTGGCGGTGCTGGTATTGGTCAGGACGTTAACATCGGTGGTCTTCTCGATGTCGATGGCACACTGCGTGTCACTAGCACTTCTCGTTTCGATGATAGCATCGTCCTTCAGGGTGCATCTAAGACTTTGCAACTGAATAATGGTAGTGGCACCACTCGTATTGAATTGCAATCTACCACTGGTAATGCTTCTTTCTATGGCGTTGTAGATATTACAAATGATCTCAATATTAATACTAATAAGTTTAATGTTGCTTCTGCGACTGGTAACACCCTCATAGCAGGCACACTTGGTATTACTGGAGACACAACTGTAACTGGTGCTACTGATCTTAACAGCACTTTGAATGTTTCTGGATTTACTTACCTCGAAAATACGGCAGAACCTCAGATTGCACTGAATAGTGGCAATGGTGAATGGGAGATTCAGTCTAGTGATTATGGTGCATTTAGATTTGACGGTGGTGGATATGTTGAAGGTGAGACACTTTTCAATTCTGACATTTATGTAAACGGTCAGGTTGTCCAACAGGAAAACGTCAGTGAGGTCTATAACAGACAAAACTACTTGCAGGTCCGTTATAAACTGCGGACAGGTACTTCTGCTGCTTACAATCCTAGTTTTGCAACTGACAACAACTCCAACCTGAGAGTATTTGGTGGTGCTGGTATTTACCAGGATCTTCACATTGGTGATGATCTTTATATCGGTAAACTGAATAGTGGAGACACTACAGAATTTAGTGTCCTTGGTGAGAGTGGAAATACTACAATCGGTCGCTCTGGTGCAGGCACATCATCTGTTGGCACACTGACTGTTTATGGTGATACTCTGCTTGATAGAAATCTGACAGTCAATGGATCTGCAATCACTCTGGGTAATGCAAGCAGTGATGTTTTAACGGTCAATGCTGATGCCACATTCAACGATGATGTAACTATCAACGGTGACAACCTCATGTTTACCATTGAGGCACAGAATGGCACCGATGCATTTACCGTTGACTCTGACAATGGTAATACTGTTATTGCTGGCACACTTAATGTAGATGATGCGACAACAATCACAAACACGCTCAACGTCACTAACGGCGTTGACTTTGATCAAACTCTCAATGTTGATGGTGCCGTTGATTTCAATAGCACTCTGGTTGTTGACGGTCAAACGACTATCTACGATTCTCTAATTCTTCAGAGCGACAACGAAGTATTCAATATTAATACTTCTTCTGGTGCAACTAGATTTAGTGTTGACTTTGATAACGGCAACACTAACATTGTTGGCACTCTGACGGTTGGCAATGCCACTCAACTGAATAACACTCTAGGAGTTACTGGTATATCCAGTTTCACTAATGCTGCTGACCAAACTCTCACAGGTCTCTACGGTGCTGACGGTGCTGTAAGACTCACTGGTGGTATGGGTGTTGCTAAAAACCTCGCTGTTGGCGGCAACATGCGTGTCTATGGTGACTTTGAGATTACTGGTAGCACCACACAGTCTGGTAACACTGGTTTCAGTGGTCGTGTTTCGATTACTAATACTTCTGATATCACTTCTTATACTGATAATACAGTTTCTCTATCGACAGAAGGTGGTTTCAGAGCAGAGAAGAATGCTTACATCGGTGGTGATTTCTACATCTGGGATGCTGCAAATTCTCGTGCTGCATTCTCTGTTGACAACAGCACTGGTAATGCAGAATTACACAATAACCTGATTATCGGAGGAAACCTTACTGTTAATGGCACAACCACTACTGTCAATTCTACGGTCACAACTCTCGATGACCCTATTATTACTCTGGGTGGTGACACAGCACCAGTCTCTAATGACGGTAAGGATCGTGGTGTTGAATTCCGTTATTACGACGGCTCTGCGAAAACTGGCTTCTTCGGATTCGACAGAGGATCCCAACAATATGCATTCCTGACCGATACATCCAATAGCTCTGAAGTTATTTCAGGCACAGATGCTGCTCTTCGTGCTGGTAGTTTGAATCTGACTGGCACTGGCACTACTCTTGACGTTGATGCTAATGCCAACATCGATGGCACTCTGACCGTTGATGGTCAGATTATCTCTCAGGTTTCTTCTGGTCCTGCTCTGGTTATTCCTACAACTAATAAGATCAATAACTTGAATGCTGACCTTCTGGACAGCATGACAACTGCTTCTGCAGCAACACCTACAACCGTTGTTAATAGAGATTCCAATGGAGACTTCGCCGCTAATCAAATTACAGTTAATAATGGCATTGGTGCTCTTGCTGGTATTCAAGGCAATGCTACTACTGCTGATGCACTCAGAACCGCAAGGACAATCACAATCGACGGCGTTGTTGATGGTAGTGTCTCCTTCGATGGATCTGCAAACGTAACCATCAGCACTGTCTACAACGATGCAGACATCACTGCACTCGCTGCAATGGCAGGCACTGGTTTTGTTTCTAGGACTGCTGCTAATACCTATGCACAGCGCACTCTGCAGGTTACAGCATCCTCTGGTATCACTCTAACCAATGCTGATGGTGTTTCTGGTAACCCAACCATTAACGTTGCTTCTGCAAGCACCAACGCTGCAAACAACCTTGTCATTCGTGATGCTTCTGGTAACTTTGCTGCCAATGTCATCACTGCTGATTTGGTTGGCGATGTAACTGGTCAAGTTTCCAGTATTGCAAATCACAGCACAACCAATCTGACCGAAGGCACAAACCTTTACTATACAACTGCAAGAGCAAATGCAGACTTCGATACTAAACTTGCTGCTGCAACTACAACCGATCTTACTGAAGGCACTAACCTCTACTACACAAACGCTCGTGCTGATGCAAGAATTGTTGCTGCTGGACTTAGTGCTGGCACACTAACAGGCAATGTAACTGGTAACGTAACTGGTAATGCTGATACTGCTACTGCAGTTTCTGTAAGTCAGTCTGGTAGCGTTGGTGATTTCTTTGTTGGTATTGTTGCTAATGCTGCTGCTTCAGGCACTTCTGCTCTCAGAGCAGACTCTGGAATGAAGTTTAACACTGGCACTAATATCCTTACCGTGCTCGGTGGCGTTGCTGCTAATGTGACTGGCAACGTCACTGGTAATCTTACTGGTAATGTAACTGGTGACGTAACTGGTAATCTTACTGGTAATGTAACTGGTGACGTAACTGGTAATGTTGATGGTAATGTTTCTGGTGAAGTTACATTAGAAGGTACTGCACCTACCACTGCAACTGATCCTGGCACTGCTGGTGACATTCGTTATGATGCTGATTATGTCTATGTCTGTGTTGCAACAGACACTTGGAAAAGATCCGCCCTCGCTACTTGGTAAATTAAATGTCCGCTACAAGACCCGCTTCTAAGACAGAGTTAAAAAATTACGCTCTTCGCAGATTAGGTTATCCTGCCATCGACATCAATGTATGCGATGAGCAGTTGGATGATCTAGTGGAAGAAGCTATCGATTACTTCCAAGAGTATCATTACAATGGAAGTTATCAATCGATGATGAAGATTGAGGTAACTGACGCTATCAAAACTGCTGCACAATCTACTACACAGCAGGGATCAACCAACTGGTATGAAAATAATAATTATGTTTCTTTACCACCTGGGGTGCTAGGTGTTAATCATGTGTATACAAATATCGGTGCTTCTAGTGTTGTCCCTGGCAATATCTTCAATATCAAGTATCAGATCTTTTTGAATGATATCTATGCAATGACTCATGGTCAGATCTTGCATTATTTTATGACATCACAATACCTTGAGACACTTGATTGGGTTACAAATTCTCAAGCAAACCGTAGAGTAAAATTCAATGAGCACCAAGCAAGATTATATCTTGATTTTGATTGGGATACTTTACAAGCAGGTGATTTTATTATGGTTGATCTGACTATGCGTCAAGATCCAGATGAATATACTGGCATGTATAATGATGCATGGTTGAAAGATTATGTTGAGGCACTCTTCCAACAGCAATGGGGAAGAAACCTTAGTAAGTATGATGGTATTCAAATGCTGGGCGGTGTTACTCTCAACGGTCGTCAAATTCTTGAAGATGCTAGTCAATTCAAGAAAGATCTCGAAGAAAACATCCGTAAAGAATACGAACTTCCTCCAATGGACTTAATCGGCTGATATGACTTATTCCAACGATCCTCCAAACAATTGCATTCAATCGGATTACACAAGTAGTTGCCGATTGAATCTTAATGGGTCTGCACAAGAGCAGACCTTTATGGAAAATTTAATTGTAGAAAGTATTGAATTGTATGGTCAAAATGTTTACTATCTTCCTAGAATCTATGTTAACCGCGATACAATTCTAAACGAAGTTGAAACTAGCAGGTTTGAGCAAGCACTTTCTGTTAGAGCATACGTTAATAACGTTGAAGGTTGGGAAGGTCAAGGAGATTTGCTTTCCAAGTTTGGTGTAAGAATTGAAGATAAAACAACCTTTATTTTCTCTCGCAAAAAATTTACAACAGCAGTAGATGATAACGCTGTATTGAATGTAGAAGGTCGCCCAAATGAGGGAGATCTTATTTGGTTTCCTGCTACAAGACATTTGTTTGAGATTAAGTTTGTTGAGGCAGAGCGTCCATTCTATCAACTAGGAAAAGGATATGTCTGGGAGTGTCAATGCGAACTCTTCGAGTACAGCGACGAAGACCTCGACACTGGTGTTGCGGAGATCGATGCTATCGAAACTGCATTCGCCAATGCTATTAAACTTGTTATGGATGCGGGTGGCACTGGAGCATTTACAGTGGGTGAGGAAATTGTTGGCGATCTCTACTTGGCTACGGCGACTGCCACGATAAGTGGCGATGCTGTTGATGCAGTTACAGTTACAGACGGTGGTGAGCACTACAAATCTGCTTTGCCACCTACAGTTACTATTACAGGAGGAGGAGGATCAGGTGCAACTGCGACCGCAACAGTTAGCTCTGCTGGCATCGTCACTGGCATTACTATTACATCTGGTGGTACTGGTTACACTAGTGCTCCGACCGTTACAATCGACTACTCGCCAAAAGATAATCGAGCAGAAGTTAAGTCCTGGAATGCTTCTACAAGGGAGCTTCAAGTAATCAACAGGACAGGAACTTTCAATACAGCGGAAGTAATCACTGGTCTCACATCTGGTGCCAAGTGGAGTCCCGAGTCTTATAACACACTAAATAATACTAACACTGCCGATACTATCGATCAAAACTATTCGTTTGAAACAGCAGATGACGATATTATAGACTTCACTGAGGTTAACCCCTTCGGCAATATTGGGTCCACCACTGATACGACAATCTGATGTTAGGCACATATTCTTATCACGAGATTTTTAGAAAAACTGTTGTTGCGTTTGGAACTTTATTCAACAACATTGAATTACGTCGTACTGACGAAGTAATGAAAGTGCCCTTGGCGTATGGTCCCAAGCAAAAGTTCCTGGCGCGTCTCGATCAAACTCCTGATCCTACTAATGTAAGGACTCAGATTACGTTACCTAGAATTTCTTTTGAAATTAATGGCATCACTTACGATGCGAGCAGAAAGGTTTCTCCTACGCAAAAAATTAAAGTTGCAAAGGATGCCACAGACAATAAGAATGTTTATATGCCTGTGCCATACAATCTTTCTTTTGAATTGGCAATAATCTCAAAGACTCAAGAAGACGGTCTTCAAATTCTTGAGCAAATTCTTCCATATTTTCAACCACATTACAATCTTTCGCTCAAGTTATTACCTGAGATGAATGAAACAAAAGATTGTCCTGTAACGTTAATGTCTGTAGATTATGATGATGATTATGAGGGTGATTTTTCTACTCGTAGAGCAATCATCTATACACTACAGTTTACTGTAAAAACTTACCTTTATGGTCCTGTTACCGATCAAAACAAGATCATCAAAAAAGTTGTTACCGATTTCTATACAAGCACAGATACTGCAGTGGCACCAAGAGAAGTCAGGTATACTACAGTCCCAGATCCGATTACAGCAGACGCTGATGATGACTTTGGATTTGGTGTTACTAAAGAGGAGTTTGACGATAACAAGAAACGCAATCCTACCAGCGGTGTTGATGAGGCAATTTAAATATGACAAATCCTTTTGATGGGCTAAATGATGCTTTTGGAAACGAACCTTCGGAGCTTCAGAAGCATGTTGAGAAAGTGAAACCAACACTAAAGAAAACAGAAACTCCTGATGTAAAGCAGGACTATGAGACCACTCGTGCTCAACTACATAACTTAGTTATGAAGGGGCAGGAAGCAGTCGATGGCATACTTGATGTGGCACGAGCGTCAGATCATCCTCGTGCTTATGAAGTGGCAGGTCAACTTATTAAAAACGTAGCAGATACTGCTGATAAGTTGATTGATCTTCAAAAGAAAATGAAGGAGTTGGATGCTGATGAGAAGAAGTCTGGACCATCTACGGTTAATAACACTATGTTTGTGGGCTCTACAGCGGAACTACAGAAGATGTTAAAGAAGCAAAAGGAGATAAATAATACAGAAGAAATCTAACTGAGTGCCATGTCATCGAATGTAACCACACCCGTGCAGGATTTGGGTAGTCTCACTGATAATAGTGACGATCCCCAAACAACTGCTGCATATACAGTAAAAACTGGACTATACAGATTTATCAATGCTGATTCGCATAGCAATCATTTCGCATGGGGTGGTGCTCCTAATGTAGCGACGGACATGGTGGTCCATATGCCTGTCGATGGTGCTGAAATTTTCAGACTTGCCAAACCAAAAGCAGCAAAGATTGCAGGTGCAACTGCTGCCGATCCTTGTGTATTAACTTTAGATAATCCCAATCAACAAACTAATATTGTTGTTGGTGATTATGTAACTATCTCTGGTGCTGCTGTTTCTGGTTACAACTTCTCCCATAAAGAAGTTACTGCTGTTAATCCTGTAACTGGTGCTATTACTATTGATGCTGATGCATCTGCACTTGCTGCATTTACTGGCACTGCATTTGCTAGAAATAGCATTAAGATTCAGGCAAAGGGTGATAGCACAAATGGCATGACCATGTATATCAACGAAGTGCAAGTATCGGGTTGATATGCCAGCAGTAAACCAGGAAGCAGAAAGAATTATCAAGGGAATGAAGAGGCGTAGTGCCTCTCGTTTTCGTCGTCTCTATGGCAAACGTGCCAAAGAGGTGATGTATGCTACTGCCAATAAATTGGCACAAAAAGAGCAAGTAAAAATGCCCCCTACTTATAATGAGATCTTCAATGAAAACAAGAGTGGTGATAGTTCTTTGCGTGACTGGTTTACTAAGAGTCGCGCTTCTGATGGCACCCCTGGTTGGGTACAACTGGGTGGTAAATACGCAGGAAAACCCTGTGCAAAGCAACCAGGACAAACAACTAAACCCAAGTGCGGGTCTAGTAAAATGAAGCGAGACCTAAATAAAGACGAAGAGGAGAGAGCATTCCGCAGAAAGAATGCTGAAGATCCCAATCCAAATAAAAAAGGGAAAGCAAAAAACGTGGCAACTGAAGAAACCATCAACGAAAAAGCACCCAAATACGACAAGAAAGGTCTTGATAAATTTGATAGATCTAAACGTATGATTCGTCATATGCAAGATAAGTATGGTCCCGCTAAGTCTGGATTTGGTGTAGATTCCAAGTTTAGAACTGGAAAAGACCACAGTGTTGCTAATGAGAAGAAGGCAAAAATGAAAGAAGAAGTGGTTGCTGAGCGTGCTGATACTTGGCATCCCGATCCTGAGCAGGACCGTAAGTTAGGTGGTCCTGGTGCTAACCAGCGTGCTCGTGAGGATCGTGCATCTTCATCCTCTTCTCCTAAGAAAGCAGACCCTAAGAAACTGAAGAATGGTGAGTCCTACATGGACTATGCCAAGCGTCAGAAGAAATCTTCTGTAAAATATTCTCCTGAGCTGCAAAAGCGTATTGATGCTGCTAAAGCAAAGAAGAAAGAAGGTGTGTTTGGTAAGATCAAGCGTAAGCTTGGTTTGAAAAAAGAAGAAGTCCAAATGGAGGGCAAGAAAGATGCTTGCTACAAGAAAGTAAAATCTCGTTATTCTGTTTGGCCAAGTGCATATGCCAGTGGAGCACTTGTTAAGTGCCGTAAAAAAGGTGCTGCAAACTGGGGAAATAAGTCAGAAGGTCTGACATTCCAACAGTTTCAAGAGAAGTGCTGGCAGGGTTACAAGAAAGTTGGAATGAAAAAGAAGGGTGGTAAACTTGTGCCCAACTGTGTCCCAGAACAAGTAACCAATGAAGGAGCAGCCTGGACAAAAAAATCAGGACAAAACAAAGAAGGAGGACTCAACGAAAAAGGACGAAAGTCTTACGAGAGAGAAAATCCTGGATCTGACCTTAAAGCACCAAGCAAGAAGGTTGGAAATCCCAGGAGGGCATCCTTCTGCGCTAGAATGAAGGGTATGAGAAAGAGACAGAAACCCTCTAACAACACTGGAGATGATCGTCTTTCTAAGTCTCTTAGAGCATGGAATTGTTAAGGTAAATACACATTGTAATATACTGTAGCTGACAAATCAGGTAAATAGTCCTATACTTGTTGTATCAACACGATACTCGTATGGTCTCATTTTACCTGACTATTACTATCTTCATCCTATTGATTACATATCTTGGAATGGAGGATACGATGAGATTGGTGAGGTTTGCTGAGATTGATATCCGTTGGCACTGGGTTATTTTCCGATCTTATTTTCTAAGAAGGAAGTTGGAAAAGGAACTCGGGATTAAACCAATAAGTTTTAAGGAGCATTATCAGACCTATGGCAAACGATAAAGAAACTTCTGATTTGTCTATGACAAGAGCAGAATGTCCCAAGTGTGGTGCTTTATGGTTAAATGGTCAACATTATTGGTCAGGCACTGGCAAACTCGGTGATCCTCATGATCTTGCAGGATTAGTTTGCAATAAGTATGGAAATCATCAGTGCATCAATCCATGCAAAGGATCTGACTCTGGAGATACTTGGGAAAAAAGAATGGCAGATCTTGACAAGTTTGGTGAAGATCAAGTATCAAGATGGGAAGATCGTTTGTAATTCCTGACATAAAAATTACAATATTATAAAGAAGAAACTTCATTGAGTAAATAGTCTTAGATGCTATAACTTAATGAAGTTTTTTATCGCTTTATTCGCTTCATTGTTTCTTGCACTGCCAGCATGGGCAGTAGACGTTCAGATGGGTTCCAATGGCAATCTTGTGTTTGATCCTGCAGAGGTTACTATCTCTGCTGGCGAGTCGGTGCATTTTGTTAATAATATGCTCCCTCCTCATAACGTTATCGTTGAGGATCATCCTGAGTTAGGTCACGAAGCATTAGCAATGATGCCTGGTGAAGAGTTTGATGTTGCATTCCCCGAAGCAGGTGACTACACTTATTGGTGCGGTCCTCACAAAGGGGCTGGTATGGTAGGTACTATTCATGTAGAATGAACGAAGACGAACAACAACAATTTTTTAAATCATTAAGAGAACGGGTATATGATTTGAAGATTGCATACCTGTTTGAAGAACCTTGTCCACTCTATGAACCAGATGAGGACGATGAGCACTATTAACAAATACGTTTTAGACATTACGGTCGCAATTCTCGACTTCTTATACAGGGGTCGAGATTATCAACGCTTTTGGGTGCTTGAGGAAATTGCTCGGGCACCTTATTTTGCATTCTTAAGCGTGTTACATTTCAGAGAAAGCATGGGACTTCGTGGACCAGAGCATCTATATTTGATGAAACAGCACTTCGAGCAGAGCATCAATGAAACCGAACATCTGGAATATATGGAAAGTCGGGGCGGTAATTCTTATTGGATCGATCGCTTTGTTGCCAAGCACCTCGTTCTTATCTACTATTGGAGCAATGTGGTTTATTATTGGGTATCTCCTCGCAATGCATACCATCTGTCTTATGAAGTAGAGATTCATGCTGCTACAACGTATGCAAAGTATCTTGCTTTAAATGGTCACGATGATAAGATTCTTGAGATCTTGAATGATGAACTACACCATTCAAAAGAATTAAATGATGCTATGGAGATGATCAATGTTTAAAGATTGGGGTAAGGATATAGATCCACCCGAACATGTCACAAAAGATGATGTGCAGAAAATGATTGATGTAGCGATGAAAAAACATAATCGTAATGCATCGCTAATTAGTATTGGATTGGGGACAATTGCATTAGTCGGTTATGCTGATGGGATGCTAAGAATTTTAGAGAGGATACAATGAAAGTAGGAATGATTGGTTTGGGTAGGATGGGCGAGGGTATGTCTCGTCGTCTTATCACAGCAGGACACGAAGTTCATGGATTTAGAAACAATGTTAAGAAATCTGAGGCACAATATGAAGCGGGTTATATCAGTGGATATACCACTTCTCTGGAAAGCCTTGTTCAAGTAGTGCATTCAAACAAAACCACAGGAGAGACCCCTGGTGTCTTCATGATGGTTGTACCAGCAGAAACAGTAGAGGACACACTCAATGAGCTACTACAATTTTGTGTGGAAGGCGATATTATTATTGATCATGGCAATTCCAATTTTAAAGACTCTAGACGCAGGGCAGAAAGGTTGTCTAAACTGGGCATCCAATATCTTGACTGTGGTACTAGTGGTGGTGTTTACGGTTTGGAGCGTGGATACTGTCTTATGGTTGGTGGTGCAGATACTGCAGTATCCGCCTGCCGTCCAATCTTTGATGCACTCGCCCCAGGCATTAAATCTGCCCCTCGCACAGGCAACGGAGATTTCGTTTGGTATCCTGAAGAATATGGATGGATGCTCTGCGGCGGTCCTGGCGCTGGTCACTTCGTAAAGATGGTGCATAATGGAATCGAATACGGAATCATGCAAGCATATGCAGAAGGATTTAATATCCTGCATGAAGCAAATGCTGGCGCAGCATACGTTGCTGCAGGTGATGCTGAAGTTGCTCCAATGGATAACCCAGAAGATTATCAGTATGACATTAACGTTGCTAAGGTGGCTGAGCTTTGGCGTCGTGGTAGCGTGGTTGGCAGTTGGTTGCTCGATCTTACCGCTGATGTATTACGCAGCGATAGAGAGCTTAGCAAGTTCGATGGGGGAGTATCAGACAGTGGTGAGGGTCGTTGGACTGTTCACGCTGCTGTGGATCTTGGCGTACCCGCTCCTGTCATCAGCAGTGCGTTGTGGTCACGCTTTGAGTCGCGCCGTCTTGGTGCTTTCGCAGCCAAGGTTTTGAATGGTATGCGTGCTATGTTTGGTGGTCATGATGTTAGGTGAAGCACTCAAGTGGGTGGCAATACCCTTTGTATTGGCCACGATATATTACGGGATACGAAAGGGTGAAAATGTCTACTATGAAAGCGACAACTATGATGGAAACGGCACGGCACACTGAAATACTTACTAACCAGATAGTAATCTTCGGTGCTACTGGAGATCTGGCAAAGAAAAAACTAATCCCTGCTCTGTATAAACTACATAAGAAAGATTTACTTCCAAGTAATCTTGTGATTGTAGGGACATCTCGTAGAGAAATTGCAAAAGAAACATGGGTAGAATCTTTGGGAGAGTATCCTGAAGACTTTCTCCATCGTCTGGATTGGATTAGCACTGATCTGAATAATCCAGAGTCATTGCATCATCTACCAGATGCAGATGATTCAACTTACTTCTTATCTGTACCACCAGAGAGATATGAAAATGCAATCACCAACCTCAAAGAAGCAGGATTGCTCGAAAACCCAGAGCTCTCCCGTGTTGTTATTGAGAAACCCTTTGGGCACGATTATAAATCTGCTGATCGTCTATCAACTGTGGTTGCTAGATGTCTACGCGAGAAACAAGTATATCGCATTGACCATTATCTCGGTAAAGATACTGTCAATAACATTCTTGCTACTCGCTTCAGCAACATTCTTCTTGAACCACTTTGGAACAGGCAGTATGTAGAAGAAGTGCAGATCTTTGCGTCCGAGACTATTGGTTGTGAGGGTCGTGCCCAGTATTATGAGACCGCTGGTGCTGTCAGGGATATGCTGCAGAATCACATTCTGCAAGTGTTGGCATTGATAGCAATGGAAGCACCTTCTCGAATGTCAGCAAAAGAAGTCAGACGAGAAAAGACAAAGGTACTCGCCGCCACTAGAATGAGCGAGAATGTAATTTTGGGACAGTACAATGGTTACCGTAGCGAAGAGGGCGTTGATCCTAACAGTGGTACTCCTACCTATTTTGCTGGTAGTTTATTCGTCGATAACTGGCGTTGGGAAGGAGTTCCTTTTAACGTCATGACAGGCAAGAAACTACCATATCAATGCGTAGAGGTAGTCATCAAACTTAAAGCACCACCGCTGAAACTCTATGAAGGTGAAATCAACGATCGTATTGTCATGCGTTTACAGCCTAATCCTCATCTTGATATTAGGATGGATATTAAATCTCCTGGGCTCAATGATAGTCTTGAATTGGCTACACTCACTCACGACTACCCCCAAGACAGAGCAATCGACGGATATGAAAAACTCCTATACGATGCAATCAACGGAGACCAATCACACTTTGTCCACGCTGAAGAAGTAATGGAATCTTGGAGAATCGTAGATGATCTTCTGTGTACTGGTGATAGTTGTCCAATTCGCACTGTCCCTTATATCTACAAGGATGGTTGGGGTCCCGAGCACAAAACGCAATTCATAACTAAGTGGGATTATCCAGCATGATGCATCACGTACAATTATTTGTCAGACATACTATGGAAAATCCATTTGCTCTGGCAGCAATGTCTTTTGCCCTAGTATTTGTTCCTATCCTAGGTATGTGGGCGGTCCATAAATACGGATGGGAACATTGGGAACCTTTTAGTCGTCATGAACCTCATACTCCGCCCACTGAATGATATTAATGACCCTGTATGGAGCGTGATATTCTCTATCGTGCTCCTCCTTATTGGTGTGGTTTATGTAGTGGCATATATATTAGGAATCGATGAAAAAGAATATGGGAGCCATGACACCTCCGAGTCGGAAGAGTTGTTACAATTTCCGAGTGATAAGCATAGATAGAGTGTTGGATGGGGATACGATCGATGTCACGATTGATCTCGGTTTTGACCTTTATAAAAAAGAAAGAGTTAGAGTTGCTGGTGTGGACACGCCAGAGAAACGAACCAGAGACCTTGAAGAAAAGGAGCTAGGTATCGATGCAACGAATTGGCTCAAAGAGAAGTTGGATGGTGCCATTAGTGGGGACGACGATCTTGTTATTCGCACTGAGCTTGTTGGTGGTGTTGGTAAGTATGGTCGTCTACTCGGATGGCTTTATATTGGAGACTCCGATCTATCACTTAACGAACAGATGATCACTGAAGGATATGCCTGGGCATATGACGGTGGCACCAAGCAGAAAGATTTTGAAGAACTACGCGAAATTCGTAGAGAGCATGGGACATTAGTATGAGCGCACTTTTTGTTTTTGGATTCGCAATCCTACTAGTAGTAGGAATGGAATCAACTTGTCCTGTGAGAAATAGAAAATGAGCACGACTGAGCAGTATCTTGGCAATCCTAATCTAAAGAAAGCAAATGTTTCACAGGAGTTTACTCCAGACCAAGTTGCTGAGGTAATAAAGTGCTCAGAAAATCCTGTATATTTTATCAAAAACTATATCAAGATTGTTTCTCTGGATAAAGGTCTAATTCCATTTGACATGTATTATTTCCAAGAGGAAATGGTGCAGAAGTTTCATGACAATAGATTTAATATTGCAAAACTACCTCGACAGTCTGGTAAATCTACTATTGTTACATCATACCTTTTGTGGTATGTCCTATTCAATGCAAATGTCAACGTAGCAATTCTTGCTAACAAAGCAGCAACTGCTCGTGAGATGTTACAGCGTCTACAATTATCTTATGAAAACCTCCCCAAGTGGCTCCAGCAAGGAATCCTCCAATGGAACAGAGGTAGTCTGGAATTGGAAAATGGAAGTAAAATCCTGGCTGCATCTACTTCTGCTAGTGCCGTCAGGGGTATGTCTTTTAATGTCATTTTTCTGGACGAATTCGCTTTCGTTCCGAATCATGTTGCTGACCAGTTTTTCAGCTCTGTTTATCCTACTATTTCATCTGGTAAATCTACCAAAGTTATTATCATCTCTACCCCTCACGGGATGAATATGTTTTACAAACTCTGGCATGATGCAGAGCGTAAAGCAAATGAATATATTCCAACAGAAGTCCACTGGTCAGAAGTGCCAGGTAGAGATGCTGCATGGAAAGAGCAAACAATTAAAAATACATCAGAGCAACAATTCCGAGTTGAGTTTGAATGTGAATTCCTTGGATCTGTCGATACATTAATCAGTCCAAGCAAGTTGAGGACGATGGTATATGGAGATCCTATTGCGGAAAAAAACGGACTTTCAATGTATGAAAAAACGATACAAGGACATACTTATGTAATTACTGCCGATGTATCTAGAGGCGTGTCGGGCGATTACTCTGCATTTTTAGTCATCGATACAACTACCATTCCATATAAACTGGTGGCAAAATATAGAAATAATGATATCAAACCAATCCTATTTCCAAATATTATTGTAGATGTAGCAAGGAATTATAATCACGCATTTGTATTAGTTGAAGTGAATGATGTTGGTGGTCAGGTTGCTGACATCATTCAGTATGATCTTGAGTATGATAATCTTCTTATGTGTGCCATGAGAGGACGAGCTGGACAACAACTTGGTCAAGGATTCTCAGGAAAGAAAACTCAGATGGGAATCAAAATGTCATCAGCAACTAAACAAGTTGGATGCTCAAATTTAAAAGCACTATTAGAAGATGATAAATTCTTATTGAATGATTATGATTGCATTTCTGAATTAACTACCTTTATTCAAAAGGGTCAAACATTCCAAGCAGAAGAAGGATGTAATGATGATCTTGCTATGTGTATGGTCATTTTTGCTTGGATGGCAATGCAACCATATTTCAAAGAATTGCATGACAACGATGTTCGTCAGCGTATTTACGATGATCAACGTGAAGCTATTGAGCAAGACATGGCACCATTTGGATTTATGGACGATGGTTTAGGTGAAGAGTATTTTGCAGACGCGCAAGGTGATGTATGGATGACCGCAGAATACGGAGATAAATCATACATGTGGGAGTATAGGTAAGGTTTCAAAAATATAAATAATCCTAGACTATCGTTGACACAATTCTAGGAGTTTCCACATGAGTGTATCCAATCAACTATCTCCTGGGGTAGTTATTCAGGAAAGAGATCTTACTGCAGTAACTACGCCTATTGGTTTAAATGTCGGTGTACTTGCTGCACCCTTTACAAAAGGACCTGTTGAAGAAATTTTTGAAGTTTCTACAGAAAGAGATCTTGCCAGTGTATTTGGTGAGCCTAATGATTATAACTATGAGTACTGGTTTACTGCATCACAATTCCTTTCTTATGGTGGTGTCCTGAAGGCAATCCGCCTTAATGCTGCTTCTTTGAAGAATTCTGTCGATAGTGGTACTGCTCCTCTTATCAAAAACCTGCAAGAGTATGAGACAACATACGAAAGCAGCAATAGCAATACCTTCAAGTTTGCTTCCCGTGATGCAGGTGCTCTTGGAAACTCCGTTGGTATTTTTATCACTGACGCTGGTCCCGATCAGATTGCTGTCCTTCCTGCTCCTGGAACTGGTAACGAATGGGAATTTGTTGCTGATGAGGCAGTAACCGCTGCATCTGGCGCTTCAGCTAAAGTTTATAGATACTCCATTCGTCTTACCTTAACCAACGTAGTCGGCACTTTCGTTCCTGGTGGTGCAACAACGATTAGCATTTCTGGATCTGATGAATCTGTAGATGTCCTTGCTTGGGATGCTGGCAATAAGTATCTTGAGATTGCTCTTCCTGCTGGTGGTGTTACTGGTATCTTTGCTGATGCACAAGTAGTTACTCAGGGCACCAACACTGCAGCAATTGCCTCTAGTGGTATTGAGCGTCGTCTCTATATTGGTAAGGATTCTGGTAGTATCAACTTTGCTGCTACCGATGCTGTTGTTGATACTAACGCCACCTCTGCCACTATTTCTTCTGTAAGAAATGAGTATGCTGAGCGTGAGTATCTGCCTGGTTCTAAGTGGGTAAACGTTGCTGCACGTCCTGGCACATCTCTCTATGCAAATTCAGTTGGCGGTGTGAATGATGAGTTACACGTTCTCGTAATTGACGTTGACGGTAAGATCACTGGTAATCCTGGTTCTGTCCTTGAGCGTTTCATTGGTGTTTCTAAGGCATCTGATGCTAAGACTTCTATCGGTGAAGTTAACTACTACAAGGAAGTAATCAAGCAACAGTCTGCTTACGTCTATTGGGGCTCTCATGAAACTGCTCCTTTCTTAGGCACTGCTGCTAATGCTGCTGCTGGTGACTGGGGTGCTTCTGCTCTCAACCGCCGCTACAACCTCCTTCGCTCTACTGCAGGCACAACTTCTTTCCCTGCTGGTGCAGTCACTGTTGGATCTAAGAATAACGCCACTCACTACTATCGTCTTGCTAATGGTGCAGACTATAGTGCATCTGGTGCTCTCTATAATCTTTCCAATGTAGACATCGCTACTGCATACGAATTGATCGAAGATCCCGAATCTCAGGTTATTGATTATGTCCTCTCTGGTCCTGCTGGTGCTGATGAAGCAGCTGCAATTGCAAAAGCAACTACTATCACAACGATTGTAGAATCTCGCAAAGATTGCATGGCATTCTTATCGCCTCTGCGCAGTGATGTTATTGGTGTTTCCAATACGACTACCGTTACAGAAAACCTTGTAAATTACTTCAATCAACTGCCTAGCAGCAACTACGTTGTATTTGATTCTGGTTACAAGTATATCTACGACAAGTATAATGATGTTTATCGCTATGTCCCTTGCAACGGTGACATTGCTGGTTTGATTCTCGAAACTGGTCTGGAAGAAGAGCCCTGGTTCTCTCCCGCAGGTTTCCAGCGTGGTGTCCTGAGAAATGCAGTTAAACTTGCATACTCCCCTAACAAGACACAGCGCGATCGTCTGTATGCAAACAGAATCAACCCTGTAGTTTCTTTCCCTGGTCAGGGCATCGTCCTCTTCGGTGATAAGACTGCACAAGGTTTCGCTTCTGCATTCGATCGTATTAACGTCCGTCGTCTCTTCCTCGTTATCGAGAGAGTTATCGGTGAAGTTGCTAAGCAGCAGTTGTTTGAGCAAAACGACGAAGCACAAAGATCTCTCTTTGTCAACATCGTTGAGCCTTATCTGCGCGATGTCCAAGGTCGTCGGGGTATCACCGATTATCTGGTCAAGTGTGATGAGACTAACAACCCTCCCGAATCCACCGACCGTGGTGAATTCTATGCTGAGATCTTCGTGAAGCCGACACGGACAATCAACTACATCAGCCTCACATTCGTGGCAACACGGACTGGTGTTTCGTTTACTGAAGTCGCTAACTGATTTTAACGAGGGTCCGAAAGGACCCTCAAAAATTTCATTTTACTAAATATTAACGACGGAGGCATCAAAAAACAATGGCAATTCAAAGAGGCAATATTGATAGATTTAAGGCAAAAGTTAAAAAGGACTTTGCACGCCCCAATCTATTTGAAGTTGAATTAAACTTCCCTGGCGCTATCGCCAAAGGTGCGGGCGCAGCTAGACTCGGCGCTTTCACAGTTAGAGCAGCAAATCTCCCTTCTTCACAGATTGGTGTTGTTGAAGTACCTTTCAGAGGTAGAGTCCTGAAAATCGCTGGTGATCGTACATTCGAGCCTTGGACTATTACTGTCATGAATGACAGTTCTTTCAGACTCAGAAAGATCTTTGAAAAGTGGGCACAGAAGATTCAAGCGTATAACGAAAACTTCACCGCTGCTGGCACACTGGGTAACGCAGATGATTCTGCAGGTTACTTCGCTGACATGTATGTCCATCAACTTTCTAGAGATATTAGAGACGGTCGCAAGCCCCAACCCCTGAGATCCTATAAGTTTATCGATGTATTCCCCAGCAACATTTCTTCTATTGATCTTGATTTCGGCAGCAACGATGCTATCGAAGAATTCACAGTTGAATTACAAGTCCAATACTGGAAACCAGTTAAGCCAGGTAGCAGCAGCCAAGACGACGATGATGACTGATTTTTTACCCTGATAAATAGATCAGGGTAATCATTCAGACTTTAAATATAATGTCCCAATTATTTGGTTTTTCACTAGAGCGTGCAAAGAAGGCCCCGAAAGGGCCTTCTTTCGTGCAAAAAGATAATCTAGATGGATCACAACCTGTTTCGGGTGGTGGTTACTACGGTTATACCGTAGACTTTGATGGTCAGGTTCGTAATGAATACCAGTTAATTTCTCGCTATAGAGAAATGGTATTGCAACCTGAGTGTGATAGTGCAGTCGATGATATCGTTAACGAAACTATTTGCGGAAACTTTGATGACGTACCTGTTTCAGTAGAGTTATCAAACCTTAAAGTTTCTGACAAGATCAAGAAATTAATCAGAGAAGAGTTTGGCGAAATTCTTCGTTTACTCGATTTTGAAAATCGCTCCTATGAGATCTTCCGTCGTTGGTATGTAGACGGAAGACTTTTTTATCATAAGGTAATCGATCCCGATAATCCCCAAGGTGGATTGATCGAATTGAGATATATCGATCCCAGAAAAATTCGTAAGATCAACGAAACCGAGCAAAAAAGACCAGAGCAGTTAAGAGGTCTTCCGCTCAATCAACAGTTATCTCCCAAGAGTGCAGAGTATTTCCTGTATGATCCTAAGGGTCTGAAAAATTCTACTACTCAAGGATTAAAAATTGCTCCCGATTCTATCTGTTATGTCCACAGTGGCATCATGGATCTGAATAAAAACATGACTCTTAGTCACTTACATAAAGCGATTAAAGCAGTCAACCAATTGAGAATGATTGAAGACTCTTTGGTTATCTATCGTTTGAGTAGAGCACCCGAGCGTCGTATCTTCTACATTGACGTTGGTAATCTCCCTAAGAATAAAGCGGAGCAATATCTCCGTGAAGTTATGGGTCGCTATCGTAACAAGTTAGTATACGATGCAAACACTGGTGAGATCAAGGATGATAAGAAGTTTATGTCCATGCTGGAAGACTTCTGGCTTCCTCGTCGTGAAGGTGGAAGAGGCACAGAAATTACTACACTTCCTGGTGGACAAAATCTTGGCGAATTGGAAGATGTTAAGTATTTCCAAAAGAAACTTTACAAGTCACTCAACGTTCCTGGATCTCGTTTAGAAACAGAAACCACATTTAATGTTGGTCGCGCAGCAGAAATTACTCGTGACGAAGTTAAATTCCAAAAGTTTGTTGCTCGTCTCCGTAAGCGTTTCTCCGAATTGTTTACAGATCTTCTGAAAACACAACTCGTTTTGAAGGGTGTCATCTCCATTGAAGAATGGGATCAAATGAAAGAGCACATTCAATACGATTATATTGCAGACAATTACTTCGCTGAATTGAAGGAAATTGAAATCCGCAATGAGCGTATGAATCAAGTTGCTACCATGGATCCTTTTGTTGGTAAGTATTTCTCTGTAGAGTATATGCGTCGTCAGGTACTCAAGCAAACTGATGTGGAGATGAAAGAAATTGACAAGCAAATTGAATCTGAAATGGAATCTGGTATTATTGCTGATCCTGCAGCGGAAATGGATCCCGCTATGGCTGCTGGCGATCCCGATGCGGGTGGAGCACCAGCAGAAGAAGTAGCACCAGAGGGTCCAGATCCTTCTGATGAAAGAAAGGCGGAATTTTAATTAAATAAATAAGTATATCTATAGTATTAATTGTTATGCCTTCCGATATTGCAAAACAGATCGTTGATAAAATTTTTGGCGATCAAAAAGCAGATGCGATTTCACTTGCAAATGACGCTCTAGGTTCCGCTACTTACGATTTAATCCAGCAGCAGAAACTAAATTTTGCTAAAACAATGGGATTTGAATTAGGTGATACTGCACAAGACTCTGCCGATGCAGTTGCGGATGCTATGCCTGATGGCACTGATGCACCTACAGAAGTTGAGTTTGATGGCAGAAAACCAGAAGACCCCCCCACTGATGAAGTGGAGCAACCCGAAGCACAACAAACTGAAGAGGAACCTACCGATGAGACTGATAGCTGAAGAAATTACATCTGTCGATTTTCTCTGCGAAGAGAATGAAGGCAAGAAAAATTACTTCATTGAAGGCATTTTTCTACAAGCGGAATTAAAAAACCGCAATAATAGAATGTATCCTCTTAAAACCTTAGCACGCGAAGTTGCTAAATACGATGAGAACTACATTCAAAAAGGGCGTGCCCTTGGAGAATTAGGTCACCCTGATGGTCCTTCTATCAACCTTGATCGTGTTTCACACAAGATCATGTCCCTTAGAGAAGATGGAAATAACTTTATCGGTAAGGCAAAGTTACTCGATACTCCTATGGGATCTATCGCAAAAAATCTCCTAGATGAAGGTGTCAAACTGGGCGTTTCGTCCAGAGGCATGGGATCTATCCGTAAGGAAGAAAATTGTAATGTTGTTATGGATGATTTTATGCTTGCCACTGCTGCTGATATTGTAGCAGATCCTTCTGCTCCTGACGCATTTGTTGATGGAATTATGGAAGGTAAGGAATGGGTTTGGGATAATGGAATTCTGAAAGAAGCACATGTTTCTCAAATCAAAAAACAAATTGACCAAGCAACTCTAATTAACATTCAAGAGCGCAAAGTTTCCGCGTTTGAAACGTTTTTAAAGAGTTTGTAATTTATAAATAAACATAGACAAGCAAATGCCAAACGGAGAAAAACAAATGTCTGAGACCCTCGAAAAAGAGTTAGATTCTATGGAAGAAGTGGCCGAAGGCTCTAACGCCGTTACCAAAAATGCAAAGCCTGGTGAAAAAATTGACACCTCGAAAGGCGGAGCACCTAAGGTAATCGATGTCACAACCGACTCTGAAGAAGGTGCAAAGGGCACCAAAAATGCTGGTGCTTCTGCTGCAAAGTCAGTAAGCAAGGCACCTGTCCCTAGCACCAAACCCAGTGATGCATCCGCAAAAATGGAGGACGTAGAAGATGAAGGCGAAGAAACAATCGCTGAAACCAACTACGACTTTACTGAGGATGTTGACGCTCTTGTCGCAGGTGAAGAACTTTCAGAAGAGTTCAGACAAAAAGCAGCAACGATCTTTGAGGCAGTAGTAACTGCTCGTGTTAATGATGAAGTTAAAGCGTTGCAAGAAGCATTTGAAGCTACTCTTACCGAAGAGGTAGAGAGCATCAAAACAGAATTGGCCGAGAAAGTAGACGACTATCTGTCTTATGCTGCTAAACAGTGGATGGAGGAAAATACCCTCGCTGTTGAGCACGGTATCAAGAGTGAGATGGCTGAGTCGTTCTTCTCTGGCCTAAAGAATCTCTTCATGGAACATAACTTTGAAGTTCCTGAGGAGAAATTCAACGTGCTTGACGGCATGGTTGAAGAGCTTGATGAGATGGAAGCAAAACTCAACGAGCAAATTGACACCAACGTCCAACTGAATAAGCAGTTGGGAGATTATATGAAGATGGAAATCGTGAGCGAGTGTGCTGCAGGTCTCTCTGAGACCCAGAAGGAGAAGCTTGCTTCTCTCGCAGAGGGTGTTGAGTTTGAAACTGAAGAAGGCTTTAGAAATAAGGTCGAAACTATCAAGGAATCGTACTTTACTCGCAAGGTAGCAGAGCAATCTGTAGATCCTACCGAAGATAAAGGGGTACCCCTTGTAGAAGACACTGCATCTACTTCGATGTCGAAGTACGTCGATGCACTTAAGATGTGGTCTAAATGATTAATTTGTAAATTTACTACTTTTTTAAACGGAGCAACAAAATGTCTTTCCAAAACCTCCAAGAAAAGTGGGCACCCGTTCTTGAGCACGATTCTCTCCCCGAGATTGGTGATTCCTACAAGAAAGGAGTTGTCGCACAACTTCTTGAAAACCAAGAAAAAGCAATCGCAGAAGAGGGCAAGATCCTCACCGAAACTCTGCAAACCACTGGTTACACTGGTGGCGATACAGTAACTGGTCCCGTAGCAGGTTTCGACCCTGTTCTGATCAGCCTGATCCGCCGCTCTATGCCTCAGCTGATCGCTTATGACATCGCTGGTGTGCAGCCGATGACTGGTCCTACTGGACTGATCTTCGCAATGCGTACCAACTATGGCGCAGAGCGTAACCCCGCAGCAGCTGGCTACGATGAAGCATTCTTCAACGAGCCCAACGCTGGTTTCTCTGGCGGTCCTGGCGCATACGATCCTGGCGCAACTGGCGTTACCAACGATGCTGAAGGCACCAACCCTGCACTCCTCAACGATTCCCCCGCTGGAACCTACGAGCAAGCAGACGACGCAACTGGCATGAGCACCGCTACAGTTGAAGCACTCGACGATTCCACTGCTAACACGGCATTCCGTGAGATGGGTTTCTCGATCGAGAAGGTAACTGTCACAGCACGCGCTCGCGCCCTGAAGGCAGAATACAGCATCGAGATGGCACAAGACCTGAAGGCAATTCATGGTCTGGATGCTGAGCAGGAGCTCGCTAACATCCTTAGCACTGAGATCCTCGCTGAAATCAACCGTGAGGTTGTCCGTACCATCTACACCAACGCTGTTGCAGGTGCTCAAAACAACACCGCTACCGCTGGTGTATTCGACCTCGACGTTGACTCCAACGGTCGCTGGTCTGTTGAGAAGTTTAAGGGTCTCCTCTTCCAAATCGAGCGTGATGCCAATGCTATTGGTCATCAGACTCGTCGCGGGAAGGGCAACATCCTCATCTGCTCTGCTGATGTTGTTTCTGCTCTGGGTATGGCTGGTGTCCTCGACTACACCCCTGCTCTGAATGGCAACAACGGTCTCGCAGGTGTTGATGACACCTCCAGCACCCTGGTTGGCACCCTTAACGGTCGTATCAAGGTCTACGTTGATCCCTACTCTGCAAACGTTGCTGACAAGCACTTCTACGTTGCAGGTTATAAGGGCACCAGCCCCTATGACGCAGGTCTCTTCTACTGCCCCTACGTCCCCCTCCAGCAGGTTCGTGCAATCAACCCTGACACCTTCCAGCCCAAGATCGGCTTCAAGACTCGCTACGGCATGGTCTCGAATCCCTTCGCTGGCGGTCTTACCCAAGGCAGCGGTGCTCTTACCGTCAACGCTAACAAGTACTACCGTCGCGTCCAGGTTGCTAACCTCATGTGATATCAGCCTTCGGGCATATCATTCTTCGGACCCCTCTCAGAGGGGTCTTTTTTTATGCCTAGGTATAAACTCGTAGGCATAAATTTTGTTTAAGACAATACACTATATGTCAGGAAACTAGTATAATTAGTAACAGAATTATGTGAGGTGGAAAAATGATCCCTAATCTCTACAACTTTATTATCAATACAAATTATAAGGTGAGATCATGCACAACATCACATCTCGCAATCAGTTAGACGAGTGGCGACACTTTGAAGATACAATCGATAAATGTGACACCGAAATGCAAAAACTGAATGACTATTACGAATGCCTGATTGAATGCGACCTATTAAATCAGTCTCAATGCAAACGCATCTGTAGGAGAATGCTTATGTCATAAATAATAATCCGTGTGAAGGAAGTGTAGGGGGTTTTCGGACCCCCTATTTTTTGTGCCTAAATAATTTTACTCTCAATATTATCATGTATAAACCATATTCCCCAGAGTGGCATAGATATCGCTACTTAAAAGAAGCGATTGACAAATATCTGGATGACTATGTTGACAACGATATAATCGTGGGAGACATCCTAAATATAGTGTGTGATAGACAAGAAGCAGCACATGCTGAGTATCACCGACTAGAGGATCTTGAATTAAAATTGCGGGAGTAATTCATGCTTTCTACTCAATACAGACTACGGCTCGAATTCATCTGTAAGAAGATCGCTAACAACGAAGAAGTTAAATTAGAAGATATGATCTGGGCAGAAAAACTGGCTAAATCATACACAACTGCTAGAGATTGGTTAAACAAAGCACGTCGTCAAGCAGCAGTAGATATTCAAGAAGGCAGTATGGATGATTTTATGAATAGGATGGGAATAGGAGACCCCGATCCATCCAATCATAAAACGGGGTTTGGATCTGCAGATGAAATTGTAGATTGGTTTCAAAGAGAAAAATCTGATGATTGGAGGCAACGTGACTGAAAAGATTACACCCGAAACATACGAAAAAATGAATGAAGAGTTTGAGGAGGAAGGCACGGCATTCCGAATTAAAGTTCCTACACAAGAAGAAATCGACAAATGGCAAACTGGTATCAAGAGCAATTAACAAATAAAAACTTTTTATCTCCTATTGGATTCTTATTCCTTTTGGATAAGGCACCAAAGGTTTCTTTCTTGTGCCAGCAAGCAGAAATACCTTCTATCACATTAGGTAGCACAGATATTCCTACTGGTGGTTATGTCAGTCTCCCTTTAGAAACTAGTGCAGAATATGGAGAATTAAATATCCAATTCATTGTGGATGAAGATCTCAAAAACTACATGGAATTGCACAACTGGATTAGAGCGTTGGGCACACCCCAAGATTTCAATGAGAGGGGTAGTTGGATCACTCGGCAGATGGATGGTAGGACAGACACTCAAGACTACACAGATGATCCCAGATACTCTGACGCTACACTACAAGTCCTCAACAATAATAACCAAGCAAATTTTAACGTAGTATTCAAAGACTTATTTCCTATTAGACTTGACACAATTAGTTTTGATGTTACTGGAAGTGACAACGATTACTTTACATCTACAGCAACTTTCCAGTATACTTTGTATGAAATTAGAAATGTTAGCTCTACTAGTAGGAGAACAACGTGATAGAATGGAAACAATACATGCTAGATCATTGGGTCATTACACCTGAAGAGAGATCTCTTTTAAAGGAAGGACCTAAAAGTTTGGCACAAGCATGGCACTTACAAGCACTAAAGTATCGTTATGAATCTAGAAACAATTCAAGAGATGTGGAAAAGAGATAGTGTCATTGACACAGATCTTTACTGCGAAGAATCTACAAAAGTCCCACAACTTCATATGAAATATATGGAGTTTTTTAGTATGTTTTCTTTAATGAAAAAGGAGAAAGAGATATTACTAAAACAATTGATCAAAGAAAAGTGGTTATACTATAAAGGTAAAGCACCATCTTCAGTATATAAGGAGATGCCATTTGATCTTAAATTAACAACCAGAGATGAAATCGATATGTTTATCGATGCCGATGAAGAGGTTGGAAAGATGCAATATAAAGTGGAATACATAGATCAAACACTCAACTTCTTAGAGGGAGTTTTAAGACAATTAAACAATAGGACTTATCAAATTAAGAATGCTATTGAGTGGGAAAAATTTAAAAATGGATTATGAGATACGGTTGCCCCTACAGGATAATTAAATTTGATGAGCAATCTTTAAATTTGATTTGGAGATCAATCAATTCAACAGAATTGGTTTGGGAAGATAGTATTGTTGTTGATAAACACCAAGATAAAAACCCAAGATCTTCAGAGGTTGCATGGATAAACAATCAATACTTGGATAATTTATTACTCAAGTATGTGCAACACATCAATATAGAATGTAAATGGAATTTAAAAATTACTGGTGTTGAGCCAGTGCAGTTTGGATCTTATCCTAAAGGGGGATTCTATAACTGGCATGTCGATCAGCATTCAATGCCAGAAAAAGTTGTGAGAAAAATTAGCATGTCACTCTTCCTCAATGAAGACTACGAAGGAGGGGAGTTTGATTTGGAGCTATATAGACCAGGGACAGACCAACGGTATGAAACTTTTAAGTTGCCTACTGGGTCTGCAATTTTCTTTCAAGGTGATCAATGGCATAGGGTCCGCCCTGTCACATCTGGATTGAGAAAATCTCTTGTATCATGGTTTTATGGTCCTCCCTATGTTTGATTTGAAGATTAGAAAGAAGAACGAAGTATACTTAAAGGTCGAAGCAGAACCACATATCAATTATGAATTAGCAGACTTCTTTACGTTTGAGGTAGAGTCTGCAAAATTCATGCAGAAACATAAAAGATTCAAAGGTTGGGATGGAAAAATACGTTTGTATTCCCCAGGCACAGGAGAGATCTACGTTGGTCTCGTTGAATACCTCTTGGATTGGGCGGATAAAAATGGATATAGATATCAACTGGAAGAGTGTAAATTCTTTGGTCACCCTTTAGCATATGATGAATTAATTACTCCAGCAGGTGTTGCTGGATTTGTGAAGTCTCTGAAACTTCCCCCTTCGCTAAAGGTTCGGGACTATCAGTATAAAGCAATCTATGAAGCTCTAAAGTATAATAGACGTTTACTCCTGTCGCCAACAGCGTCAGGAAAATCTTTAATGATTTACGCATTGGTTAGATACCATGTAAATGCCGAGAGAAACATTTTAATTGTAGTCCCAACCACTTCTCTTGTCGAGCAGATGTATAAGGACTTTGAGGAATATGGATGGATGGCGTCCGAATATTGCCACAAAATATATGCGGGGCAGGAAAAATACACGGATCATCAAGTAGTAATTACCACTTGGCAATCGATCTATAAGGAACCGCGTAAGTGGTTTGACAGGTTCGATGTGGTAATCGGTGACGAGGCACACCTTTTCAAAGCTAAATCTCTGACTTCTCTGATGGGTAAGTTGCATGAGTGTAAGTATCGTATCGGATTTACTGGCACACTAGACGGAGCAAATGTAAATCAACTCGTACTAGAAGGTGTGTTTGGTAGATGCTCTCAGGTTACTAAAACTAGTGAATTGATGAAAGCGGGGCATGTCGCAAAATTAAAAGTAAATATTGTATTGTGCAAACACGAAGAAAAACTCTTTGAAGGATATCAAAACGAAATAGATTATTTAATTGATCATGAAGGTAGAAATAAATTTATCCGTAATCTTGCTTGCGATCTAAAAGGAAATACTCTCGTGCTTTTCAACTATGTAGAGCGTCACGGACTACCTCTGTATAACATGATAAATAGTCATACAGACAGACCCGTGCATTTAGTGCATGGTGGTGTTGATGTTGATGACCGTGAAGATATTAGAATCTTAACGGAGCAGTCTGACGATGCAATCATCGTTGCATCATATGGCACTTTTTCTACAGGCATTAACATCAAAAGATTACACAACGTTATTTTTGCTAGTCCTTCTAAGTCCAGAGTGCGTAACCTACAATCTATTGGTCGCGTATTAAGGAAAGGCGAAAACAAATCACAGGCAACATTATATGATATTGCTGATGATATTTCTACTGACCGTGGAAATAATTATACTTTGAATCACCTGATGGAAAGGGTGAAAATATACAATGAAGAAAAATTTAATTATGAAATCATAGATGTAAAACTAAAGGCTTATGATTAATTACGCAAAACATGACGAAGAATTCTACGGGATTTTTAAATTAAACAATGGTGAAGAAGTTGTTGGTAAAGCAGTCCTCACTGACGATCAGGGAGAGACTCTTGTTTTTATCAGCAATCCCGTTGTAATAGAAACTTATACTAGAGAATTAGACTCTGGTAAAATCTCTCGTGGAATGGGATTTAGTCATTGGATGCAAATGAGTGATGAAGAATTTTTTATCCTTAGAGAAAAAGACATCATTGCACTTGGCACTCTCCAACCAGAATATGTAATCATGTATGAAGCTTACATTCGTGGAGATGAGATCGAAAAAAAGACTGGTAAAAAAGAAGTTGCACTAGATCCAAACATGGGTCACTTGGGCAACATCAATAAAACCAGATCTTTATTAGAAAAATTATTTAAGGGTCCTAGTCACTTCAATTAAGTACTTGTTTCCCTTCAACCCTGACAGTGTTATTCTATAGAGAATTGACAAGTTTGTCAAGTATGCTATAATAAAAAAGTTAAGGAATTATTCCTATGAAAAAGAATGCTAAAAAACAGCATTATGTAAACAACCAGGATCTCCTTACTGCGCTGATTACATATAGAAGAAAAGTTGCAATTGCTAAAGAAAAGGGATTACCCAAACCTAGGGTGAATAACTATATTGGAGGATGTTTCCTTAAGATTGCTACTCATCTTTCATATCGTCCCAACTTCATTAATTACATGTATAAGGACGATATGATTTGTGATGGCGTAGAAAATTGTATTCAATATATTGACAATTTTGATCCTGAGAAATCTAACAACCCGTTTGCTTATTTTACTCAGATTGTTTACTATGCTTTCCTGAGAAGGATACAAAAAGAAAAACGTCAAATGGATATCAAAGAAAAGATCCTTGAAAAGTCTGGTTACGATGAGGTTTTCTCTGTTGACGGAGATGTATCTTCCGAGTATAATCAGATCAAGTCCCGTATTGCAATCAATTCAAAACGATGAGAGTAGCAGATCCAGATGAAATGTTCGATGAAGCAGATCGTCGAGAAAAAGACAACGAAACTGAATATTGGCGTAAGCGACTTCTTGATCTAGAAAAGGGAAATAAGGATGAAGATTCTACTGATAACTGATCAGCACTTTGGTGTCCGCAACGATAACCAATCATTCCTTAATCTCTATAAAAAGTTTTACAATCAAGTAGTTATCCCTTTCATCAAAGCATCTAACATTTCAACTGTGATTGCTTTGGGAGATACCTTCGATAAAAGAAGATCCATCAATTTCATGTCTCTCAATGAGGCAAAAGAAATGTGGTTTAATCCTCTTGAAGAAATGGGCGTGACCATGCACATGCTCACGGGTAATCATGATATTTACTACAAAAATACTCTGAGGATCAATGCCCCTAGAGAATTATTGGGAGAATATAGAAACATCACAGTCCATGACTCTCCTACCACTGTTGAGTTTGACGGTTGTCCTATACTTCTTCTTCCTTGGATCTGTGACGACAATCGAGATAGATCCTTGGAAGAAATCTCAAACAGTACTGCTGATGTCTGCATGGGTCATCTTGAGCTTAACGGTTTTGAAGCTCATCCTGGGCATGTAATGGAGTCTGGAATGGACTCATCCGTTTTCAAAAAATTTAAAAAAGTATTCAGTGGACATTATCATATGAAGTCCACTAAAGGTAATATTACATATTTGGGCAATCCATATCAACTTTACTGGAATGACTATGGATGTAAACGTGGTTTCCATGTGTTTGATACGGAGACGTTGAAGACTACCTTCTATCGTAATCCGTTTGACATGTTTACGAAAATCCATTACAATGATGGGATGCATGTACCTGATGATTTGGAAGGCACTTATGTAAAACTTATCGTTGAAGAGAAAGGCGATAATGCCAATTTCGACTACAACGTTAAACTACTCCAAGATATTGGACTGGGAGATCTAAAAATTATTGAAGATCTTTCTGTTGAAATGGGTGGTGAGGTTATGGAAACCGAAGACACCCTGACACTCTTGGATAAATATATAGATGAGATCGACCTTAAAGTAGATCCCAGTAGTGTCAAAAACATTATGAGATCTCTGTATATCGAAGCTTGCGAAATCTAATGTTTATTCTCACAGACAAAGAGAGTGGCGGTGTATACGCTGTCCAAACAAAAGATAGAAGAAAAACCGTGACTATGTTTGTGGAAGAAGACGATGCTATTAGATATGTCGATCTTTTGATGGCAGAAGATTATGAAGATGATTTAGAAATTCTTGAAGTTGATCCAGATGTGGTAGTTGCAAACTGTCAGATGCATGGATATTTTTATTCTATTGTCCCTAGCGACGAATTCGTTATTCCTCCACGTTGAAAATTAATGATTACCTTTGAAACAATCCGTTGGAAAAACTTTCTTTCTACGGGTGATCAGTGGACTGAGATTGATTTTGCTGAATCTCCTTCTACTCTTATTGTGGGCACTAATGGAGCAGGCAAATCTACCATTCTAGATGCATTGTGCTTTGCGCTATTCAACAAACCGTTTCGTAAGATCAATAAACCACAACTTGTTAACAGTATTAACGAAAAGGGTTTAAAGGTCGAAGTTTGTTTTAGTATAGGTCCTGATGACTATCGGGTGTTTCGTGGGATCAAACCCAACACATTCGAGATTTACAAAAACAACAAACTGGTAGATCAAGATGCAGCAGCAAAAGACACTCAGAAATACCTTGAGCAATCTGTACTTAAACTTAACTACAAGTCTTTCACTCAGGTTGTTATTCTCGGTAGTAGCACTTTTGTGCCTTTTATGCAGCTTGCTGCTGCTCATCGAAGAGAAGTTATCGAAGATCTTCTAGACATTGGAATCTTTTCCAGCATGAATACTGTGCTTAAAGATAAGATTAGAGTGGCACAGGGACAGAGCAGTGATTGCACCCACCTGCTTAGACTTGCTGAAGGTAAAGTATTTGCTCAAGAAAAACTTATTTCTTCTTTGCAAGAAGTTAACGATAATCGTCAAGAAGAAAAGCAAAAGAAGTATGATGAGAATCTTGCTCTCATGCAAGATATATCTACACAAAAATCTAATGTGGAGAATGCAATAAAAAATATTGAATCTTCTATTGGTGATTATTCTGCTGCTACAAAAACCTTGACTGCATTGCGTCAAGGTCAAGCAGATAAAAAATCTCAGTTAAAACTTATTGCTAAAGATCTTAAATTCTTTAGGGAGCATGATGAATGTCCTACATGCTCTCAGCAAATTGAAACTGCATTTAAAGATGCAATGATCGGAAGTAATACTCAAAGGGGTAAAACGATTGCTAAAGAGATAGAAGCATTCAATACTGATATTGAGCAAGCATCTGAGATTGTTTCTATGATCGCAGATCAATCTATGAAACTTAAAGAATTGACTAGCGATCTTTCTACAATAGATCGTGACTATGTGAGACTTGAGTTTGAAAATCTTCGTATTCAGGATGAGATAATTAAACTTAAAGTTGATACTCCTAACATCGATAAAGAAACGGTTTATCTTTCGGAAGTGAAAGATGAATATACAAAGACTAAGGAAGACTGTGCAGGCATCAGTAAAAAACTTGATGAGTATCAAGTAGTTTCTAATTTGCTAAAAGATTCTGGAGTAAAGAGACAAATTATTAAAAAATATATTCCAGTTTTTAATCAGTTGATTAATAAATACTTGCAGTCGATGGACTTTTATGTCAACTTCACGCTTGACGAGGAGTTTAACGAGGTTATTAAGAGTCGCTTCAGGGATGAATTTAGTTATGCTTCGTTTTCTGAAGGAGAGAAACAAAAGATCGACCTAGCACTTTTGTTTACCTGGCGAGAAGTTGCCCGCATGAAAAACTCTGTGGCAACCAATCTTCTAATTCTAGATGAAGTCTTTGACTCATCTCTTGATACAGAAGGCACTAATGAGCTCCTTAAAATTCTTCGCAGTCTCGGTAATGAGACCAATGTATTTGTAATCTCCCATAAGGGTGAGATACTAGTAGATAAATTTTTAAGAACACTTAAGTTTGAGAAAGTAAATGATTTCTCTCGTATGTCAGACAACAGCTAGGGTATGGAGACTATGGGCAAAAGCATTGGGGGAGAAAGATGGACGCACAGATAGAGAAGCAGATATTGTTGCTGGCATACGCACCTTTATTCTTATCGCTTACATGGTTACCAATGCTGCTATCGTTGCCAACGCAGTGAGGCATTGGGACAATCATCCTAGTGTCACACACCCTACCGCACCCGCCAAGGATGTGCTATAATACATGGGTAGTCACGAGACAGAGATGATTAACACCGAAGTCAAAGGCACCCTCGCTCGCCTGTTGGCAACTGAAAACCTCAAGGTTGAGCACCGCAAGGTAAGCACTGCTTGTTTTGATGTCCACAACCGTGTGTTGATTCTTCCTATCTGGAAACGTGCTTCTGCTACTGTATACGATCTTCTCGTTGGACACGAAGTAGGACACGCATTGTATACTCCTGATGAGGATTATGATGCACCTAAAGATTTTGTCAACGTCCTTGAAGATGCTCGTATTGAAAAATTGATGCGTCGGTCTTATCCTGGACTGAAGAAAACCTTCTATCAAGGTTACAAAGAATTGTGGGAAAGCGATTTCTTCAGTATCAAGGATGAGGAGATTGCCAATCTTCCTTTTATTGACCGTATCAATATCTACTACAAAGGAAATCCTGAAGTGCCATTCAGTGACACTGAAATGGATTATGTAAAACGTGCTGGTGATACCAATACTTTTGTTGAGGTAGTTTCTCTTGCAAAAGAGGTTTATGAATTCTCTAAGAAAAAACAAGAGGAAAAGGAATTAGATGCACCTGTTTCTTCTAAGAAAGGTGCTCCTCAACCAGGAGGATCTAATGGTGACATGACCGAGGAAACCAAAGAATGGCCTACTGAGAGTGATCCTGAAACGGACCATCGCGCAGATCGATCCACTGAAAAAGCAGATTTGGATACTCCCTCTTATGAAGGGGGTGATGTTGGAGGTGAGCACAACGAATTAGAATCTATTACTGATGCTGCTTTACAGCAAGCAATGCAAGATCTGGTTGATGACGATGCTAAAGAGTGGGTATATCTAGATCTGCCTAAGGTAAAACTGCAAGATTATGTTGTTTCATACAAAACAATTTACGACAACTATACTTCTTTTTTTGCTGATCTGGAAATCCCTGCTGCTGAGCAACTTTATTTTACCTATAGTAAGTGTGATGAATACAAGAAGTCTGCTCAAAAGTCTGTTAACTATCTGGTTAAGCAGTTTGAGATGAAGAAGTCTGCCGATCAATATGCTCGTGCAAACACTTCTTCTACTGGTGTCATTAATACAAATAAACTGCACAACTACAAGATCAGTGAAGACATCTTTAAGAAGATTACTGTGGTGCCTGATGGTAAAAATCATGGATTGATTATGCTTCTTGACTGGTCTGGATCTATGCAGAATGTGTTGATGGATATTCTCAAGCAAACTTACAATCTTATTTGGTTTTGTAAGAAGGTTGGTATTCCTTTCCGAGTGTATGCATTTCAGGGAGGTGTTGGAACGCATCAGGAAGAAACTAATAAAGCAAGTTATGAGAGAAATACACTTGCAATCCATAATGATTTTCGTTTGCTAGAATTCTTCTCATCTCAGATGAATATTTCTATGCTTGATAAGCAGATGAAATATATCTGGGCACAAGCATGGTCTATGATTGCTTATACTCGCCACGGTGCTATTGGTCAGTATGGTCTTGGTGGCACTCCTCTTGCAGAGTCTGTAATGCTTATGCGAGAGGCAGTTGCACAACTTCAACGCAAGGATAATGTATCTAAAGTCAACGTTGTTTGTTTGACAGATGGTGAGGCAAACCCAATGTCTTATGTTTCTGGTCACTATGATGAGCGTAGTTATCGGTGTGGTGATCCTATCCTTGATTACTTGTGTCACAACCGTAACAAAGTTTTTATTCTTCGTGATCCTGCTACTGGATACAGCAGGAAGATCAGTGGTAGTCCTTATGAAACCACCAAAGAAATTGTTTCTTTCTATCGTGAGATCACAGACTACAACTGGATTGGCATTCGTTTGTGCTCTAAAAATGAAGTTGTCCGATTCATTCAAAACAACAGTCCCAATCAACTTGATAAGTTGAGTAAGCAGTGGACTAAGGAGAAATTCTGCTCACTGGAAAATGTTGGATTTAGTAAAACTTTCTTCATGCCCAATCAACATATTGGCGGATCTACTCAGGATCTTGAAATCAAACAGAAGGGTGAAGTTGCTACTAAGGGTGAATTGACCAGAGCATTTAAAAAGCATATGGGATCAAAAATGACAAACAAGACAATTCTAAATGCATTCATCGAGCAAATTGCTTGACAACTCACATATATAACAGTATAATCTTTTTAAGTCACACATTTACAAAATTCTATTTAAATCGGACCCATGAAAGAAACCACAGTTAATAAGAGTCATATGCAAATTGTCAAAGATCGATCTTTGATGCAGGAGATCTTTGCTTTTCATATGAAAGAGAGGTATTTACATCTGGTCAATCTGAAAGATCAACTTAAAGCAACACGTTCTGGAAAGAAAACTGTTGTTTGGGGTTTGGTTAAAGAAGCACTTGCAACTCTTCCTGAGTATCAAGTATTGGATTCTCATGGGAAACTTCTCTGTGAGAGAGAAACTTCTCGTCATTTTAAGAAGTCTGTAAACGTCGAAGCACATATGCGTGAGTGGGAAAAGAATCACAAGAGTGATCCTACCCCTCCTGTGGATGATGACTATAGTGCTATCAATGCGCTTTTTTCTAAAGCAACAGTAACACCACCTACCAATACTGAAATTGCTGGTATGGTTTCTCTTGCAAAAGAAGGTGCTAAAACTATCAAGTCTCCTAGCGGTTGGGTTGTAGAATTTTGAAGTGTAAGGTGCAAATGTATTGCTCAGGCACCGTCTGGGATGAGTTTGTCACTTGTAGAGACTATTCTCATGCTAGGACCATTGCCCTTGCTCGAAACCCAGGTTGTAAGATCATCGGTGTGACAGCAGTGTTCACCTAAATAACTGTCCTAGACCCTCCCATTCGGGGGGGTTTTCTGCTATAATTACTAGGTAATCAACAGGAGACACAATGCCTCGCAAATCTGAAGTCACTACTACACAGATTGTTGAGACCTTGATTCAAGACTATGGCACTGAAGTTTGTGCAGAGCACATCCGTGCTGCAGCAAATACTCTAGGTGTATCATATCCTACTGCTTGCAAACGCCTTGAGTCTTATAAATCTGGTAGGGGTAAGTGGAATCTCACTGCCCAAGAAATCCAGCGTGCTTATGAAGCACCTGCTGCAGTCTCTAAAGAATCCTACACCCCAGAGAAAAATGATTCCTTCGTCCCTTTTGGTAACTTCGGTGATCTCAAAAAGGTTATTCAGTCCAATAGTTTCTACCCTGTTTTCATTACGGGACTCTCTGGCAACGGCAAAACGATGTCCGTTGAGCAAGCTTGTGCTCAAGCAAAGCGAGAATTGATTCGTGTCAACGTCACGATCGAAACGGATGAAGATGATCTTCTTGGAGGTTTCCGTCTTGTCAACGGTGATACTGTTTGGCACAATGGTCCTGTTGTCGAAGCATTGGAAAGGGGAGCTGTGCTGCTTCTAGATGAGATTGATCTGGCATCCAATAAAATTCTCTGTCTCCAGTCTGTCCTTGAAGGTAATGGAGTTTTCCTCAAGAAGATTGGTAAATATGTAAAACCTGTTAATGGATTCAATGTTATTGCAACTGCAAATACTAAGGGTAAAGGCAGCGATGACGGTCGCTTTGTTGGCACCAATATTCTCAACGAAGCATTCCTAGAGCGTTTCCCAATTACCTTCGAGCAGGAGTATCCTACTGCTGCTACCGAAACTAAGATTCTTCTCAACACTGGAATCCCCGAAGACTTTGCAGAAAACCTTGTCAAGTGGGCAGGTGTGATTCGTAAGACTTTCTATGATGGTGGTGTTGATGAAGTTGTCACCACCCGTCGCCTGGTCCATATCTCTCAGGCATATCAGATCTTTGGTGATCGCCTGAAGGCAATTACTGCTTGTGTCAGTCGCTTTGATGAGGACACTAAGCAATCTTTCCTTGATCTGTATACCAAGGTTGACGCTGGAGAAGATTCCGAGTACAATAATGAGGAAGAAACCATCTGATTATGAAATACAATGAAGAAGCACTGCTTGAGGAGCTCAAGCAGTATATTCAGGGGACTTACAACCAGCACTACTCTACTGGTGATGCTGGTATTCAAACCCTTGATTTGATTGAATCCTGTGGCGATGGTGAAGCATTCTGTCGGAGTAACATCCTCAAGTATGCTTCCCGCTACGATAGGAAGGGCACAGCACGTCGGGACATTACCAAGATCCTGCACTATGCACTGCTGCTGCTATACTTTAATGATAAAAATGCAACCCGTGAGGAGTATCCTAATCGATGACCGTAATCTCTAAAGAAACTATTGACATCCTGCAAAACTTTTCGACCATCAACAAGTCGATTGTTATCAAACCAGGAAATCAGATTGAAACTCTAAGTTTGAATAAGAATATTCTTGCCAAAGCAAAGGTGCAAGAATCTTTTGATCGTGAGATTCCTATTTACGATCTCCCCTCTTTGCTTGCAGTTTTCAATTTGTTTGATGGCACTCCTGTCATCGATACTTCTCAACGGTCTTGGTTGGAAGTTAGCAATCCTGAGAATCGATCTAGAGTAAAATTCTTTTATTCTGATCCTGATATCATTGTGCAACCTCCCGAGAAGGAAGTTGATCTTCCTACCGAAGATGTGTCTTTCCGTTTGGAAGCACCTGTTTTTCAACAGATTCGTAAGGCATGGTCTATCTGTGGTGTGCCTGATCTTTGTCTGTATGCATACAACGGTACCCTGAGTCTTTGTCTCACCGACAAGAAGAATGATACTTCCAATAGTTATCAAACTGAAGTTGGTGAATGTGATGAAGATGCGGCATTCTGCTATTGCTTCAAGATGGAGAATCTGAAACTTTATAATCAGGGTTATGATGTAACTATCAGCAAGCATAACGTTGCTCGTTTTGAAGCAGACAACATTAAGTATCTTATTGCACTCGAACCTAACAACTGATGAATGATTTTTTATGGGTAGAGAAGTATCGTCCTCAGACTGTTGAGGACTGCATTCTTCCTGCCAATGTGAAAGAAACCTTTACTAGTTTTGTTGAGCAGGGTGAGATTCCTAATCTCCTCTTGTCTGGCACTGCTGGTGTGGGAAAAACTACGATTGCTAAGGCACTCTGTAACGAATTAGGAGCAGATTATTATGTCATCAATGGATCTGATGAGGGTAGATTCCTGGACACTGTACGCAATCAGGCAAAAAACTTTGCCTCTACTGTGTCTCTCACTTCTACTTCTAAGCACAAAGTCCTTATCATTGATGAAGCAGATAACACGACACCAGATGTACAACTCCTTCTTCGTGCCAGCATTGAAGAGTTTCAGAAAAACTGTAGGTTTATCTTTACCTGTAACTTCAAAAACAAAATCATTGCGCCCCTACATAGTAGGACGACGGTAGTTGAATTCAATGTCCGTGGGAATACTAAGCAGGAGTTGGCGGGTGCTTTCTTCAATCGTTGCCGAGATATCCTCAAACGGGAGGAGGTCGCCTTCGAACCTAGAGTTGTTGCTGAAGTCGTGCAGAAATACTTCCCCGATTTCCGACGCACCCTCAACGAGCTCCAACGATATGCGAGCACAGGGTCTATCGACACTGGTATTCTGGCGGCGCTAGGTGATGCTAATGTAGACTCTCTTGTTTCTCTTCTGAAAGGGAAGAAATTCAACGATGTTAAAAAATGGGTGACCCAAAATTTGGATGCTGATCCCACTTCCATTATGCGTAAGTTGTATGATAATCTTACTGGTGTGATGGAAGGTCCTTCTATTGCTGCTGCAGTGTTGATCATTGCAGAGTATCAATATAAATCTGCCTTCGTGGTAGATCAGGAGATTAATCTCCTTGCCTGTCTTACACAAATTATGTTGGAGTGTGAATTCAAATGACCGTAAAAAACATTCGATTTATCAATGGCGAGAATGTCATTGCTGATGTTGTAGAAGAGACTGAAGATACTATTACTCTTCAGGATTCTATTGTTGCCATGCCTGTCAGTGAAGATGGTGTGCAGATTGGTTTTGCTCCTTGGGCACCTCTTCAGGATCCTGATATTGATGATCTGACTGTTGCCAAACATCATGTTATGTATATTACTAAACCCTCTCCTTCTCTTGAGGAGCAGTTTAATAAGATGTTTAATCGCATCCAAGTGCAGTCTAAAAAGATTATTATGCCATGAGTGAATTAAAGACTCCTCTTCGTTATCCTGGTGGCAAATCTCGTGCTGTTAAAAAGATGGCACAGTGGTTACCAGACATGAAAAATTATAGTGAATATCGGGAGCCTTTTATTGGTGGTGGATCATTTGCTCTGTATCTGGCGCAAATGTATCCACATCTTGACATCTGGATTAACGATCTTTACGAACCCCTGTATAATTTCTGGTGTGAATTAAGGGACAATGGTGATGAAATTACGAAACAACTCGTCCAACTTAAACAGAGGCACCCTGATCCCTCTTCAGCAAAAGTTCTTTTCTTGGAATCTAAAGAGTATCTCACTCACGGAATCCGACAAACTAATGCTACGACTCGTGCTGTCGCTTTCTATATTGTTAACAAGTGCTCTTTTTCTGGTCTCACTGAGTCCTCATCCTTTAGCAGGCAGGCGTCAGACTCAAACTTTAGTATGCGAGGAATCGATAGACTCAAATACTATCGACAGATCATCAAAGATTGGAAGATCACTAATCTGTCGTATGAAGAATTGATGACTGATAACAAGGAAGTATTTGTTTATCTAGATCCCCCTTACGATATCAAGGATAACTTGTACGGTCGCAAAGGATCGATGCACAAAGGATTCGACCACGATAAGTTTGCAGCAGATTGCGACCGATTTGTCTGTCCTCAGATGATCTCTTACAACACTGCTCAGGTTGTGAAGGATAGATTTACTGACTACAACGCATATGAGTATGATCTTACATACACCATGCGATCTGTTGGTGATTACATGAAAGAGCAACACGATCGGAAAGAATTACTGCTGACAAACTATGGCGTATGATGAAAGGTATCCCCTGAAGGATTATCTTAACTCTATCAATCAAACAAAAGAAAATCTTCTAGACAGTGAAGATGCTGGTTGGGAAAAAAACTATCCTCCATATGTAATTAATAAGTGTATGTCACAGCACATTGATACTGTGATGTATGCTAATGAGATGAATCAATGGAGACAATTACCTAATAAATTACAGTATGACTTTTTTATAAATACCGTTAGGCCAAGGAAGAGATTCTCTCCCTGGGCTAAAAAAGAGAAGATGAATGATTTGGAAATTGTCAAGCAATACTATGGTTATAGTAATGAAAAGGCGAGACAAGCTTTATCAATCCTCACTCCCGATCAATTGTCATTTATAAAATCTAAACTGGATAAAGGAGGAAAGAAAAGATGAGTGATGATCTCAGCTGGACTAAAGAAAATATGGTGCAGATTATTCTTAAAGAGCCCGATGACTTTTTGAAAGTCCGAGAAACACTAACACGAATTGGGGTTGCTTCTAAGAAAGAAAAGAAACTGTATCAGTCTTGCCACATCTTACATAAAAAAGGACAGTATTATATTGTTCATTTTAAAGAGCTTTTTGCCCTGGATGGTAAGAAAGCAAATCTTTCGTCTAATGATATTCAACGTAGGAATCGAATCATTCAACTTTTGTTTGATTGGGGTTTAGTTGAAGTCGCAAATAGCGATCAGATTGTTGATGCTGCTCCATTGAGTCAGATCAAAGTTATCTCCTACAAGGATAAAGGTGAGTGGACCTTAGAATCTAAGTACAATATTGGCAAGAAACGCCAAGGAGATAAATATGGAAACACCCCAGTCGAATCCACAACCTAAAGATAATAAGTTTGAATGGGCCGATGAAGGCGTTGCCACCCTAGTTAGAGTAATCATTCTAGGTTGGTCAGCAGCAATTTTAACTCTTAATTATGTAACTGTCCCTGGTATTCCCCAAAAGAATATTGATCCGACTTTTATCGCCTCCGTTTTTACAGGAACTTTAGCTACCTTCGGGGTTGTTCCTGCTAAAAAGAAAGAAGAGAAAAAAGAAGAGGAGAAAAAAGATGCAAAAATTAATTAATATCGTAGCACTCTTATCGGGACTGACTTCATTGGCAGTCATCGGTGGGGGTGCTTATGTTTATGTAAACATGGACACATGGAGAGCAGAAGCACAAGAACGTTTCACTGAGGTTATCACTGAAGGCATTACTAGTGCTCTCCCTGGTCTCCTAGATGGTGCTATGCCCGAGTTACCTAAGGTCACTGGAGATGCTATTCCTGCTGCTCCTATGCCTTCTACAACTGGTCCTGCTATCCCCTTCTGACCATGGCATTCTGGAAGTCTGATGTAAAACCTATTGAGGAAACACCAATGGAAACACCAACTAAGAAAAGATCGCCAATCAAAGGTATTGCCTTGGCATTAGGTGGTGTGATTGGTATTGCTCACATTGGACTTCTAGGTTATGTTTTGAGACCACAACAGGAGCAAGTGCATCAACCTCCTGCTATCAATATCCCTCACGGTCCTTATTCTTCTTATAGAATTAAGGCAGGTAAAGATGGATATGAGATTGAGTTTCGTGCCGATGATCCTAAGATTTTAGAATCTGAAAGATCTCTTGATCTTGATAAGACTAAGAAGGGATTCTTTGGTGGTAGCACTGAGAGACGTACAGAGTATCGTAGTGATCAATATACTAGAGAGGGCACTAGAAACATTGGAGGTGAGACTACAGAGCAGGGAAAGTCTGCGAAAGACGTAGAATGTTTGATCGCGGACGCTGGAGCTCGGTCACAAGGTGCTATGGCGGGTAGTGCAATCGCTGCAGGTGTCGCTGTGCCTGCCGTTGCTAGCATCCCTTACGTTGGATGGTTAGCAGGTGGTTGGGCATTACTCCTAGGACAGAAGATTGGATCCGAAGCAGGATCACAAGTTGGACAAGTATTTAACGATTGCTGAGTTTCTTTTAATATGGATATTCTTATTAAAGATATTGATATTAATAATGTAAATATCCGTGACATTCAGGTATTTCAACCACCAGGGTGGACTACAAATCCTACTTCTGTATTCACTGCGCCACCTATTACTCAACAGGTTGGTGTGCCCATTGTTAACATGCCTGGATGTGTAGAGGCACACGAGCAGAATTTCAGTAAAGAAAAGAGTGGCATTCTTAGTGAAGATGATCCTAAGGGTGTCAGGACATTTTGTGATGCTGGTGTGCCATCATTCAATCCTTTGGATTACAACAAAGATGAATTGAAGTTTGAGTATGAAGCACCAATTCCTAAGGTTGCACCACCAGAGCAACCAGAAGTAAAAGCACCAGAGACACCAGACACAGGTAGAGCAGTCACTATAAACTGTCCTACAGAAGCACAAGAACTTAAAGAACCTGTAGGCACATTAGTAGATGGTGGCAAAAAGAAAATTACCGAGTATCGTTTAGTCGGAAAAGAATGTATTCCAGTCAAGGAAGAAATCAAAATTCCTGACCAGATTATTCAAGCGATCCCTACAGCGGGTGCAATCACAACTACAGCTGGTATTGCTGTGGTCGCTACAACATCAGCACTATTAGCAAAACCGCTGGCAGACTTACTTTTGAAAGTAGTCAAACCAACGGTTAAGAAAGTAATTAAAAAGATTGCAGCAATCCGAGGAAAGCAAACTCCTATCGAGAGCGTAAAGGACCGCCGAGATCAGCAGCGGATTCGCTCACACGCGATTCGGAAACTGAAGGGGAAGGAATAGTATGGCGATGTGGGGTGATAGCATTTTTACCAATCACCATTACATCAGCACAAATCTTTGCCATCTCTGTCCCTGGTCTAAACATAATACCTTTTTGCATTAGCTCGCCACAATTTTTGAGTCTCGCAATCTCAAAATCTAATCGCTTATTGGCATGTGCCTGTTGCATCAACTGGATGTTAGATGCTGCTGCTTGCTTACATAGATCCTGCAACTTTTTATCTGTTGGTGTACTCCATGTCATAGAGAAACCAATACCTAGACTGTAGTTATCTTTCTGTCCAGTCCGAGTTTGTTTTCTGAAAAGAATTTTTCCTGGGTTGTCAATAATTCCATCTCCAATTGGATTGCCATCGGCATCAAAGGCACCGAAGTTATCACTGACATCGTATACAGGATCCATATAATATGGCTCATATGGTTTAGCAGCAGAAGCAGTTCCTGTTACATAGGGAGTAAAATTACGAGTGGGTCCTTGACATTGGATACCACCTCCATAAGTGTTAGTAATATATGGACCTTGTAAAACCTGGATTGCCTGGTTCGTCACTGAGCCAGAGCTATTCGCAACGGGAGAAGCAGTAGCAGAAACACCACCAACAGTTTCAGCATAAGAAGGACTCCCAATTAATAACGCAATTATTGCTGGAATATACTTGTAGTATCGGTTACGCTTGTAACCTCTGTCACCCTTTGAATAATCGTGTGATTCTGGAGACCTGGAGCACTCAGAGTTTCTGTGAATTGAAACGCTGCTCCTGGCGTTGTCTGAGTGAATGTTGGTTTGCCTGTTACTCCTGTCCATGATGATGTCACTCCGTTAATAGTTACATTGTTGCTTCCTGTCGTAGGAGACAGGTTACCGCTAGCGGTAACGCCAGATCCTGTTGCTGAATATTGATAACCAGTGCTGTAGTCCATCGAATTGATGGTTTCGGTTACCTTCGATGTTGTCTCTGTATGGCTCGTCATTGAGCCCTGTGTGAAGTTAGGCACCACGGGGACCGCCATAGCAGGCGATCCCAGTAAGAATGCCACGAGAAATAATCTTCTCATGATATACCTCAGTCGATTACAGTGATTTCCGTAACGAATTGTCCCGTTGCAGATGTGCCAGCTCCACCAGCAGTCAGAGTAATAGCATGACCACTTGAGACTGTGCCTGCCAATGATCCAGCAGTGCCAGCTGTGTAAGAAGTAACCGAACCGAAGTTAGGAATAGTACCTACGGTAGCAGCAGAGGCAGGAATAGCATCGCCCTGAGTGTATGAAGCACTGTAAGAGAATGCATTTCCATCTGTTGCCTGAGAAGCAGTGACGGTGCTAGCAGAGCCAGTAAAACCATCGCTGGTCATCAGCACACCGTTACCAACAACACCCGAAGTGGTGCCATCGGTGGTGCTCACTCCACTACCAGAGGTGGTGAAGGTGTGTCCAAGTCTGCTAGCAGTAGAGCGAGCAGCATCAACAGTCAGTTGAGTGCTAGAAGCATGTTTCGTAACAAGTCCGCCTGCATTTGCTGCACTTGCGGTCATCAGTAACATAACAATGGGAAGAAGTTTACGCATTTTTCCATTGATTAAGTGTCCTATCTATATGTAGGTCTGGAAAACATTACAAATATGTACGGTATAACACACCATATTATTGGATGTGTATGATGTTAAATAATACTGAATGCCTTCGGGGTTCACACAATAAAACTCGCTTATAAAGGAGCATAACAAATGACTGGACTGCGTAAGTTCACCACGAAAGATCTTGGTGCCATCGTAGACGCTGCAGAAAAATATAGCGTCGGACTCGATGATATTTTTTACAGATTACATTCTTATGGAATGGGATCTCCAAGGGATGCATATCCTCCATACAATCTTGTCGAAGAATCAAATGTTAAATGGAGGATTGAAGTAGCACTTGCTGGTTGGTCGAGAGACGAGATTGAAGTATCTACAGAGAGTAACGTCCTCCTAATCAGGTCTAAGGCAGCGAAGAATAAAGGAGAAGAGGAATACATGCACAGAGGTATTTCTACTCGCACCTTCGCTAGAGGTTTCAACCTGTCGGATGATGTTGAAGTCGGCACAGTCTCTTTCAATAATGGACTTCTTGTGATAGAATTGAAGAGAATCATTCCTGATCATCAGAAACTCAAAGTCTATGATATCAAAGACGCTGAAAATCCTGCTCCATCCAGTGACGCAGTTTAACCTGCTGATTGTGGGGTTTCTAATTGTAATTCAGGGACTCCACCTTCAAGCCCATTACACTATGGATATTGATGTAGAATCTTATGTAACTGCCTTCTGCAAAAAGAATATTGAAAAGTGTGAGGGGATTATCTCTGACTTTGATTATTGATATATAGTATACAACTAAAGAGACCCTGAGGGGTCTCTTTTTATTTGGAGTGACACATGAATGTTTATCTAAATCTAACAAAAGCAAATTATGATGGGGAGAGAGATCTTCTGACATTGGAGTTGCCAGCAAATCAATTAGATGATATTATGAGGTATGTAAGACCACTTGCTGAGCAAAATAAGCAGGCAGAAATTAAGGTCTTAAAAGATATCATTAAAGAATCTATTTTTGAAATTTCAAGGAGAAGTTATGAGCGTAAGAGTCGTAAGAATGCGAAACGGTGAAGACGTTATTTGCGATCTTTATGAAGTTACTATGAAAGATGGTGAGGAAGCATTTGCTTTCCAACTTAGAAATCCATACTTGGTATATCTTACACAAGGTATGGATGCAGAAGCAGATGGTGAAATTCATAAGATTTCCGATCCCTCTTTGGGTTTGGAGCCATGGATGCCACTTCTAAAAGGTGATTCTATTATGGTAAAGATGGATGAGATCGTCAGTGCATACGAAACACACGATCAAATTGTGGACAAATACAACGAAATTATTGGAGCAAAAGAACATGTTGAAAGTGCTGCTACTGAAGAACGGGAGTCTGACTGATTATCTGATCGGCAAGGTTACTGAATTGGATGAAGAACCTGCGATTCTAGTCGAAGGTTGTATGAGAATTGTTGATGGGAAACTAGAGGAGTATCCAAAATACTCTTCTCAGCGGGATCTGTTCTTGACATCTGACTCGGTTTTTACTATAGTGGATCCGTCAACAGAGATCCTTGCGGAGTATCAAAAGGTAGATGAGTAGTTTCTACACCAACATTCAACTGGCAGGTAATACAATACTTTATCGTGGGTATGAGGATGGGCAGTATGTCCAATCTCGTACCCATTTTTCGCCTACGTTGTTTGTTTCTTCAAACAAAGAAGAAAAGTATAAGACACTCGATGGTGAGTCTGTCAAACCTATTCGATTTGAATCTCCACGAGAGGCAAGAGAATTCATTGCCAAGTATGAAAATGTAGAAAACTTTCGTGTCCATGGATACGAGAGGTATGTTTACCAATTTATTGCAGAGGAATTCCCTGGAGAGATTGATTATGACATGAAGTCTATGAAGATCTTTGCTATGGATATTGAGGTTGCATGTGAGAATGGATTCCCTGATGTGGCATCTGCTGCTGAAGAAATGCTTTGTATCACAATCAAAGATCTCAATACTAAGCAATACTACATCTGGGCAACCAGAGAGTTTAATCCTCCCGAAGGCGTAGAGACTAATATCTTCTGGAATGAGCAAGAAATGCTCACCTCTTTTATTCAGTGGTGGGCAGAGAATACTCCTGATATCTTGACAGGTTGGAATGTTAATCTGTATGACGTGCCATACATTGCTCGCCGTATCAATAGGATTCTTGGTAGCAAATGGATGAATTCTTTGTCGCCTTGGAATCGTGCCAACGAGCGTGAGATTACCATTATGGGTCGCACTCATATTGCTTACGATCTTTCTGGCATCAATATCCTAGACTATCTGGATCTCTATAAAAAGTTTACTTACACCAACCAAGAATCCTATCGCCTAGACCATATCGCTCACGTTGAATTGGGTCAGCGTAAGTTGGACCACAGTGAGTATGAAAACTTCAAGGATTTCTATACATCTGACTGGCAGAAGTTTGTTGAATATAACATTCAAGACGTTGAGCTGATCGACCGTCTTGAAGATAAAATGAAACTAATTGAATTAGCAGTGACCATGGCTTATGATGCCAAGGTGAATCTTGAAGATGTTTATAGTCAGGTCCGTATGTGGGACACTATGATCTATAACTATCTGAAAGATCGAGATATTGTAGTTCCCCCTCGTAAAGGAGCAAGGAAAGATGAAAAGTATGCAGGTGCATACGTTAAGGAGCCGACTCCTGGGTTATATGATTGGGTGGTCAGTTTTGACCTTAATTCCCTGTATCCTCATCTTATCATGCAATACAATATCTCGCCCGAGACACTCCTCGATTCAAGGCATCCATCAGCTACAGTTGATAGGATTCTTACTGAATCGTTAGAGATCGATGGGAAGTATTGTGTATGTGCTAATGGTGCTCAATACCGTAAGGACATCCATGGTTTTTTACCTGAAATGATGCAGAAGATTTATGATGAAAGGACCATTTACAAGAAACGAATGCTTGCCGCTAAGCAAGATATTGAGAATGCCAAGACACCTGCAGAGACCTTGGCACTTCAAAAGGATGTGTCAAAATTCAACAACATCCAAATGGCAAGAAAGATCCAACTCAACTCTGCCTATGGTGCCATCGGTAACCAATACTTCCGATACTACAATCTGGCAAACGCTGAAGCGATTACCCTCTCGGGTCAGGTATCGATTCGGTGGATCGAAAACAAAATCAACCAATACCTAAATAAACTTTTGTCTACAGAGGCAGAAGATTATGTCATTGCATCTGACACCGACTCAATCTATCTTAATCTTGGACCTCTTGTTAGTAAATTCTTTGCTAATAAGTCTGGCGATAAAGCAGCGATTGTTTCCATACTTGATAAGATCTGCCAGGAGAAGTTGGAGCCTTTCATCGAATCCAGCTATCAGGAGTTGGCGGATTATGTGTCGGCGTATGACCAGAAGATGAAGATGAAGCGTGAGAATATCGCTGACAAAGGTATTTGGACTGCCAAGAAGCGATACATTCTCAACGTGTGGGACAGTGAGGGTGTGAGGTATGCCAAACCCAAACTGAAGATGATGGGTATCGAAGCAGTTAAATCTTCTACACCTGCTCCTTGTAGACAGAAGATTAAGGATGCTCTCAATGTGATTATGAATGAAGACGAAGAATCAGCACAAAAATTTATTGCAGATTTTAGGGAAGAGTTTACATCGTTGCCGATCGAAGATATTTCATTCCCTCGTGGTTGTAACAATCTAAATAAGTGGTCCAATCCTGCGACGGTGTATACAAAAGGCACTCCTATTCATGTGCGTGGAGCTCTACTGTATAACTTTCATGTGAAGAAAAACAAACTCACTCACAAATATCCTTTGATACAGGATGGTGAGAAGATTAAGTTTGTCTATTTAAAGACACCCAATCGCATCAACGAAAATGTGGTTTCATTCTTTCAGACATTCCCAAAAGAATTGGGTCTTGACAAACAGGTAGATTATGATTTACAATTTGAGAAAAGTTTTCTTGATCCTCTGAAAGTTATTATGGACACGATTGGGTGGAAACCAGAAAAAGTCGCCTCACTAGAGTTTTTATTCGGATGACCACAACAAAATACTTAGTTACATATCAAAAAGCATTTGGATTCTCGGTAAGAGAAGAAAAAGAATTCACAAACTATGAAGATGCAAAATGGTTTTCTCGTGCCATGAAACGAGCACAATTTATTACAAACATTCTGGAGGTTAAAGAGTGAATTTTTTACAAGATGTAGTTAAGGAGATTAACAATGAGTATGCTTCTCTCGTTAGCGATGGAGTCGCAGCAGGTGATACTTCAGGTTTCATTGATACTGGCAGTTATATCTTTAATGCTTTGGTTTCTGGCAGCATCTACGGTGGTGTCCCTGGAAACAAGATTACTGCTATTGCAGGTGAATCGTCCACTGGCAAAACTTTCTTTTGCCTTGGTATTGTTCAGCATTTCCTGGAGTCTAACCCTGATGCTGGCGTCATTTATTTTGAATCAGAGTCCGCAATTTCTAAACAGATGATTGAGGATAGGGGTATCCCTTCTGATCGTATGATGATTGTGCCTGTGTCTACCATTGAAGAGTTTCGCACTCAGTCTTGTCGTATCCTTGACAAGTATATGGAGCAACCTAAAGAGGATAGGCAACCCATGATGTTTGTCCTGGACTCTCTGGGTATGTTGGCAAGTAACAAAGAGGTTGAGGATGTTGCTAATGATAAGCAGGTCCGTGACATGACCAAGAGTCAGTTGATCAAGGGTGCATTCCGTGTGCTCACTCTGAAACTGGGTAAGGCAAACGTGCCCATGTTGGTGACCAATCATACCTATGATGTCATTGGTGCCTACATGCCGACGAAAGAAATGGGTGGTGGATCTGGTCTGAAGTATGCATCTTCTACTATCATCTATCTGTCTAAGAAGAAAGAGAAGGATGGCACTGAGGTTGTAGGTAATATCATTAAGTGTAAGGCACAGAAGTCTCGTCTCACTAAGGAGAATAGTCAAGTTGAAACCCGTCTTTATTACGACCGTGGATTGGACCGCTATTACGGACTATTGGAATTGGGTGAGAAGTACGGAGTCTTCACCAAGCGGGGGAATAGGATCGTTATTGGTGAATCTACTTTTTATCCTAAGTCTATTCTCGCTGATCCCGAGAAATACTTCACCCCCGAAATAATGCAAGCACTTGATGAGTGTGCAGCAAAGGAGTTTCGTTATGGCAACTAATCTGGAAAATTATATCAGGATTTGGGATGATGTAATCAGCGAAGATCTATGTAAAGAGATCATTGAAAAGTTTGAAAGGGATCCTGCTAGACACAACAAAGTAAACCGAGAGCAACGTCCTCAGTTTATTGATTACAACATCAGTGACAGGTATGAGTATAAGGATCCTGATTGGGTGCAGATTCAATTGGACATTCAGGAAGTTTTTATTGACTATGCTGAAAAATATATTGATGCTCTAGATGTAGGTCCAGATTTTCCTGCTCGCTATTGCTTTGAGCAATATAGAATTAAAAAGTATTCACTAGCAACTGATTGTTATAAAGATCATGTTGATGTGCAAGACTATAATTCTGCACGAAGATTCTTGGTTGGATTCATTTATTTGAATACTCCATATCAAGGTGGGGAGACACGATTCCCTAAACTGGATCTTGACATTAAACCAGTAACTGGTAGAATGCTTATGTTTCCTGCTAACTGGATGTATCGGCATTCTGGACAACCTGTAGTCGGAAGTCCCAAATATTTGCTAGGCACTTATCTGCAATATCTATGATTGAAGCGACGATTATCAACAACCTTCTTGCAGATGAAGATTACTGCAGGAAGGCGATCCCTTTTATCAAACCTGAATACTTTACTAGTGTTGGTAATCGAGTTCTCTTTGAAATAATCAATGATTATATTAATCAGTATGATTCTTTGCCTACTGCTGCCGCACTGAGTATTGAATGTGATGGCAAGAAAGACATTAGTGCAGAAACTTTCAAAGAAGTTACTGATTTTATTTCCAACCTGACTACCGATCCTGAGGATTATGATTGGGCAGTTGATACTACTGAAAGGTGGTGTCAAGAGAGAGCAATCTATATTGCTCTTATGGAGTCTATTAAGATTGCTGATGGTCAAGATACCAAGCAAGATAAAGGTGCTATTCCACATATCCTATCTCAAGCACTTGCTGTCTGTTTTGACAGTAATGTTGGTCATGATTACATAGACGATGCTCTCGATCGTTTTGATTTCTATCATCAAACTGAAGAGAAGATTCCTTTCGATCTGGAATTCTTCAATAAAATTACTAAGGGTGGTCTTGTAAACAAATCATTGAATGTTGCTCTTGCTGGCACTGGTGTTGGTAAGTCTCTCTTTATGTGTCACGTTGCCGCTGCTTGCTTGCTACAAGGTAAGAATGTCCTCTACATCACAATGGAGATGGCAGAAGAAAAGATCGCAGAGAGAATCGATGCCAATCTTTTGAATGTGCCTATTCAGAAACTAGCAGAAATGCCAAAGCAGATGTTTGAGAGGAAGGTGACAAACCTCTCAAAGAAGACTTCTGGTAAGCTAATTATTAAAGAGTATCCCACTGCGAGCGCACACGTTGGACATTTCCGTTCTCTTATTAACGATCTTGCTCTTAAGCGGTCTATTAAACCCGATATTATCTTTGTGGATTACCTCAATATCTGTGCTTCCCAGAGATATAAAGGGAGCATTGTCAACTCTTACACCTATGTCAAAGCAATCGCTGAGGAGCTTCGTGGTCTCGCGGTTGAGTGTGGTGTACCTATTGTATCTGCTACGCAAACCACTCGTGCAGGTTACGGTAGCTCTGATGTTGACCTTACTGACACTAGCGAATCCTTTGGTCTCCCTGCTACTGCTGATCTTATGTTTGCCCTTATTAGCACGGAGGAGCTTGAGGGCATGAATCAGATCATGGTCAAGCAGTTGAAGAATAGATACAACGATCCCACCATGAATAAAAGATTCTGCGTGGGTATTGACAGAGCGAAGATGAAGCTGTATGATGTAGAGCAGTCGGCTCAAGAAAACTTGGTTGATTCTGGACAAGACCAGGGTAGTCAAGAAGAGCAGATTGATCTAGTAAAACGATTCCAAAACAAGAAAACTCTAGCGACTCTTTCCTATGATTGATTTTTTAAAGTATGCCAAATTCGTCAATGAAGTTACCTCGCAAGAAAGTAAAGACCACGAAGCATTCATTTATCGTATTCAAGAGTTGGAGGGTGTTGGATTTCCTGTCGAGCGATTGCTTACTGCTGCTGTAGGTATGTGTGCAGAAGCAGGCGAGTTTACTGAAATTATTAAGAAGACTCTCTTCCAAGGTAAACCTGTCACTGAGGAGAATCTGTTTCACCTGAAGCGTGAAATGGGTGATATCATGTGGTATTTTATGCAAGCATGTCTGGCACTCGATGTTTCTCCTGAAGAAATCATCGAGATGAATGTTGAGAAACTAGTTGCACGCTATCCTGGTGGTGAGTTTGATGTCCATTACTCCGAGAATCGGAAGGCAGGTGATCTGTGAAGTATACTGAAGAAGCACTCGTAGAAGCAGTTGCTGCTCTTGGATGGGACGTTCGTAATGATGACATTCATGTTGAGATTGGTGGCACTCAGGTGTCTGGCATTCATCAACCTGAAGGTTATAATGAGAAGTGGTCATCTCCCAAAGGGCATCGTAAGTATAACAAAGATGCATTCATTGTAATCAAAAACCAATCACGCACACCTTTCGCCCCCTCAGTAAACAATGACCCAGAAAGAAAAGGACATCATATCCAAGATGCAACTGGACAATCTAGCAAAACTGAATAACGGAAATTGGTATAGGCAAGAGATTCTTAACTCACGAGGAGAAAGAACCACAAGATATGTTGTTGAATTTGTTTCTGTAGATGTATAGTTTCTGGATTCACTTGGTAGCATTCTTTCAAGTTGTCGTAATGAATTGCATTCAACCTGCCAACTGGAAGTATTGCTATCGGGTGGACCAGTGGTTGATCCCAGATCTTGTAGAGGGTTATGAGATCTGGACGCAAAAGAAAACACCCTACCAAAATGAGAGAGATTATCTAAATAGTCTTGATGATCCTGTAGAGTAGATGGCAAAGTTAAGTAAAACAGATTTAACGAAAGTCGATAACAAAACAGGACTCTTAAAGTATTGGTGGCCATTTATTGAAATGGTTGACACTGGAAAATCATTTAAACTTGGACCGCAAGGTCAAGGTGGTGAAGTTATTATTGCATCTAACAACAAAGCAAACACCAAGAGATTGGTGCAGAAGATGAAAGAGCAAGTGACTGTTACTCAAGTTAAGGCATATTTAGATCAAAGAAAGTTTGAATTTCCAAAGGTTGGTGGTGGTGTAGTAAAAGTCACTGATCTTTGGAAAGAAAATGTGAAACCGATGCAGGTTAATAACTCTGATAAAATCGGTGGCAGAGATACAGAAGTATACTCAGAAGTATTAGCACAATACTGTCTGGCATATGCTATTGTATTTGGTGAGGCAGCAACGATGCAAAACTCACTGAATATTGATGGCACAAATGTAGAATTTAAATCGGATGTATTCTCCAAGTGTAAACAATTGATGGTTACACCTGGAGGATTTAATTTAAATACAGCAACTTTTAGAAATAGACTTGCTAGGTTTGGATCCCAACCAATTGCATCTAATGAGTATTGGATTGATACTCAAGGGTTGGCAATGCTGAAAATTAAAAAACAATTTAAACTTGGAAAAGATGTAAAGGTCTTTAATGATAAGATCTTTGATGCAACTACCTTTAGTGCAAATCCTTATACGGCATACCTTCTTGTTAAGAAAAAACTAGGACTCCCTGGAGAGGATAAGTGGAATCCTGCAGACATTTGGGTGATGTCAAAGAAAGGTATTGTGAATCAAGTGCATTTCAATAGGATGATCAAAGCGAGAAAAACTACTCCCACTATTAATGTGTGTAATAACTTTTTGATGGAGCAGTTTAAATCTGGAGACATCATTCCAGTTTCTTTGAAGAAACCATCGAAGAATCCGCATGTGGTTACAGTAAATGGTGATGAATATTTTGAGAGGGTTGTATTAGGACAAACTAGCAATCCTACAGTTGAAATGACATCAGAGAATAGAGATGTAAAAATTAATTTTACATTGGAGACTATACAGATACCTCCAAGCAGAGGTCTGAAGGGTATGCTTGCAGCAAGGAGAAGGGGTAACATTGCAAATGGAAAGGTTGTCCCAGGATCACAGAAGCATATTCGTATTAAGTATCACGTTAATAATAAGAAGATTGAATTAGAATTTGTGCAAACAGGACAACAATCTATTGCAAGAGCAAAAATGGGGTCACTTGGTAATGATAATTTTACTAAGATTATTAATGGCACCGCTAGACAAGGTGTGAAACAGTTGAATGAAATACAAAAAAACTATGATGACATTGGAGTAAAAACTGATCCCTGGTTTAATGGAAAACTGGACAAACTAGATCAAGCACAGTATGGTCGTCTCCAAGAATATGTTGGTGAAATTTGGAAAGCAATTACTAAGGATAATGCACCAGATTTTAGTAAAATTTCAGAATTAAATAACACTGCTAAACTATCAAGTAAAGCAATGGCAGGTGAGTTTGGTCTTTCTATAGCAGGGATTAAACAAAAGCAAGTGCAAATGAGACTTATTACTAATCTATATGAGGCATGTGCTTCTGTTGCTTTTGGCACGGGACTTAATAAAGAAGAGCGTGCATTGGTTGAAGCAGGTGGTTTTGCTCCCTCTCGCAAAACGAAATTCAATGCCAGCGTCTATGTGAAGGTCTACTAACTGGCACACTCCTATGTGCGACTCGACTTTGGCGTGCTATAATAATGGTATAGACACAAGGGACATGCCCAACAAACACCTAGAGCATCCTGAGGATCTGGTCTTCGATGGCAAGCGAGCAGTGCTCGACGCCTTGCGGCAGATGATCACTGTCAGGAAAAATATCAGCGTCAAATATGATGGCGCACCTGCTGTCGTTTTTGGCACCAATCCAGCTAACGGTAAGTTTTTCGTTGGCACTAAGTCTGTATTCAACAAAAAACTCGTCAAGATCAATTACACCAATGAAGATATCGATAAAAACCATACTGGTAACGTTGCTGATATTCTTCGTTTGTGTCTACATCATCTTCCCCGTATTGCTGGCATTACTCAAGCTGATTGGATTGGCGTTGGTGGTGGTCGCTGCTATAGTCCCAATACCATTTCTTATCATTTTCCTGCTCCTATTGGCCGTGATATTATTCTAGCACCACACACTTCATACACAGAGATTTCTCCTGATGCTGTGGGAAAGTGCGGTCATAGTCTTCCATCTGCATTAGGTGCTCACTTTATCAATACCAATAATGCATATACTCGTGGTGTTAATTGCTTGGGCATTTCTGCTCAGATCCTTAAGCATGTCTTTAAGATGAAGATGTCAAAGGATAAGTATGTCCGTCTTTACTTCCGCACCTTTGTTAATAAATTTATTCGTGCTGGCAATAATCCGAGTCCTGAAATGATGTATGCTGCGGTAGATGATAAATACAAGGGTGATGTTAATATTCATACGTTTATTGTATGGAAGTTGATGTCACAATTGAAACAGCGGTTACTAGATTCTATTGTAGTGGATGACGATATTGAATGTTTCATTGATGGTCAACCGACCAAGCATGAAGGGTTTGTGATTGTTTCTGATAGTCCTCTAAAAATTGTAAATCGCCAAGTCTTTAGCAAAGCAAACTTTAATCTTAATAAAAATTGGTAGAATGAAAAAGTTTAGTGCTTTCCTATCCGAAGCAGAAAGATCATTTGCTTCAAAGGATGCCGAAAAGTTAGGTCTTAAGCATGTGGCATATGGTCGCTATGCGGATCCTAGTGGAAACATTACACATGTTAGCAAAGACGGTAAACTAATCAAACTTTCTGCTGCTGATCAGGTAGCATTGAAACAAGGTGGAGGAGAAGATGGATCTGAAGAAGCACCAACTCCGAGCGACATGGGTTCGGTATCTATTACTTTTGGAAGATTTAATCCCCCTACTATCGGGCATGAAACTCTAATCAAAAGAGTTGCTCGTGAGGCAAAGGGTGGAGAGTATAGAATCTATCCTAGTCAGTCTCAAGATCCTAAGAAGAATCCTCTCGGTTTTGCTGAGAAGGTAAAGTATATGAAGCAGGCATACCCAGATCATGCTGATGCTATTCAGTCTGGTGATGCTCGCACTATCTTTGATGTCCTTGTTGCATTGAATGATGAGGGATATAGTGAAGTAAAGATTGTTGTTGGTGGAGATAGAGTTTCTGAATTTAATTCTCTAGCACAAAAATACAATGGTGATCTTTATGAGTTTGAAAACATCTTAGTTGTTTCTGCTGGCGATCGTGATCCTGATGCTGACGGCGTTGAAGGTATGTCTGCATCTAAGATGAGAAAGGCAGCAGCAGAAGATGACTTCAAAACTTTTGAGCAAGGTATTCCTTCTACGCTTACGCAAAAAGATAAGTTGCGTCTCTATCGCTCAACCAGATCTGGTATGCAGTTGGAATCTATTGATGATTTTCATGATGCAAGTTTCCAATTGTTTGAAGTTGCTCCCAAGTTAGATCCTCAAGGATTGCGTGAAGCATATTTGCGTAAGGAAATTTTTACTGAAAATACTTACGTTCAGAATGTAAACACTGGTGTTATCGGAAAGATTGTAAATCGTGGTAGCAACTATGTCATCTATGTTGATGAGAATGAGAAGGTATATAGATCATGGTTGCGTGATCTTGTGGAGGTAAATAATATCAAGATGTTTGATTTTACTCCTGCTGGAGAAGTTGGCACACCAGAATTGAGAGACTATATGCGTAAACTTACGCCAGGTGAATTCATTAAGAAGATAAATAAAAAGGACAAGGAAACCAAGTAAGATGAATCTAAACGACCTGCCCGATATGTCAGATGCACTGAAGCAAGTGCAGATGTATGAAAAAAAGAAGTTAGATCCTGTCGGTAAAGAGGATGGTGACATCGATAATGATGGAGACAAAGACTCTTCCGATTCTTATCTTCTGAATCGTAGAAAGACTGTCACCAAAGCACTGGGTAAGAAGACCCACATTTGTGCCAAGATGGTTAAGAAAGAGGGTAAGGAGTATCAGACTATTCCTGAGCAGCACACTATGCTGGAGGATGGCACTGTAACTCATTATGATATTACTGATGGCGAAACTATCCTTGAGAATGTCCCTGTCGAAGAATTAGAAATCCTGGTTGCTGAAGCGCATGAGCACTTCGATAACTACGATAAGAATGCTGAGGTTCTTGGTGAAGCAGATTCCTTAGCAGCAATGGCAGCTCGCCGCGAGAAGCGTCTTGCTCGTCAAAGAAAGCAAATGGGCACTTCTTCAACTGGTCAAGACTTTGGTCATGACTATGGTATTTCTTCTGCCGAGCGTAAGAAGAGACAGCAAGCAGAGTTTGATAAGTTTGTTGGTAAGAAGACTAAGAAAGAAGCATTTGCATTCTCCGAGGAAGACTTTGAAGAATTAGATCTTTTCGGTGAAGAGATTGATGCAATGTCTGATGAGCAACTCATCGACATGATGGAAGACCTCATCCTCGAAACTGCTGAGGATGATCAAGATCTGATCGAAATCTGTGAGCATCTTGAGTCTGTAGAGATGTTGGCAGAAGACTATTATGATTCTGCAGTTAAAGCATCTAAGGCAGCATCTAAGACACCTGAAGCAAAAGCAGGTCGTCGTAAACTGCGGATGCAACGCCTGAAGGCAGCGGCAAAGGGTGCTGCTAAGAAAGTTGGTGCTGCTGCTAAGGCAGTTGCAGCAAAGGCAAAACCTGCTGCTAAGGCAGCGGCAAAGGGTGCCATCCGTGGTGCTGGATATGCTACTGGTCTCGCTAAGAGAGCTGCAGCATCTGCTAAGTCTGAATTTAAGAAAGGCAAAGAGCGTGGTGAGAAGGGTAGTGGTGGATCTTCCTCCTCATCTTCCTCCTCGTCTTCAAGCAGCAGCGATGATGACGGTACTGATGGTAAGCTCGACAGCGTATTGAGCAGCATCAGAAGTTCTAAGGGTAAGAGTTCTGACGGTGGAAGCAGCAGTGCATCGTCAGGTGGCGGGGAGAAAAAGAAGAAGGGTCCTGGTCTGCTCAGAAGAGCAGCAAAGGCAGTTGGTAGAGGTCTGAAGAAAGCAGCAGGTAAAACTGCTCGTGCAGTTGCCTCTGGTAGCAACAAACTTGCTAGTCGTTTGGGTGAAAATTACGATCAGATTGCAAATCTGTATGAGTCTGGTCTCTTCTCCATTCAAGAGATTGAGAATGTAATCGAAGAAGGTTACAAAGAGATTGATCAATCGAAGAAGAATAAAATGTTCCGTCGTGCTGGCAATCTCTCTCGTGATGCAATCAGCACTCCCATTCCTCCCGAGAAGCGTCAGGATGCACACAAAAAGTCTGGCAAGATTATCAAGCAACTGAATAAGTTAAACCAGGGAGGTAAGTGATGTTAACTTTCAAACAATTATCCGAAAAGAAAAAAACTCCTTGTAAAATTAATCCTAAAATTGAAGATATCAAGGAGAAGAGTTGTGATAGCGAGGGCAAAAAGAAGTGCCCTAAATGCAAAGGTGAAGGATGCAAGCACTGTGGTGGCACAGGTTACCATGATGAAGATGGCGAAGGTGCCGACATGAGCGAAGCGAAAAAGAAAGACGATTCTTATCTGGAGGTGAACTTCAAGAAGCGTCAAAAAAATAATGAGAAAGCTCGTAAAGAGATGGATAAAGTTCCAGGACAAAAAAACCCCCACTTTGAATCTAAGGAGAATTCAGCCTATGTCAGTCAAGAAGAAGTTTCAGAAGAAAGCACAGAAGAAGTCGCAGAAACTGAAACACTCTTGACATTCAAGCAGTTTAACGAGGGTAGAGCAGAGGATGCAAAAAAGTCTCTTGACGCTGTAAAGAAGCGTCAAGGTGTGCTTGATGCACATGAGAAAAAGACTGGCAAGAAACTTGACATTACCAAGACACCTGAGCACAAAGACCATAAGAAAAACTTCCCTGGTGCTAAGCGCACTGGTAAGAAGGTGAAGGGTCAGAAAGAGACTCCTCAGGAAACACAAAACAGAAGGATCAACAAATCTACTGAGCGTATTGTTAAGAAGGGTTATACTTCTAAGGAGAAGAAGGAAGTAAAAGCAATGGCGAAGCACGCATCGCGTTTCGACTGAGCATATATAGATTAGACCTCTTTGGTATCTAATCATGCTTGCATTTTTACTCCCTCTCGCATCAAAGGTAATTTCAGATGCCGTCAACAAAATTCCAGAAAATGAAGAACTCGGTGAAAAGCTGGTTGAGATCTGTCTTGTTATCTTGGGTAAAGCGGTTAAGCTGACCAAGACTGACATGGATGATCAACTTCTTGAAGTTGTCAAGAAGGCAATGGTGGCACGCGAAAGCGAATGATTTATAAATAATACTACGGAAAATATTCGGAGAGTACAATGTCCTTATACGGAAGAGTTGACTCTGCTGCCAATCAGACCCAAGTCGGCTTGACTAGAGGTAACGGCGCAGGGTCCGCAACAGAAACAATCGTCTTTGTTGACGAGACCGAAGCAGGTCTTGCAGCAAATAAAGAGCGTGGTATCACCGCCCCTGGATGGTGGGCATATCGCACTTATACCGATAATGCAGGCAACACTCGCCACAAGGCGGAGCACCTGATGATCCTCACCAATGCTGAAGCGAACGCACAAGAGACTCTCTCCGACGATACAATCGCAGCAGACGTTCAGGCAACAATCACCATCTCTGCACAACCTACCGATCAGTCCACCGTCAGTGGCGCAGCAACCTTCAGCGTTACTGCTGCTTGTGACAACAGTGGCACGGTTACCTTCCAGTGGCAGAAGAAAATTGCTGGTGGCAGCCGCTGGACCAACGTCAGTGGTGCAACCTCTGCATCTCTGGTTCTCGCTGGACAAACAGCAGACGAAACTGGTGACAAGTATCGCGTCAAGTTGAATGCTAACGTTGGTGCTCCTGAGGTTATCTCTAATGCTGTAACACTAACATTTGGCACCTGATAATAGGCAATGAAATTTGACGAATTGAATGAGGGAAACTACATTCTCTTCGCCATTAAACACTATGAGAATCCTCAATGCGTAACGCGAGATGATTTTGACGAGGATATGAAACGCTTCAAATATTTGAAGCGTCTCTTCAAACGTTATCTAAATGGGTCTGATATTCGGACCCATTTAATTTTAAATCATCTTATTATTCTTTATAATGTTTTTGGTGAAGCGACTACACCATTACTTTTTTATAAGTTGGAGCGGGAATATTGGCCCGCTATTAAATCTTTTCTTATGTTCTTGAATAAATATCCTATAGGATGTTTTCCTACTCTGGAAGCAGATCAACAAATTCTTGAAGAATTAGAGCAATTATGAAGGAAGAAATGATGACAACTGGGTATACTGGTGGGGATGCTGCTACAGGTCCGACCGCTGGGTATGATCCTGTCATGAAATTTCGTGGTAAAATCAAGAAGAAAGATGCTAAGAAGTTAGTTGCCCCTGGGAATAAACTTCAAGAGTCTCATCTGTTTCAATACAAAGTAAAACTTCCTGAAGTTGGCGAAACTGTTGTATATGCAAATTCTCCTGCAGAGTTAAGACAGAAACTTCGTCTACTTGTAAACTATCGTTATAGAGGAGATATTGAGATTGAAAGAATCATGCCTGCAGAAGCAGGTAAATTCTTTATGGATAAGCGCATGAAGCATATGAGGAATGTCCAAGAGCAAGCGGACAAGCAGATGCAAATGCAGATGACACAACAACAAATTGGTTTAGAGCAGAAGAAATCAAATTCAAAGATTGCTCAGATCAAAAAAGAATTACAGAAAAAGACTGCTGCTTTGAAACAGAAAGCAAGAGTTGGTGGTGCTCAATCAACTGTGGATAGGTAAAATGGCGTTTGGTCTTCAAAAGTTGGCAGTATTAGAATCTAAACTTGACATCTACGAAGACCTTTCTAAGGAGATGCTTGACAAGTTAGAGCGTGCTGTAACTACTATCTCCGAAAATAGTAATAAGATTGCAATAGTTTTAGAGCGTCACGAGAATAGACTCGATGAAGGTGACAAAGCAAACCAAGCAATCATCAAGATGGTCACTGACCATCAGAAATATGATGAGAAGATGTTTAGTAACTTTGCTGAGAAGTTAGAGTCTCTAGAGAAGAAGGTGGATGAGAATCAGAAGATGTTGTGGGCGGTTACCATCAGTGCTAGCGCAGTTATCTTTGTATTACAGATGCTGCCACAACTGGGATTGACCTTGACACCAGTCCAGAAGGGTAGTATGATAGGGACTGAGGTCGTTAGGTCTATCGGTTGATTGATGTCATTTACGCCAACCTAGTTTCTTCTCGACTAGAGAAGTTTAAACAGGTAAGGAATGGAGTGTATACTTTTCGTTGTCCCTACTGTGGTGACTCTGAGAAGTATCGCAACAAGACTCGTGGATACTTCTTTAATAAGAAGAGTGGACTGGTATTCAAGTGCCATAACTGTGGCGTAGGAAGGTCGTTTGCAAACTTCCTGAAGGACAATGCTAATGATCTTCATGATGAGTATGTCATGGAGAGATATAAGGCAGGACTCACTGGGAAAGGAAGGAATGTTGCTGCTCCAAAATTTGAATTTGAGAAACCGAAATTTGTAAAAAGTCAAACAGATTTGCCCACCGTTGCCTCACTAAATAACTCTCACCCAGCGAAAGGTTATCTTCTCGGTCGTGGTATTCCAGAGAAATATTTTTCTGAATTATACTACGCTGAGAATTTTTGTCAGTGGACAAACCAACAGAAACCAACTTTCAAGAATGTCAAGAAGGATCACCCCCGTATTATCATTCCTTTTATTGACACCGATGGAAACTGGTTTGGGTATCAGGGAAGGTCCCTCGATATAAACGATAAGATGAGATATATCACTATAATGTTAGATGAGGATCACCCCAAAATTTATGGACTCAATAGAATCAAACCCGAATCCACTGTCTACATTGTCGAAGGTCCCTTCGATTCACTATTTGTCGAAAACGGAGTTGCGATGTGTGGTGCTGATGTTGATGTCTCCAGTTATAATTGGAATCATGTCTATGTTTTTGATAACGAACCTCGTAACAAGCAAATCTGTGATCGAATTACAGGTGCAATCGATAGAGGCGACCCCGTAGTAATTTGGGATTCTAATATCCAAGAAAAAGATATAAATGATATGGTCAATGCTGGACTAGACGTGCAGCGTGTGGTAGAATCAAACACCTATCAAGGATTAGAAGCAAAAGTAAAGTTTACCGAATGGAAGCGAGTATGACAATCAACGTAATCAAGCGAAGTGGCACTGCCGAGACATTGGATCTAGATAAGATCCACACGATGGTAGAGCACGCTTGTAAGGGTCTTGCAGGTGTCTCTGAGAGTCAGGTGGAGATGAATGCCAACCTACAATTTTTTGATGGGGTTGAAACCAAAGATATTCAGGAGATCTTGATTCGATCTGCTAACGATCTTATCTCTTTAGAAGCACCTAACTATCAGTTTGTTGCTGCTCGTTTGCTTCTGTTTGGTCTAAGAAAGGCAGTTTACAATGGTCATCCCGATGGTCATCCTCCCCTGAAGGAGCACGTTGAGAAGTGCATTGAGCGTGGTGTGTATGACAAGACCATTCTTTCAAAGTATACTGATGAAGAATGGGATAAACTCAACAGTTTCATGGATCATGATCGTGATTATCTGTTTACCTATGCTGGAATCCGTCAGGTTGTAGATAAATATCTAGTGCAAGACCGCAGCACTGGGGAGATCTATGAGACTCCTCAATTCATGTATATGATGATCGCTGCCACTTTGTTTCAGGACGATGATCCTTTCTATCGTATAGAGTATGTCAAAAAATACTACAACGCAATCAGCAAACACCGACTCAACATTCCCACACCTGTCATGGCAGGAGTGCGAACTACACTTCGACAATTTGCTAGCTGTGTTCTTGTTGATGTTGATGACACCCTCGATAGTATCTTTAGCTCTGATATGGCAATTGGCAAATACGTTGCACAAAGGGCGGGAATCGGTATCAACGCAGGCAGAATCCGTGGCATCAACAGTAAGATCCGAGACGGAGAAGTTGTACATACAGGCGTTGTCCCTTTCCTCAAAAAGTTTGAATCAACTGTCAGATGCTGCACTCAAAATGGCATCAGAGGTGGATCAGCGACTGTCCACTTCCCAATCTGGCACACAGAAATAGAAGACATTATTGTTCTCAAAAACAATAAGGGCACTGAAGATAACCGTGTCCGTAAACTAGATTATTCAATTCAACTATCTAAAATTTTCTACGAAAGATTTATTGCAAATAAAGATATTTCTCTTTTCAGTCCTCACGATGTCCCTGGTCTTTACGACGCTTTTGGCACTCCTGAGTTTGATGATCTTTATACCCAATATGAGCAGGATTCTAGCATTCCAAAGAAGAGGATTAATGCTCAGGAATTAATCCTCGACCTTCTGAAAGAAAGAGCAGAGACTGGTCGTCTCTACATCATGAATATCGATCACTGTAACTCTCACTCTTCCTTCAAGGATAAGGTGAATATGTCCAACCTGTGTCAGGAGATCACTCTGCCTACAGATCCCCTGCAGCACATTGATGGACAAGGTGAGATTGCTTTGTGTATTCTGTCTGCTATCAACGTTGGCAAACTAAAATCCCTCGATGAAATTGATGAGCTCTGTGAGCTCGCTGTAAGGGGTCTGGATTCCCTTATTGACTATCAGGGATATCCTATTAAAGCAGCAGAGATTAGTACTCTCAATCGCCGCTCTCTGGGCATTGGTTTTATTGGTCTGGCACACTACCTTGCCAAGCATGGTGCCAAATATAATTCACCTAAAGCATACAAACTTGTCCATGATTTGACTGAGCGTTTTCAATACGCTTTGCTTATTGCATCCAACCGTATGGCAATGGAAAAAGGTCCTTGTGGATACTTTGATAAGACGAAGTATTCTGATGGAATTCTCCCGATCGATACATACAAGAAGGAGATTGATGACATTGTATCGAATGACCTTTCATGTGATTGGGAGTTTCTTAGAGAGCGCATCAAACAATATGGATTGCGACACAGCACACTGTCCGCACAGATGCCATCAGAGAGCAGTTCCGTTGTGTCAAACGCAACAAATGGAATCGAGCCACCTAGAGACTACCTGTCCATTAAGAAGAGTAAAAAGGGACCGCTTAAGCAGATTGTCCCTCAATTCAATAGTCTCAAGGCTAACTATGATTTACTCTGGGATATGCCATCCAATGAAGGTTATATCAAAATTGTTTCTGTAATGCAGAAATTCTTTGACCAGGCAATCAGTGGCAACTGGGCATACAACCCAGAAAATTATCCAAACAATGAAGTGCCTGTATCTGAGATGGCAAAGGATCTTCTTACCACTTACAAATATGGTTGGAAGACTTCATACTATCAAAATACATATGATGCTAAAAAGGATGCACCGATTGAAGAGTCAGGTGATGTTGACAAGTTAATTAACGAAATCTTACAATCGGAGGAAGACGACTGTGACAGCTGCAAAGTCTAAAGAAGTAGAAGGTATGACCGTATTCAACAAAGAAAAAGTAGACACCAAGAAACAACCTATGTTTTTTGGTCAACCTCTGGGAGTCCAGAGGTATGATTCATATAAGTATCCCGTCTTTGATAGACTGACACAGCAACAACTTGGTTATTTTTGGAGACCTGAAGAGGTTTCTCTTCAAAAGGATAGAAGTGATTATGCACAACTTACAGAAAATCAAAAGCACATCTTTACTTCCAATCTTAAATACCAGATCATGCTGGATTCTGTACAAGGGCGTGGTCCTGGGATGGCTTTTATCCCTTACTGCTCACTCCCTGAGTTAGAAGCATGTATGACAGTGTGGGAATTTATGGAGATGATTCATTCACGCTCCTACACACATATTATCAAGAATGTGTATCCAAATCCCAGTGACGTGTTTGATACTATTCTGGAAGACGAGAGAGTCTTAGAGCGTGCCTCTTCTGTTACTGAATCGTATGATGATTTCATTCAACATGCTCAGGAATATGGTAATGGCACCATGTGGGAATTGGCAAAGGAAGGTCATGTTGCTGGTCAGTATGATAGACGTGAGTTAAAACGTAAACTCTATCGGGCAATTGCTAATGTTAACATCCTTGAGGGCATTCGCTTCTACGTTTCCTTCGCGTGCTCGTTTGCTTTTGGCGAGAATAAACTTATGGAGGGCTCAGCTAAGATACTCTCTCTTATCGCTAGAGATGAGAATCAACATCTGGTTATCACGCAGAATATCCTCAACAAGTGGAGAGAAGGAGACGATCCAGAAATGGCAATCATTGCAAAAGAAGAAGAAGTAAATGTAGTTGATATGTTTAAAAGGACTGTCAACGAAGAGAAGCGTTGGGCAGACTATCTCTTTAAGGATGGAAGTATGATTGGATTGAATGATCGTCTTCTCCACAACTATGTTGAATGGATTGCCAATCGTCGTATGAAAGCGATTGGTTTGAAACCGATCTATGATATCCCTGCAAAGAATAATCCTCTGCCCTGGACAGAGCATTGGTTGAATTCTAAGGGACAGCAAAACGCACCACAAGAAACGGAGATTGAATCTTATGTCGTCGGAGGAATCAAACAAGATGTCACAGGAGACACATTTGCAGGATTCGCACTTTGATGCTATACTAGATAAGACAGAGCAATTCGGTAATCCTTTTGCTGAAATGCTCTGGGCCAATGAAAAAAAGAAAGCAAAGCAAAAGACAGATCTTTCTTGACTAAATAGACTGTAAGGTCTATAATGGCCACATCGTTCATCTCATGCTCAGTATCTTACTGGCATTGACCCTTGCCCATCATGCCGACGACAGCCCCTACGGGTGGCATATGTCGTGTGAAAGGTTTCTCGAACAACGGATTGAAATCCTTATGGATGACAATCTGGACAGACGATCCAAGTATAACCTCATAGGTTATCTTAGATCAAAAGTAGAAGGTCAGTGCAACGATATGTTAGTGTGAGACGCAAGTAAGTCGCGGAACGGAGCCGTTCATCCTATGTTAGAATTACTATTCTATTCATCACTCACATGTGCTCAAGCTGATGCAGTTATGCTTCGGATGAGAACAAACGAGAATATTCCTCCCGAATATAAGGTGGAATTGATTGAGGTCATGAAGGAATCAACACCTGATTGCTACCCATGGGACGCAAACGACTGAAGGAACGGGGAAACGGATCCAGCGAAAGCTGAGAAGGTTAATTTTCCATTCTTTTAGGAGTCACTACAATGAACACACTCACTCTCATCAAAAAGCAAATCGAGAAAGCAGCACGTCTGCACGATGCACAAATCATGCACACTACATATCGTGGTGTCAAGTATGAGTGCAAGCAGGAAGGCGAAGAAGTGCATGGCACTTTCTGCTATCGCGGTCGCGCTTACAGCAAATAATATATTTGTTTGCATATAGACACAAAGCACCCCTAAGGGTGCTTTTTTTGTGATTACTGCTATCCTAAATACGTACAGCGTATGCAGGAGAGTCATGAAAATTTTTCTGGACTGCTCTGATCCCGAGCTTATTGCTACTGCTTACGAGACTGGTCTGATCGACGGAGTTACTACAAACCCCAGTCTCATGTTAAGAGCAGGTGAGGATCCCAAACATGTTATTAAGGAGATTTCTTCTATCTTCCCTTGGCAGGCATCAGTGTCTGCTGAAGTAGTTGGAGAAACTGCAGATGAAATGCTTGGTATGGCAGCAGATTACTTAGAAATCGGTCCAAACATCACCATCAAAGTACCTTGCACAGTCGAAGGACTGAAGGCATGTAAGAGTCTATCTGATGAAGATGTGAATGTTAATGTAACACTAATTTTTAGCACAGCACAAGCATTACTTGCTGCGAAAGCAGGAGCAGCATATGTTTCTCCTTTTGTTGGTCGTGTATTTGACCAGCACTGGAATGGTATGCATCTCATTGAGGAAATTGCAGATGTTTTTGCTACACACCAACTTAAGACTGAGGTGCTTGCTGCCTCTATTAGAGAACCTATTCAGGTCTCCGATGCTTTTAGAGTGGGTGCTGACATTTGTACTATTTCGGTTCCCATTTTTTACAAACTCTATAAGCACATTCTTACCGACAAGGGTCTAGAATTGTTTGATCGGGATTGGAAGGAATTACAGGGAAAAATCTAATGCCTAGAAACGAAATGAATAAGGATGAGTTTGAAGTACGTGTTTTAAAATTGAAGAATCAGCTTTACGATGGATCTTATTCTGCTCGTAGTCAGGAGTGGCATGATGGAGCACATCATGCCCTTCATGAAGTGTTGAATGTCCTTCAGGAGTATAGGAGATGAATAAAGATAATCTAAAGATTCTAATTAAAGACCTTGAGTTTGCTCTTGCGGAACTTAAGGCAGAAGTATATGGCGATCCTAAATCTTACCTAGATAGTGAGAATGTGCGAAAGGTTCGCGTTGAAGATGACGACGGAGAATACGAATGAAAAAGAAATTGATTATGAAAACCCCTGGATTTTTAACGGACACCCTTTTTTATCTGAGGACATTAACGACAATTTCGGTTTTGTCTATTGCATTACAAACACACTCACTGGTAAGAGGTACATCGGACGCAAATACTTTCACCAGCTACGAAAACCTAGAGGTGGAGGTAGGCGAGTTAAAAGTGAAAGCGACTGGAAAAAATACTACGGAAGCTCTCGTGAACTTACTGAAGATCGCAAACAGATCGGAAATCTGGTCTTCAAACGAGACATTTTGAGCCTACATAAAAGTAAGGGTTTAACAAATTTTGAAGAAACCCGACAATTATTTCTCAATAATGTATTAACGGAGGCTATGTCAGATGGGACACCAGCATATTACAACAGTAACATCCTCGGTCGATACATGCGTAAGGACTATTTCCAAACTGACCACACCCCTTGACCCTTGCTGATGGGTCTGCTATAATTACAAGGTAAGCAAGAGGGCACATGAGTCACTTCGATTTTGATTTTGAAGACGAGTTTGCAATCAATGATTCTCTGATGGATCTTATGGTCGATCAGTTGCATCAGTTTGCAGAAATGTACGAATGCGACCTCTCTGCTACTACCTCTCCTGGGTCAGTAGCTCAGCTGGATAGAGCAACTGCCTTCTAAGCAGTCGGTCACAGGTTCGAATCCTGTCTGACCCGTTGCCCTTCGGGGCATCTAGGTCCATTAGAGGAATAAGGTATGACTACAACACAGAGATTCTCTTCGGTTATTGACATTCTTTTTGATGCCGTTGACCGTAAGATTGTCCTTGACACTGAGTATCCTATCATTTATAATCAAATCGTGAAATTCTACGAGGAGAAAGGTGTCGATTTCTATGGTGATGTAGATGAGGATTATGACATCCTCCTGACCAAACTTGAAACTGACCTAACTACATTATGACAAAAGTGAAAGTGCTCCATGAGCGCACCCCCTATCGTTATGTTTCTGTTGGGATGCTCGACAACGGGTATCCCGACTATCGGATCCAAAAGTTTGATGAGTGGACTAAGCGTTACAAAGACATGTATCTTTGTGACAACGGTATGCAAATCTCACTTGCAATGGAAGACTTTGAATACACGAAATGGTTAGATCCTGATCGTGTGCCCTGTTACATTAGAGACATTGTATCATGAATTCTTATCAAAAAGCAGTAGAAGCGTTGAAAAAGTGTGTGACAGATTCCATGGCGGAAGATGTCAGCTCCAACACTCAAGGAGAAATCTGGCGTCACTATCAAGGAATGAAGTCCATTGCTGATAGTCTCACTACTGAGGAAACTACCACGCCTTCGTCAAGCATTGGTATGTCTCCCTTGGGACGTGAGTTTTACGATCCAGATTATAACGTATATGCTGCAGCAGCGGCAGATACCATTTCCTTTGATACAGTTGGGCAGGATGTCATTACATTCTCCTAGTCTTTGCCAATAGACTATAAACTAGATGGTGTGTCAACGAAAGATAGATGTCCATATTGGGGGGGTTTCCCCCCCTCTTTGGACAGTTTCTTACTTTAGAAAAAGTAAGTGGTGCGGATGGGGTTACCCCGCCTGGTTTCTACATTCCAGTAAAGATGTAGTGGTGGAGTCAACGACCCAATGAATTTTAAACGATGAGACTAGCAGATGAAACCTTGACAAAAGATTAAGTTTGCTATATAATATGTTTGTAACAATTCTTCACACACAATGACTGTAACAACAAACGAGTTGGGGCAAAATAATCTTTTTGCTCGCGAACCCCAAATGGTTGTAGAAGAGTACAACCGCAAGGGTCTTGAATCCCCACAGCAATATGCTGAGACCTACAATGGTCGCTGGGCAATGATGGGAATCGTTTCTGGTTTCCTTTCCTATGCCATCACTGGTAAATTTTTCTTTGGTATCTTCTGAGGTAACTATTATGTTTAACGAAAAAGCAGAAAAACTGAATGGACGTGCAGCAATGATTGGTTTTATTGCAGCAGTTGGAGCATACTTCACCACTGGTCAAGTAATCCCTGGAGTGTGGTGAATAATCAATTCTTGTTATTTACTAAGGACTCCTGTGGTCCTTGTGGTCTGGTAAAAAAGTATCTTAATGCTCTCCATGACTACCGCACTGAGCTCATTGATGAAATTCAACTAGAAGACTTCAGTGACATTCCTATCCCTGAAGAAAACCTAGCAATTGCTAAAAAATATGCTGTAACTGCTACACCTGTATTGGTTGTTACTGATAGTGAGGGCACTATGTTGGGTAAATATACAGGTGGGATGCAAATCACACAATCTATCCGTAAATTATTTGATCAATATGTCTGAACCTGCAACTGATCTCTACCAAGATATGGAAACACTCAACGCTCTTTACGAAGAATTGTGTTGGGATCCAGAAAAACCTCTAGAGTTCAAAGCAGATTATGAAAACGATCAAATTATAATCAAACTTAAAGAGACTAAATAATTTCATATCGTCGCCGCTGGGGACGACTGGCAAAATCCAGTCAGTCCCCATTTTTTTATGAATATATTGCCATCAGATCCTTCAATCTTTGAAATTAATAATAGATATCCTGAAAGGTTAAGGTTAAATCCTCATGCAGACATTTTAATTTTTGATGATTTTCTAAAGAAACCTGATGAATACAAGCAATTCCTTAGTGGAATTCCTGCATTTAGATCGGACTTCTTTTATCCTACTGCATCACCTGGATGGAGACAGATAGTTACTTATGAATACTTCCAGCAAATGGAAGGAGTTTTATCAAACTATACAGGTAACAGAGAGTGGGTGCGACAGTCATTCACCAACATCTATAAATCTCAGATGCCATGTAATACTAAATCATGGTATCCTCATCATGACAGTATGGATTACACATTAAATTTGTGGTTGTCTGATGGTCCTGGAGGCACAGCATTCTATACTTGGAATGGTCATTACTGTGGAGAGACTCTTTCTGAAACTCAGAAAGATACAATATTTTCCAACCAGATTCCTGGACAGTTTTTATATCAAGAGTTTACTGGTGATGATGAATGGAAGCAGTATCATTTAGAACCTACTAAATACAACCGTGCAATTTTTTATAATGGAAATGATTTTCATTCTGCTTATGTGCCTAATGGATCTTTCATGAATGATTGGCGATACTCATTAGTCTTAATGGGATCTTGACGCGCCGCCCTCAATGCTTTATAGTATGGGAGTCCCTATATGAAAGTTATGACTATTACCGTGATGGCAGCAGCAACGGCTGCCGCATTGGCACCACTGTTTATGTCGTTGCCAAAGGCACCTCCTGCTCCAGACGTGACACCTATTGTGGTTGAGCCCTATCAGGCGTCCTGGAAGTGCCCCGACTGCACCGATAACGAGAAATATGTCCTGCAAAAACTCCAAGAAAAAACCAAGATCTCAGACCGCAATGCTCTTGCAACGATCATGGGAAACATTAAACAGGAAAGCAAGTTCATTCCCAACATATGCGAGGGAGGGGCTCGAGTTTCTTACAGCGATTGCCGTGTCGGGGGTTATGGTCTTATTCAGTGGACAAGCGTAGGACGCTATGCTAATCTCGGTAAGTTTGCTACTAAGTATGGCTATGATCCTTCCACTCTTGAGGGACAAACGGCTTATATGATCAATGAATCTGTCTTCCAACGCTACTTGCCTGAGTTTGAGGGCAGTGGCAAAACTGTCTCCCAGTATATGGTCCCTGCTTACTACTGGTTAGGTTGGGGTATCAAAGGCAACCGTGAGTTGTATGCGTACGATTACACAAAGAAACTAGTATATTCATGATTATTAACGCAATTAAAAAATTTATTAAAGCGAAACCATATACAGGTGTCCCTGCTCCAGACTATCTGGAAGATGATCCTTGGTTTGGTCCTGCAACATTGAGTGAGAAGCAACGCTCACTGAAAGAAGCAAAAGAAGCATACGCTGCAGCAGTTGCTGACAATCAAATCCTTGCAGAAGGAGATGATGGTGTAGTTGAATCTCCTGACATACATCAGAAGATGTATGAGATTGCCACTAAGGCTGGTCAAACAACTGTGCAACGTGATCCCATCGGTGGATCGGAAAACTTCCACAGTGGACCAGGCGGTTGGATGAGTGGCACAGGGTCGAGTCAATTCCGTTGACAGATTAGGAAAACCGTAGTATGATAAATAGGTAAACAAATGTAACGGACCTTTGAGTTTTGTTACCGCCCCTGCCGCTTGACCGAGACTAGGCAGGGTTACCAATCCGTCTCTCATATCCTGCCTTAAGGGTGGCAGGAAATAGTAACTCCACCATTTCCCTGATGGTCTTACTTTTAGTTAATTCAATGACAACCTCAACACTTTCACAAAAACAAACTTCTACTTGGGAATCCTTCTGCGAATGGGTTACCTCTACCAACAACCGTCTTTATGTTGGTTGGTTTGGCACACTGATGATTCCAACTCTGTTGGCAGCAACCATCTGTTTCATCGTCGCTTTCGTAGCGGCACCTCCTGTCGATATCGATGGGATCCGTGAGCCCGTAGCAGGCTCTCTAATGTATGGTAACAACATCATCTCTGGTGCTGTTGTCCCCTCCTCCAACGCAATTGGTCTTCACTTCTATCCCATCTGGGAAGCAGCATCACTTGATGAATGGCTTTATAACGGTGGTCCTTTCCAGCTCGTAGTCTTCCACTTCCTCATCGGCATCTATGCCTACATGGGTCGTGAATGGGAATTGTCTTACCGCCTCGGTATGCGTCCTTGGATTTGCGTAGCATACTCTGCACCTGTTGCAGCAGCATCCGCAGTCTTCCTGGTCTATCCTTTCGGTCAAGGTTCTTTCTCTGACGCAATGCCCCTGGGTATCAGTGGCACCTTCAACTACATGCTTGTCTTCCAAGCAGAGCACAACATCCTCATGCACCCCTTCCATATGCTGGGTGTAGCAGGTGTATTCGGTGGGTCACTTTTCTCGGCAATGCACGGCAGTCTCGTTACTTCCTCGCTCGTCCGTGAGACCACTGAAACTGAGTCTCAAAACTATGGTTACAAGTTTGGTCAAGAAGAAGAGACCTACAACATCGTGGCTGCTCATGGTTACTTCGGTCGCCTGATCTTCCAATACGCTTCCTTCAACAACTCTCGCTCGCTGCACTTCTTCCTCGCAGCATGGCCTGTTGTCGGTATCTGGTTTACTGCTCTTGGTGTTAGCACCATGGCATTCAACCTCAACGGTTTCAACTTCAACCAGTCCATCATCGATGGTCAGGGTCGTGTGCTCAACACTTGGGCAGATGTCCTCAACCGTGCTGGTCTGGGTATGGAAGTAATGCACGAGCGTAATGCTCACAACTTCCCTCTGGATCTTGCTGCTGCTGAGTCCACTCCTGTGGCACTCACCGCACCTGCAATCGGTTGATACTCGGATTCCTAATAAACGACGTTTATTAAGAAACCAACTAAGGGGACTTCGGTCCCCTATTTTTTTCTCCTGCAATGTAAAGTTATGATAACTTCGGAGACACCATACAAACTTGCTGAGATCATTCGTGATACTTGGCCACAACTGTTTTACTTAAAAAAGGAAAAAACAAATGACAACAAGTACACTACAAGCACCAACAAGGGGGTGGTTTGATGTCCTGGATGACTGGCTTAAACGCGACCGCTTTGTCTTTGTGGGCTGGTCTGGATTACTTCTTTTTCCCACTGCTTATCTGGCAATTGGTGGCTGGCTTACTGGCACGACGTTTGTTACGAGCTGGTATACCCACGGGTTGGCGTCTAGTTACCTTGAGGGTGCTAATTTTCTCACGGCAGCAGTGTCAACTCCTGCTGACGCTATGGGTCATTCTCTTCTTCTACTTTGGGGTCCTGAGTCTCAGGGGGATTTCATCAGGTGGTGCCAGCTTGGGGGACTCTGGGCTTTTGTGGCGCTCCACGGAGCCTTTGCTCTCATAGGATTTATGCTTCGGCAATTTGAGATAAGTAGACTAGTAGGTATCCGTCCTTACAATGCGATTGCTTTTTCTGGTCCGATTGCTGTCTTTGTGTCTGTTTTTCTCATCTATCCTCTCGGACAGTCCAGTTGGTTCTTTGCACCGTCGTTTGGTGTTGCAGCGATATTTAGATTCCTACTATTCCTACAGGGTTTCCATAACTGGACGCTCAACCCTTTCCATATGATGGGAGTTGCTGGTATCCTAGGCGGTGCATTGCTTTCTGCAATCCATGGTGTTACAGTAGAGAATACTCTGTATGAAGATGGTGAGCAAGCAAACACTTTCAAAGCATTTGATACGACTCAGGAAGAGGAAACTTATTCCATGGTCACTGCTAACCGATTCTGGTCTCAAATTTTTGGTATTGCTTTCAGCAATAAGCGTTGGTTGCACTTCTTTATGCTTTTCGTTCCTGTCATGGGACTTTGGACAAGTTCTATTGGTATCATCGGTCTCGCACTTAATCTTCGTGCTTATGACTTTGTGTCTCAGGAAGTTAGAGCAGCAGAGGATCCAGAGTTTGAAACTTTCTATACGAAAAACATCCTCCTCAATGAAGGACTCCGTGCCTGGATGGCTCCAGTAGACCAACCACATGAAAACTTTGTATTCCCAGAAGAAGTATTGCCAAGAGGCAACGCTCTGTGATATAATAAGGGGGTCAAACGACCCTCTTTTTTATGTGGAAATTTATTATTGCTGGTCTTGCACTAGCAACTCCAGCAATGGCAGAACCCACCAAAGGATATTACACCATGGACGCCATGGGATGTATGCTCCTGAAAGAATGCACTAAAGGTGTAGAGCGTATCTACTCATCTGCTGATCTTCGTGCAGCATTTCCTAATTCTGATTGGGATGTAGTTGCCGATGAGTTTGACCAGATCATGGATGCTTTCGGGCAGATTGGTGTTGATGTTCACCTTGCTGATGAAAAGTATTTTCCAGTAGGACACCGTGGTGTGTATCATACTGTTAGTAATCATTTCTATCTGAATAAAACATTTGTGCATCGTCCTCATATTCTGATGAGTGTTGTCCGACATGAAGGTTGGCACGCTGCTCAAGACTGTATGGCAGGCACGATCAAAAACAATATGATTGCTATCATCAAACCTGAAGAAGAAGTGCCTGAGATCTGGCAAGAGATGGTTAATAGGACATATCCACCTTCTGCAAGACCTTGGGAGAAAGAAGCAACCTGGGCAGGTAAGACCGAAGGTATGACTCAGAAGGCACTTGAATCCTGTGCTCGTGGTACTATGTGGACTGATTATGATCCTACACCACTGACTCGTGAATGGTTACGAGAGAATGGGTATCTAAATAAGTAAAACAGTATAAGGTGGAATGAGTCACCCTGAAATTTATTATAGACCTGAAGGAAGTTTTGGTCCTATCTGTGATGCACTTGTTGTCTTGGACGATGATCTTGGACGAGGTGCATTGCGTTTGCAGGATGACGATGGTGATGGACCTGAAGATCCTGATGAGGATGTATTTGGACCATATGAAGATGGTAAGGTTACTCAACCAGTCAGAAGAATTGTATGTAAGAAAAATCCTGATACGGGAGAGTTATATAATTGTCGTGTAGAATATACACCTGAAGGTGGGGACAAATGGTTTCCAGAACCACCATGCTACTTTGAAATTGATGGTGAATGCTATAATTTTCCCGAAGCAGCGGCAAAGGAATTTGGATTGCAAGATGATTTCTTTGTTCCTCCACTAAATCCAGAAACCTGTTTGCCATTTAGAAATGATCTAAACATTGCACCTATCACTAGGGTCCGTGAGGATGGATCGACATATAAACTATATCCTGTAGAAAGATCAAACCCTGTTACCTTTCCTGTCACCTCTGGGGCAGTAGAAGGAGCATCACTTGACGTTAAATTTAGTGATGCTGGCAATTCTATAGTTGTTAGAGGTGATAGCACTGACAGTGGCACTGCTGTTTGTACACTGAGTTGGGATGATGATCCAACTAACAATGGCACTGCACTTGGTAAAATTAGTATTCCTGTTACTGAAGTTGATACTAATAGTGCTCCTACAACATGGACACAAAGTAATATTTACGATGCTGCTTCTCTGCCTGGTGCATCGCTGACGGGTGTAGCACTACTTTACTTTGGTAATGGTATTGGTGAGATTGGTCAGTTTGCTCCACCAGACGGTAATACTTCTGGCACACAATACTTTGCTTTTGGCACACCTACTACGAGTCCATTCAGCACACAACAGACACTGAGAAGAGTTGAATTTACTGCTGATCTTACTGGATCTAGGACATTATTTGTCCATGCTATTTCTGGTAATGATAGAAATGGTGGTGAAAGAATTAATAATATTGGAGAGGGTCTGAGAGTTATTTGGCCTGACAATAGTGAGCAAGTTTTACTTCCATCTAGACAGGACTGGGTAGCAGATACTGGTGGAAGTTATTCAGAGTATGATGATAGGTATGATAATTGGTCTTTGCTCAATGTAAATATTCCTGAGCAGTATCGGACAACTGGTGTTTCTATTAAACTACAACAAAACATTGTATCTGGACCTGAGTTTCAGCGTGAAGACATTCAAGTTTACTTTAATTCTGCTGGCGATCTGGTTGTTGATGGTAACGGTGATGCTGAGGTGACACTTAAGTTTGCATGGGATGATAACCCAAACCAGCATGGTGTTGCTTTAGGCACATGGTCTGCAAATGGTGTTACATTCACACAAACTACAGGTATTCCTGAGGGCAATGACACACAGACAATGAATGTTGTTGCTGGTAATGTTTACAGTGCAACTATCACTGGAAACCCTGGTGGATTTACTGTTGATTCTGATGATGAAGGTAACACTAGACAGGTGCTTTGTTTCAAAGATAATGATGGTGATGATTGTAATGCCACCTTAGAAATTCACAAAGTAAAAAAAGGTGTTAATACTATTGTAGAAAACAATCCTAATGGTGGTGATGCTTTGGGTGTTGCTGCTGTTGGTTGGGGTGGTGCTGCATCTTTTGAGCAAGCAGAAAGAGGATCTGAGTCACATAAGTTTAATGTTTCTGCAAATCAAACATATCCTATTACTTTTACAGATCTGAATCCTGCTAACACAACTATTAAAGTTAGAGATGATAATACTAGATTGATTTTTTATGATGGTGCTGGTACAGATACCAACGCAGAGTTTTTTATTGACTCTGTAGAAAATACGGTGGGATCTACAGCAGCAGGATACTGGTCTGATGTTGGCAATAGATATGCAGTGTGGGTTAATCCTGCTGTCTGCACACTTCCTTGCTTGACTCAAACAATTACATATCAAATAACATTCCCTGCTACTGACAAATACTTCTTTGAGTTTGGATGTGATGATAATGCCAAAGTTTTCTTTGGAGAAGAAGAAGTGCCCATTCTAGATGTGGCGGGAGGTATTTTTAGAAGTGGTGCATTGTCAACTCCTTATGTTGTAGAGAAGACTGTAACTGCAGGGACGCACACAGTTGTTGTAGTTATCACTAATTCAAACCCTCGTGGTAATGAAAGGACTGTAGATGCAGTTTTTATCCCATATTCTGCTGTTAGGAGAGCGGCAAATAATCCTGATGGATATACTGATGCTTTAGGTACATTTGGGCTCTTAGATTATACAAATCCTGCTAGATATTTTAGTGTCATTAGTAGATCTGTTGCTGAAGAATATATTACAGGAAGGTTTGGACGCACAGAGACAATTACTGGACAGTATGTCTTTCGTGGTAGAGGACCAGATAAGAATGGTCACCTTTCACATGTAAATTATTATGTTTCTCAAGGTGGATCTAGGTCTGATACAACATTAAATGCTACTGCGTGGGCAGCAACAAAGCAAAACATCTATGATAATTATGTAAGCGGTGGTGAAATCAATGAAGGAAATGTCATCAGAACATATTATCCAGACTGCTCCACAGATAGTCCTGTTGGTAAATCGGGCACAGATACAAACGATTGGGCACTAGATTGGGGAAAGAATCCTGGTGGATACTATATGAGGATCTGTAGAGGAACACCATGTAGTGATGGTGAATCATTGGATTGGGTTAAGTCTGGTCCACATAATGCATGGGGTGATTTTATGGATGAGTATGCTGTATTCGCATCAAATTTTGAAACTTATCATGGCATTCCTCAAACTATCACTTATAGCATCGACATTCCCGTTGATGGCACTTATATTATTGAGTATGCTGCCGATGATAATATGCAACTAGATTGGGATGGGACTAATATTATCAACCACGGTGGATTTACTACTTCTACAACGAGCACTTTTAATTTCACTGCTGGTACTCATGATTTAAAAATGCAGGTGACAAACCAAGCCAATTCAGCTAATGCAGATAACTGGGATAAGAATCCTGCAGGCGGTGCTTGGAAAATCACAAAGCAAACACCATCTATCAATGTAGTTTTTAATTTAGATGGTGGTGTTGATGTCCTTGGTGTAGGAAAAGCAGCAGTTACTTTTGATTTTGAATGGGATGATAATCCAAACGACGATGGTAAGGCACTTAACTATTGGACTATTCCTGGAGTTAAATTTTCTCAGGGTAATGCAACTACTGGTAGTGCTTCAAAGACTGTTGTGTTGGAAGCAGGATCATACCGTCCAACTATTAGAGGAAACACTGGAGGATTTGTCCTTCAAAATAATAACTCTGAAATACATTTCCGAGATCAAGATGGCACAGATACTAATGCACAAATAAGTATTACTAGTATTGAGCAGATTATCAGATCCTCAACAGACCTTGACAAAGCAGGGGAGAATAATCTAATATGGCACACAAGGCAGGACGTACTCTATGACTACATTGAAATCGGATCTTAAAGATAAGCGTGAAAAATACCAAGAGTATATTAAGCAGACTAAAGAGATTGTAGATGCTCATGAAGCAGGGGAGATTTCTGCTGAGGAAGCAAACAAGAGGTTTAATGCGTTACGGAATCCCCTATCTTAGTAAGTATTTTTTCTGTATAAATAAATCTCGTAACGTTACAAACTGAAACACTTGACGGGAATCCGTCAGCGTGTTATACTAATTCCAACGCAGACGAGTCGAGTCTGCTTTCATCTGCGGGTAATCATTCCGCAAGTAACTAAAGGTAAAACAACAATGATCAAATCTTTCATCGCTGCAGCAGCCGCTGCTCCCCTTTTCGCTGGTGCCGCAATGGCAGGTCCCTACGTCAACGTAGAAGCTAACTCTGGTTTCACTGGTTCTAACTACACTGGGACCGCTACCGACCTGCACGTTGGCTACGAAGGTCCTATCGGTGATGCTGCTTCTTACTATGTCCAAGCAGGTGCTACTGTCAAGAGTCCCGATGGTGGTGACGTTGACACCGTTCCTTCTGGTAAGGCAGGCATCGGTGTTGCTGCTACCGAAAATCTCGGTCTCTATGGTGAAGTTTCCTTCGTCGGTTCTGGTTCTTCCAGCGTTGACCGTGGTTACGGTACTAAGGTCGGTGTGAAGTATTCCTTCTGATTCCTTACTACATAACGTAGAAGTAAGGGGACCTTCGGGTCCCTTTTTTATTCGGAGATCATTATGAATTACACCATTTATTCCAGAGACGGTTGTCCATACTGTCAAAAAATTGTTACAGTAATGCAGCACTATGATTTTAAATTCGTAGAGTATAAACTTGACCGAGATTTTACTCGTGAAGGTTTTTACGAGCAGTTTGGTCAAGGTGCTACCTTCCCTCAGGTGGTAGAGAATAACAAAAATTTGGGTGGATGCACAGAGACTGTTAAGTATTTAAAGGAGCAAAACCTCCTATAAATAATTAAGGTTAGCCAAGAGGAGGTAGGTTTCCATAATTATTGTAAACCAAAAGGGAGGAAACCATGTTAGTTGCATTGGTAGTTTTAGTAACTGTAGGTGCCTTTATTTTAGGGACAGTAGTTACTTGGTTAGCAAAAGGTTACGTTGAAGATTTCATCGAAAACGCTGCTTATGCCAAATCCGTTACACATCCAGAAATGTTTGATGAAGACGGAAACATGTTACACGACGATTTAATTTACATCAGACCCGAAACAAATATCTGGAGAGAGTTTGATGATGACGATGATGATGACTAGGAGTTTTAATTATGCCTGCATTAAACAATAGTACCAGTAGACTGTTACTATCTGAAGTGCTTAGAAAAGTTTCTAATGCCAAAACCAAAAACGAGAAGATTAAACTTCTCCGTGACTATAGTAGTGTAGCATTGAGACAGATTTTGATTATCAATTTTGATGATAGTCTTGTCTCAATGTTGCCTGAAGGTGATGTGCCTTACACTCCCAATGATGCTCCAGTTGGCACTGAGCATACTAGATTGGAATCTGAGTATAAAGGTCTTTACCGTTTCTTCAAGGGTGGTGCCGATAAACTGCCCTCTCTGAAAAGAGAATCTATGTTTGTGCAACTTCTCGAAGGTTTGTCAGCAGAAGAAGCAGAGTTGCTTTGTCTGGTAAAGGATGGTAGACTGAGTGAGAAGTATAAGAGAATTACTAAATCAGTAGTCTCTGAAGCATATCCACAGATTCAGTGGGGAGGTCGCTCTTGAAGTTTATTCATAAGGAATGTGATCCTTCTCTTGCAGAAGATCGATCACTTCCTTACACTGCATATCTAGTTGAATACTTGCAAGATGGTATCACTAAGTTTGATATTGTCTCTGGTAACAAACGGTCGGAAATCTTTGACTATTATTGGGATTTATACCGTAATGATTTTGTGACTATGACACAGACTGAAGGTAGAAAAAATCCTAAACTGTGGAATGATCCTAATGCATCTAACAAAAAGAAAAAGAAATGACAATCTATTTTGACAAGTTTAAGGGGCAAGAGGAAGAAGATGCAACTACTGTCCCTAAAACTAGATCTGAAAAAATTGGGACATTGGTAGGATTGCTATGCCTTCCAGTGTTTTTTATGCTATTATGGAATTGGTTAATGCCAGTAATTTTTGGATTGCCCGCCATTGGATACTTTAAATCCATAGGTATAATTATTATGTCTCGTATGTTAGTTGGTAAATGACAAAAGTATGTTTGGTCTCTGTCACTCCTGATGCAGAGAAGACAATCGGTTACATTGCTCGCGTAAGCAATCCTGCAAATCAGGAGAATCCTAAGGTTGCAGGACTGCTGAAGTATTGTATCAAGCATGGACACTGGTCTGTGTTTGAGCAAGCAACGATGACTTTGGAAATTGAGACTACCAGAGGACTGGCAGCTCAAATCCTTAGGCACCGTAGCTTCTGCTTCCAAGAATTTTCACAACGCTATGCTGATTCTTCCCTACTCGGTGAGAAGATCTCCCTTCCAGAACTCCGACTCCAAGATCACAAGAATCGTCAGAACTCTATTGATGCTATTGATCCTTGGGTCAAGCAGAAGTATGAGATCCTGATGCAGCAACACTTCGAGCAAGGTATGAACCTGTACCAGCAGATGCTTGAAGATAATATTGCAAAGGAGTGTGCTCGTTTTGTGCTTCCCCTCGCCGTAGGAACCAAACTCTACATGACAGGAAATCTCAGGTCATGGATTCATTATATCAATCTGAGGACCGCCAATGGCACCCAGAAGGAGCATATGGACATTGCAGAGCTCTGTAAGCAGCACTTCATCTGTCAGTTTCCAATCGTCTCAGAGGCGCTTGGATGGTGTCCTGAGGGTGATTGTGGATGCTCTCAGCATCTGGACGAGTGTAACTGTCTACAACCATCATTGAGGATTGACTAATGTATGAAGAATTAAACTGCTTTGAAGAGGCACTCAAGCACTTTGGCACACGAGTAGAGGTCATCACTGCTATGGAGATGGCACGAAAGATTTCTCCTGAGGATGCCTATCAAATGATTAAAGATGAAATGAAAGATGTGAAGAAGTGCCGTAAACTATACAAGAAAGAGGAGTGCTAAGATGCCTACTTACCCTGTCATAAATAAAAATACTGGGGAGACACAAGAGCTCCGCATGTCTGTTGCCGAGTATGAGCAATGGAAAACTGACAATCCTGATTGGGACAAAGATTGGAGTAAAGGTGTCGCAGGTACAACCTATGGCAAACCGAAACAGTCTGATGGTTTCAAAGAAGTGATGTCTAAAGTCCAAAAAGCACATCCCCGTGCAAACCTGAGTCGATTTACTTAAACTATGGCTAGAGCAAGAAAGCGTAACACCAGTAGTGCAAACCCTGTCCGTCCTGGTATGAGTGCAAAGCAAATGAAAAGGAAAAAGCCTATTGATAGCTCCTACATGGTGCCTATCAAACCCCTTACAGACAATCAAACTTTTGCGTTTGAGCAATACGATCTAGGAAAAAATCTTTTACTTCACGGTGCAGCAGGCACTGGTAAGACTTTCATTACACTTTACATGGCACTTCGGGAAGTGCTTGACGATGCCACACCTTATGATAAAATATACATTGTAAGGTCTCTGGTTCCTACTAGAGAGATTGGTTTCCTTCCTGGTGACCATGAAGATAAGTCGGCACTTTATCAGATCCCATATAAAAACATGGTTAGATACATGTTTAGTATGCCTGATGATAATTCATTCGAGATGCTTTATGACAACCTCCGAGCGCAGGAAACTATTTCATTTTGGTCTACTTCTTTTATCCGTGGAGTTACTCTTGACAATGCCATTGTTATTGTCGATGAGTTCTCGAATCTTAACTTCCATGAATTAGATTCGATGATCACCCGTATTGGTGAAGATTCTAAGATTATGTTTTGTGGTGACATCACTCAATCAGATCTTACGAGAGACTATGAAAGATCTGGTATCTCAGATTTCATTAAGATCCTTCAAAACATGGAAGAGTTTTCCTGTATTGAATTTGGTATTGATGACATTGTTAGATCTGGTCTTGTCAAATCCTATCTAATCAGCAAATACAATCTTGGTTTTTAATGTTTAACTTTATTAATGTTGACATCGATACTCCCGATGTCGAACCTGTGAGTCAGGATGGAGTGAGATTCTACCCTATCCCTGGTGCAGATAAATACTATCCGAGCGTTACCTCAGTCACATCGTTTAAAAACGCACAGTTTTTCGCACAATGGCGAAAAAGAATTGGTGAAAACGAGGCTAATCGAATTACTGCTCGTGCAACACAACGGGGCACAGCATTCCATAGCATCACTGAAGATTATTTCAAAGGTGATTTGAATCTGGAAAGATACTTGGAAAATAATCCATTATCTGTTAGAATGTTTCAGTCCGCAAAGACTACGCTCAATCGGATTGATAACATTCATTGTTTGGAGGGTTTTCTTTACTCACATTATCTTGGACTTGCTGGTAGGGTTGACTGCATTGCCGAATTCGATGGTGAATTGGCAGTAATCGATTTCAAAACCTCAACTAAAGAAAAAAGTGAAGAGCATATTGAGCACTACTTTGTGCAAGAGACTGCTTATGCTGCAATGTTTTTAGAAAGGACAGGCATAGAGGTAAAGAAAATTGTCACACTTATCGCCATTGAAGACGGGTCTATTCAAGTGTTTGAGAAGTACAATCTTGATGACTATTTACAGCTACTTAAAACCTACATCGAAGAGTTTGCAA